TTTTTCACCATAGGCTTAGGTTTTTTAATAAGTTGCTTTGTGCTGTTCATTTTAAGTATATGTCTTATTACGTTTATTAGGTTTGATTTAAATAATTAAGCTGATTATTTAAATCAATTTTTTGAGATTTTTAATAATTGTTATTTGTTGTAATAAGTATATTTTTTTAATCACAGCGACTTCCGTTCCAACTACCACCAGCTTCATAACAATTATAAGCATCAGTTCCAGCAGGATAAGGATTTTTACCACCACGAATTCTCTTTTTCATCTTATTATTCTTTTTAGTTTTGCCACCAAACATGCGTTGAAATATCCCTTGAACTCCGTTGACAGCAGGTTGTTCCATTTCTTTTTCATTTGATTGATGATTTTGTCCCAAAAACCAACCCTGTAGGCCATGTGCATTACGCTCTCCCTCATAATAGTGTACTTTACCACCATGTATTTTAAAAATAGTGGGGTATCCATTTGCCTCTAATTTCCCGCCTTGTAAACGAGAATTAATAGCATTAATTTTTGAGTCTTTAGATTTATCCGCATCCTCAATCTCCATAAATTTGTAATTGCCACTTTTATAAGATGGCGTTTTCATAACATTATATTTCATCTTCTTCCATTCAGGCTTCAATGATTGACAATGACCGCACCAATTAGCATAAATTAATCCAATTGTTACTACAGCAGCGTGTTTCTTTTGTGTTTTATTACTTCTATTTTTTCTTGTTTTACGTTGCATATATATTAATGCTAGAAATAAATTGTTTTCTAAATATCATTCAAATTCTTTTTCCTAGTTATTATATATATCACAAATCATATATGAAAAGTATCCGATTATTATTTTTCTTATTTTTAATCATTGTATTTTTAGCAGGATTATATTGGATTTTTAATTCTAATGTTAAGACTACCTACGATAAATACAATGGCAAGATAACTGTTGAAAAGATGGAGAACCAAAATTCAAACTGCCCGGATATGTTGATAAAGAAAGGAAACGCATTATTATTATACAATTCATCTAAACCTACTGATGAGACAAATCCTATACCCTTTGCTAATTTAGATGAATATATTTATTATTTAGAAGCGCAAAGAAAATTAGGAAACAAATGCCCTGTTCTTTACTTACAAGAAGAAACAAACGCCCAGGGTCAGGATGTATACCGGGTTAGACCAAGTCCTTTTGACCAACAAGGTGGTCTGCCAACAATAACCGATATTAATAAGAAAAATCCTTTCCCCCCTTTATCTATTAGTGACACAAGCAAACATTATTCACCACCCCCATCTGCTATCAGTGATATAAACAATTCAACATTATCTAAACAAATGCCTTTGAATACGAATATAGTTAAACACGATAACTCTAATGACGATAATCCTCCTTATAATGCTGGCAATTATTCTAGTTTTGACCCCCATGGTCAATACGTTGGTGTATTAACAGATTTAGATGTATTACATTACTCTACAAATAAAACACAATTTAGTGACAATCCAATGGACTCTAATTGGGGTGGAGTAGAATTAACACAAAAAATGATAGATGTTGGAAAGTACGATGAAAATGCTGTAACAAAACCTATATTGTTTCAACCAAAGACAGCGTTTATGCCTATAGATAATAATGGACCAATGCCCAGAGATATTATATAATCATTTACAATCTTGTTTCAATAAAATCAATATAAAATTTTCATTTATAAATACAATAAATGAAAATAACACGCGAAGATCTTAAAAAAATGTATCTAGAGCATATGGAAGCCGAAAGAATACGTCTAGCAAAAATGATAGAAGAAGAATTTAAAACAATAGTACAAGAATTATTAAATGAGAATTTATCAGGAAGGTTTTTGTATCAGAGGAAATGTTATGAATACAGCGAAACGTATTTAAATTCGTTATTAACTAGGTTACAATCTGTTTTTGTAGATAGTAAAATACAAACAGCTTTTATAACAGACGACGGACCACAAAAATATGTATTGGTTAAGATTGAATGGGCCTAGTTTTTATTGTATTGGCCTAGTTTTTATTGTATTGGCCTAGTTTTTATTGTATTGGCCTAGTTTTTATTGTATTGGCCTAGTTTTTATTGTATTGGTCTAGGTTTCTTTCCCAATAAAAAATTTATGAATGTTTTCAATAGACGACTTACTTATTTTACGACTCTTACCATTCGCAGTTTCACATGCCATACCATCTAAGCATTGGGGATTTTCTTGTAACGCCGTTATTAATTTTGGAAATGTTCCAAACTGTTTCATAATTGTAATGGCAGTTACAGAACTAATACCAGGAATCTGACACAACATAATTTCACCAATGTTTTCTGGGGTGATATTATCTTTTTTCACTTTCTTAACGAAATTGCAATAATTCGGTGGTTGTATTTCAACATTAGATGTTTCAACTAATTTGTTTTCACTAACTTGGTCGGGTACAATAAAATTTGCAGGTCTTACACAATCAACATAATTATTGTTTCTAGTAGCAGTATCCGAAATAAACATTGTTGCACGTTTTTCTTGTTTTATTTGAAATATATTCATGAAAGGTGTACTAAAATAGTAAGGATGTTTACCTTTTTCCAATTCTTTATCTAATTTAGCTGCAGTAAACAGTAACCATTCAGCAGCTTCCTGAGTGCTAGAAACACGATAAACGCTAAAACCCTTAAAATAATTCATACTTGTCATAGCAGAATAAATAACTTGTTTATCTCTAGAATTGTAGACTTGAGAAAACATTCCTTCAAGCAAATAAATAATAGAATGGGGTGGAAGGTTGCTTGTGTTTAACAGCCGATGTGATTGTTCTTCATAACGGCCATCCTTAATAGATGACAACAAATCAGCAAATGATTTTCGCTCTATCAATAGAATATCGTTTTCATCAGGTGTTTGAATTAAAATATCACCTATTTTTAATTCTTGTTGTACTAAAACTAATTTAAAAATAAACGTCTGTTTGCTAAGTATTTCCCGACACTTTTCATAAAGTGCGTGCTCTCGTGAATCAATAATAATACGCATAAATAATATAATGTAAGTGAAAACATTATATTGTTTCTTAAAATATATTATCTAATATATTAACGTGTTCCGGGAATATGGAAATATCTGTTATTGGCGGTAGTAGAACCAATTGAGCGGGATTGGCTTACATTGGGGTTCTTGGTGAATTGCAATGATCTTAATGAGCAGCAACCACCATTGCTTAAAACGGGTGCAGAGCCGTTAATGAAAATATTAGACCATGACTCGCGGCCAACTTGGTAAGCAAATCCTGCCTTCTTGCTTCCACCACCTTGTTGTTGAGATGTATATACATTGCTTCCCATGCTGGAACGATTTGATGAACGAAAAGCGCTACTAGGTGTTGACATATCTAGATTATATATTTACTAAATATATTTTTATAAATTCACGATAATAATAAAAAAAAGAATATAGAAAATTGATTCCATTATATACTAGTTCAATATTCATTTTATTTTAAAAATAACATGAATATGGATGATGACATTCGTATTGAAAACGGTGCTAATGGAGCAGAGATTTATGTGTTTGATCCATACAATCCCCTAAATAAACCAATCAATGATTCCGGCATTCAACAGTTCCTAAAAACGTATGGTCTAGGCGTTGAAATTAATAATTTTGAACTCTACAAAAGAGCATTTATTCATCGCTCTTATATTAAACGTCCAAACCTAGAAAATGAACAAAACAATATTATAATTGCGCCTAAACCTGATGATTGCTTGCCACTTTATACTAAATCTAATGAGCGTCTAGAATTCGTTGGTGATGGTGTACTAGAGTGTATTACTAAATACTATTTGTATCGCCGTTTTCCAAAAGAAAATGAAGGGTTTATGACAGAGAAGAAGATCGCACTAGTTAAGAACGAAGCTATTGGTAAGATTGCTTATGAAATGGGACTTCATAAATGGTTTATTCTCTCTAAACACGCAGAGTCAAAACAGACACGTACTAATCTTAAAAAGTTAGGGTGTTTATTTGAGTCGTTTATTGGTGCGCTATTTTTAGATTGTAATAAAATTAAAGTAAATGATGAGGATGGTTGGTTTAAAGATGTATTTGTTACAGGTCCTGGCTTCCAATTAGTTCAGATATTCGTAGAGAATGTATTTGAGAAGCATGTGGATTGGATTAATTTGATTAAGAACGATGATAACTTCAAGAATATTTTGCAAGTTAAGATACAGAAGGAATTTAAGGTTACTCCTCATTATATGGAGGTTCAAGAGCATAATGCGGATATTGGATATCATATGGGTGTTTATCTGTGTTTGGGACAACCAACTCATAGTGTAAACCATTCCAAATCTGTACCACTAAGTCAGTTTGCGTCATACAATGAAGTACACCAATATATGTCAGAAAATGGTAAGATATTCTTGTTCCTGGGTGAAGGTAAGCATAAAATTAAGAAGAAGGCAGAGCAGATTGCTTGCGATGAAACAATTCGTCAATTAGAAGGGTTTTAGGAGAATTAATTAAAAAAAATTAGAACGTTTATTTAGTTTTATCTCAATTATATATATACATTCATGTCAAATCGGCGAGTTAATCTTCGTGAAGAATTGGCAAAAGAATTTATAGATGATGTTACATCTAAAGTTGATTATATATTTGGAAAAGGTTCAGTTGGTTATGCGGCAAATAAAATGGATGGTGCTATTAAAAAAGCACAAGCAGTAAGAGAAGCTTTTAATGCTGCAGTCGTTAAGTCTAGGGCTGTTTTAGAAGAAATATTAACAAAAGAAACAGATATTGAACGAATAAATAGAATTGGCCTTGAAGGTAGTGGTAAGAAGGGAGGACCACCGATGATTACCAGGACAGACCGTATTACTGAAGATTATGACAGTCCACGTAATGGTGGTAAAAAAAAACCAACCCGCAAAATCTTAAGGGGTGGTAGAAAAAGAAATAAACGACGTACTCTATATAAATTATAATCCATGCTCATATTTTGTGTAAAAGTCTGTTTTAATATGAGGCTCCAACCCTTGAATCTCATTATCTGGTAAAGTGTATGGCGCAAAGTCCATTTTTTGACAAACATACGGAAATCCTATTTGGTCTTCGGTTGTATATTTCAGTGTTTGTAAATACCAATTATTTAAAAACTCTTTCACGAATTCATCATTATTTAAAAACGCAACAAAACACGTAATCCACACACCAAAAGGTTTGTGTTCAGGATATTTATTTCTAAAATATAGGTTATCAAAACCATCATCAATATATGAATTGTATTGTCCAACTACATCTTGAAACGGTTGTGCTTGGTTATTCCAGAATGTAGAATTATATCTTTCTAATTCTCTGGATTCTAAAACTTCACCCACCAATATACCATTTCTCCATTCATGATTCCAGCCTATAACCTTATGCGTATAAATTTTACCAGTGAGCCATTCACTCGTTTCGGGATTTGTGATTTCTATTGTCCCGTCTAACCAGATTATAACATCATATTGTTTTAATCTCGGTATATTTTTAAAAGCCTGTTTATAATATTTTGTTTTATTGAAAGAATGTTTATTATTTGATAAAGAATTTACATAATTATCTGTGTCAATTGGTGATTTATTTTCTAAATGATAAGGAGTTGTGTCTATTATCCAACCATTGGATAGTATTTCGGGGTTATCTGTAAAACAGATAAAATCTGTTGCTATAGTTTGCTCTATAAATTTCTTACAAGTAGATTCATAATTTCCATAGATAGCTGTTATGAAACAAATTTTTGTATCCATATATTCTAAAACTTTATTTTGAATTTTTATATTAAACGTATTTTTTGTTATTGTAAATGCAGTTGTATTATCTGTAATATTTTAATTATTGACTGCAAATTTAGGAATATATTAATAAAATATATAATGTCTATTATTCAACCTGTTTTGACAAGCGACCAAATCGTTGAAATAACCACATATGTTAATAATTACAGAGGTTTACATCAAGCACAACCTTTAGTTTGGGATACAACTATAATGAATGCATCCGACAAATGGTCAAAGTATTTAATTACAAACAATTTATTTCAACATAGTGGAAATCCTTTATACGGTGAAAATTTGGCTTACTTTCGGGGATACGGTGTTGATGTTATGATACTTCTTAAAAAATCAGTGGATTCTTGGTATAATGAAATATCATCCTACGATTTTATGAAACCAGGATTTTCGTCAGGAACTGGACATTTTACATGTTTAGTTTGGGGTTCTAGTACGAATTTCGCAATAAGTATTTCTATAAATACTGCAACTACTTCTGCAGATATTGTTTTTAATACAAGTCCACCAGGAAATGTACAGGGACAATATCAAACAAATGTGTTACCAATTAACCCTTCAGTACCTGTTCCAAGTCCTGTTCCAAGTCCTGTTCCAAGTCCTGTTCCAAGTCCTGTTCCAAGTCCTGTTCCAAGTCCTGTTCCAAGTCCTGTTCCAAGTCCTGTTCCTATATCAAATTCATCAAAAGTTGTTATGATTATAAATGATTTGAATAATATAATTTTTTCTATTAACCGAAGACAACCTGTTTATTTTATTGTTGCGTCTATACAGAAAGTTATTAATGAAATATCTGATGTAAATATAAGCCCTATAACTAATTCTGTTATCAATTCACTGAATGGTCTTATGTATGTCTTGCAAAAACGTAAATACAATGCATTTGCGATAACAACTATTAATAACATAATAAACCAGTTGAAATTATATTTGTAATATTATAATTACTAATTGTAAATACAATACGATTAAAACGCACTGCATAATTTAGCAAAGAAACAATGTATTATATATGAAATATAAAACATTGACCGTCATCACAATACTGTTAGTCCTATTTTTATTATGGATAATCATTACTGCATTTTTTTCAGAAGTGCCGCTCTATAAACCAACCCACAACGATTTGGATAAAAATGGCTTTTCTATTTATAAAAACGTATTAACAAATGAAGAAATATATAAGTTAAATGTCCTGTGTCTAGACAACAATTATAAAACAACCAAGGATGTTTTATTAACTCATACAAGATTAAATAAACTAATAAAATCAATAGGTTCTGATTATATATTTCAAGATTATATTTGGATAATAAAAAAGTCGTCGGTGCATACTTGTCATCGTGATAACAATGGTGATTTTTTTAATGAAGGACAAAAACATCCATCCTATACAATGTTGGTTTATTTGGAAGATATGGATAAATGTTTGGGTGTTGTTCCAGAAAGTCATAAAAATCAATATTCATACTTTATTGATTTTAATGGTAATCTTGTAAATTTGCCTTGTAAAAAAGGAGATGTTATTGTATTTAATGCCAATTTAATTCATGTTGGAACACTCAACGCAAGAGATGATAATTTACGTGTGCAATTAAAAGTAACACATAAAGATGATATTGATAAAATTGCTTATTATCAAAATTTTAATAAAGTATTAAACAAAGACAACACAATACCTATGCATATTAGAAAAGCACAGATGAATGTTTCATGTATGTTTCCAGGGTTCTCTAATTTAACACAGTCAGAAAATATAAGAACGTCTAGAGGCACAGATAATGGTGCAAATATAGGCGTTTTTCAAAAATGGTTCTCTTATTTGTTTTATGGTAATGTTGATTTTTATGATTTACCCAATGCATTTTAGTTGTCTAATGTTACAAAATCACAATTCACTGTTGCCTTTATTTTGTACATATCTAAAAACGGGTGATATTCTACAATACGCATCGTGCCAGTTTGATAATAGTCCATAGGTTCACTATGAATCCAACCATTCCAATCTCCAATCGTAAATGTAGTAGGGTCATTAAGAAAAATAAAATCTTCATTACCAATTCCTTTAGATTTATATTCCATACATCTAGATTCCTCATTATTTTTATTATCCATTAAAAACTCTTTGAATCTATTTATTATTTTTTGTGAATATACACCCATATTCATAGAAGAATTTTTATGAATTCTCATTGTAGTAATATTAGAAATGTTTATTTCTCGGAGTTTATTATAAAATTCTGGACCTATCCTGCATGTATCGTGCATATAGAAAAAATAATCGTCAATGTTTTCATAATTTAATTCAGCTAATGTTATCAAACCTGTAAAATCAATACTATTGTGGTTACATTTAATATACATAATATTATCATCGTTTGATATTTCATATTTTGGAATATCATAATAACCGCCAATAATAACTATAATTTGAAAATCTTTAAATCCCTTATACAATCGCATACTTTCTAATAAATGCGACAAAGCTCGGTACCCTTTAATATGTGAGTTAATTACTATTCTCATATAATACAACCATTATGTATTATATAAATTTAATAAACGAAATTATATATCTATCTTCTCATCAAAGAGTGGAAATACATCCTTATCATGGCTAATAATTATAATACTCTTCTTATATTTCTTGAAATCACGAATTATACCAATCAATTCACGTTTTAATTCAATATCTAAAGCATTTGTAGGCTCGTCCAAAATTAATATTTCCGTAGGATTAATTAATCCACTAATAATATTAATAATTTGACGCTGGCCACCAGAGACATGCTCTCCTAATGAACCCGTCATCTTAGAATAAATATCTATATCACGATATAATTGCGCTATTTTGGGATATTTCATTATTTCATCAAAATGGGATTGACATTGTTTCTTATCTAAACATCCATAAAACATATTATCTATTATTACTTTGTCAAATAATTTTGAATTTTGATTTACATACGTAATATGCTCACGAATATAGTGAGGGTCTACATCTTCAATATTAACATTATCTATATAAATGGTTCCTGTCGTTGGTTTATACATTTTAATAATTATTTTTGCTAATGTAGATTTACCATTCCCCGAAAGTCCAGTAATTCCAATGATTTTATCATTTAAGTCCAATGATAAATTTAAATCATTTAATACATTTTTATCTGTTTTTGGATAAGAATAAGAAACGTTTTTAAATTGAATAGTCTCAAAAGAGAGCTTTGTTGTTTGATAAATCTTTTGGTCTAATACCTCATTGTCGCCCAACATTTTTTTAAACTCTTCAACGATATACACTAATCTACTCATAAATTCCATAACATTAGGTATTTCAGAAAGCACAGTATTCATTCTATCACGGTAAAAAAGCAATATTGTCAAAAAAGTAACAAAAATTGTAGAGTCTATTTTCTTTTGAATACAAAGAAATATAAGATAAAATATGCAAATAAACAAAACTATATGTGTAAGAAGATTTACAATAAATGAATGTTTATTCATGTTACTATGAAAAATCATTGATGCGCCTACACATTCGTCTGTTTTTCTTTGTTAGATATCCATTTCATTAATAGACTGACCTCTATAAATAACCTTATCAATATTGTTTAATAAATTAATGATATATTTCTCATTCTCATTCACTTTTTTCTCGTGGTTAATTTTGCTATCCAACAGTGAATTCCAAAAGTAGTATACATAAAGTCCTATTAAAATATTTGCAGCAATAAAAAAGAGTCCTAAAGTCGTGTTTTTATAAAGAAAATAACCGGCTATTGCTAACAAAAATATAATTATTGGAATAAGTGTTAATAAAACAGTGCTAAATATAATATAACTTGAAACTGAAATACGAGTGATAGGTGTTATAAATTCAATGAAATTAGCATCTTTATAATTTTCATCATTGGTCATCAAAACTATTTTAAATATTTCTCGCTTTACCCACTGTGTCATTTTCGTTAATAGATTCTTTTGGAAATAGCTAGAAATTCCATACAATAATACAAATACTAATGATATTCCAATGAAGTAATATAAGTATTCGTAAGCAAACTTATAATTTTTATTTTCAACTCCTTTTATGATATTAGCTGTTATAAAAGATATACCGTTAATTTTCAAAAGGGTCTCTACTAGATCTAAAAATATGACAAGACCTGTGTTAATATATTCTTCTTGAAAAAATTTATTAATCAAGTAAAGAATAACGTTCATATATATTTTGTCATATATATTTTTATAGACATTGGTTTCAATTATAGAAATATTTTATATAAGAATATATTATATTGTTAATGGAAAAAATAGGAATTCCTTCTTTAGTGACACTTGAAAATAAACCTGCCATAACAGAACAAACCATAGTTAAAATAAATTTTCAAGGCATAAAACCTAAAGTACATGAACCATCTGTGGAAGGAGAGCCTGCAAAAACTGGCGTTAAAATAGTGAATAAGAGAAAAGGTGCTGATTATAGGGAAAATGTTCTTAAAAGACTAGCTATGCAGAACGTTCATACAGGAAATGCGGTATTAGCCACTGAATTAAAAGAGCAAAAGCGTCTAGTTGTAGAAGAAGAAAAAGAGAAAAGGGAAGAGGCCGAAGAACAACCACGAAAAATGGCCAAGAAACTAGTTATTCGTAATGTTGAATTTAAATTGCCCGATAAATCTTTGCCCGATAAATCTTTGCCTGAGAAACCACCAGTAGTAGAGAAAGAATCAGAGAAAAAGGATGAAGCCAGTGAAGAGACAAAATCTAGTGGGGAAGAAGAGGAAGATGAGTCCGAAGAAGCCGCATTAAGAAGATTGGTTGAAGATACTGAACAAGAGGCCGTTGTTGTGGAAGAGAAAACTGAGAAAGCAAAGCGTGGAAGAAAACCCAAAGGAAAGGGGGAAGCAGAGCCAGAAATGCCCGTTGATTTAATGACAGCAGTTATTGACAAAATGAATGTAAAAGACCGTTTACCTAAGGAGCGTGAGAAGAGAATATTAGCCACATCTACTTTTTACATGAATAATCGTAAATTATTTATTCAGAAGTTGGGTGAGCTATTTAAAAAGTATCGTGAAGATCTTTCAAAATCGGATGATGATGTATCTTGTGAACACCGTTCAACTAGTGATTTTGATTTACTAACACATCAAAAAGTTGTCAGAGATTACTTAAATTTATATACTCCTTACCGTGGATTACTTATATACCATGGTTTAGGTGCAGGCAAAACTTGTACTTCTATTGCTATCGCTGAGGGCATGAAGAGCAGCAAACGTGTATTTGTTCTTACACCAGCTTCTTTAAAAATGAATTTCTTCAGTGAAATGAAAAAATGTGGTGATGAACTATACAAAAAGAATCAGTACTGGGAGTTTGTTTCCACAGATGGAAAACCAGATTACGTTGGAATATTGTCAAAGGCCCTTTCTCTATCTACTGATTATATTAAAAAATACAAAGGTGCTTGGTTAGTAAATGTAACTAAAGAGCCAAATTATGGCTCTCTTTCTACAGAAGACCAGAAGCAATTGGATGAGCAATTAAATGAAATGATACGTACGAAATACACTGATATCAACTACAATGGATTAAATATGAAGAAATTAAATATATTATCGGGCGACCAAACACATAATCCATTTGATAATGCAGTTGTTGTTATTGATGAAGCTCATAACTTTGTAAGTCGTATAGTAAACAAAGTAAAACAAAACAAGTCCAAAACGATTGCGGTTATCTTATATGAATATTTGATGAATGCTAAGAATGCCCGTATTATTCTTTTATCAGGAACACCTATTATTAATTATCCTAACGAAATTGGTATTTTGTTTAATATTTTGCGTGGTTATATTAAATCGTGGGCTTTCCCGATTAATGTAAAAACATCTGAAAAAGTAACCACAGATTCTATTCTATCTATGTTTGATAAAGAGAATTTCAAAACATATGATTTCGTAGAATACAATGGCAATACTTTAACTGTTACTAGAAATCCTTTTGGATTTATTAATGCGAAAAAACGTGGAGCTGCTAAAGGTGTCGCCCGAACTACTAAAAAGAAGGACGTAAATATAGGCGCTGAGAAATTAACAGAGGGAGGCAAAAAAGAACATAATAAAACTAAGAAAGTTCGTAAGACCAAGAAGGACAATGAGCAATTGTTGGTCTCTGATGAACCATTAAAAGCATTAGAATCATTTGAAGAATACGACGAGGATGGAAAACTAATAGAAAACATGACAGAACGTAACTATCGTATGCCTCAGGACCTTTACGAAGGTGGCGCAGGAGTATTTGATAAATATGATGGTGTTAAATTAGATGATACTGGAAATATCAGTGATTTTGAATTCCAAGAGAGGATATTGGCAATATTAAAGAAGAATGACCTAGAAGTGCAAAAAGGATCAATTAAAGTTACTAATTATAAAGCTCTTCCAGATAATCCCGATTCTTTCTTGGGTGCATTTGTCAATTCTGAAACAGGAGAAGCTAAAAATATAAATTTATTCCAACGTCGTATATTAGGATTAACCTCTTATTTCCGTAGCGCGCAAGAGCAATTGCTTCCTAGCTTTGTAAAAACAGATAAGGGTGAACTTTACCATGTTGTTAAATCAGAAATGACGCCTCACCAATTTGGTATTTATGAAAAAATACGCAAAGATGAGGCAGATAGAGAAGCCAAAAATAAAAAGAAGCGTCTTGCAGCGAAAGACCCAGAGGAATTATATAAAATATCTTCTACTTATCGTATTTTCTCTAGAGCTGCATGTAATTTTACTTTCCCATCATCTATTGAACGCCCTGTTCCTAATGTTAAGGGAGATAAAGAAATAAGTGAAAATGTATTTGATGCAGTCCCATTATCAGAGCGCAAAAACGTTGACGTCTACGCAAGCGTTGATGACGAAGAGAACAAAGAAGATGCAGATGAAGAAATATCACAAGTTGACGAATCAAGATATGAAGATAGAATTAAGAAAGCATTAGAAGATGTTAGTGTTATGGATGATGAAACAAAAAGGAGTAAATATTTGGATAAATCTGTATTGAAAACATACAGCCCAAAATTTGTTAAAGTGTTAGAGAATTTAATGGATGAATCAAACAAAGGACTGCATCTATTATACAGTCATTTCAGAACAATTGAGGGTATTGGTATTCTCAAATTAATTTTTGAAGCAAATGGTTTCGCCGAATTTAAAATAAAGAAAACCGGCAGCGCATGGGAACTTATAGAATTAGAGGCTGATGCCAATAAGCCAAAATTTGTTTTATATACAGGAACTGAGACACCCGAAGAGAAAGAAATCGTACGTAATGTTTATAACGGAGCTTGGGAATTTGTTCCAGTAGAAATTGTAGGTAAATTACAAGAGAAAGCTGAGAACAATAATTTGGGTGAGGTTATTAAGATTTTTATGATTACTTCTTCAGGTGCAGAGGGTATTAATTTGAAGAATACGCGATTTGTTCACGTCATTGAGCCATATTGGCATATGGTAAGAATTGATCAGGTCGTTGGTCGCGCTCGGCGTATTTGCAGTCATCAAGATTTACCTGAAGATATGCGAACTGTGAAGGTATTTTTGTATATTACATCATTAAGCGAACAACAGAAGAATGATGAAAAGAACATAGAATTACGTATCCGTGATTTAAGTAGAATAGATGGGAAAACACCTGTTACAACAGACGAAACTCTTTATGAAATAGCGAGTATTAAACAAAAGACAAACAACCAGATATTGAAAGCCGTAAAAGAAACTTCCATTGATTGTCAACTCTATTCTAACATTTCTAAGAAATCCAAGGATAATGAGAACCTAGTATGCTTTGGTTTTGGTAAGATTGAGTCTAATCAATTTGCTTCGTATCCTTCGTTTGAAAATGACCGCTCTACAAAAGAAGGGTTGGATGTACGTGCAATTAAATGGGAAGCACGTGAAATTAAAGAGGACGGTGTTAAATATGCATTGAATGAACAAACGATGGAGGTCTATGACTTTGAGAGTTATCAACGTGCCAAGGAATTTGGCGCAGAATTAGTATTGGTAGGTAAATTAGTAAAAGAAAAGGGGAAATATGTAATAAAACGCGAATGAATAATTTATTTTATTTAGCCATTATATATGCCAAATAAAACTATTAAAATACGTCGCAAATGGTCAGCTAAATACAAAAAGAGCATTAATTGCAAGAGACCCAAAGGATTCTCTCAGCGTCAACATTGTAAATATGGTAGAAAGAAAACAAGAAAAAATATACGCTAAAATGTTATAACCTAATCAATTTCAAAACCATTAATTGGTAATGACATATTTCGTTGTATAAAACATCGTGCATTTTCACCACATTTATCTTCTTGTTGCCGAATTATATAAGCATATTCGTATTCAATTTCACCAGTTGTTATTTTTATAAACTTACCACATTTTCCGTAATATTCTTGCATTTCGTACCTACCTCCGTAAAGAGAAGGTATAAACTGATTACAATTTTTACATAGAGTTCTTAGACGATAACCCGAGGAAAAATAGAGCAAACCATATAAAATGAAAATGAGTTTCATATGGTTATTATTGCGAAGATGTTTTTAAATGTTTTTAATTAAACGTTCTAGGTTTAAAAGCAATAGCAACAATACCATAATATACGGTATCTAGTTTATCTGTTACTTTTGCTGTTGTTCCGTCAGTAAAAGAGAAAAGCAAGAACCCATTTTCTACCTGAGATTGGTCTTCATTATTATGAGGCTCTGTATAATTAAGATTAGAAACAACCTTTCCAGAGAAAGAATTACCATCTGAATCAACAAACAATTTTGTTCCAGCGGCATCGGAATATAAACTAATATTGGGAGTTGACCCAGTACTCAAGGTTACTGCCAAATCGTTGGTGACAGAAGTGTAATCAGTTTGCTTAAAAGACATTATATAATTAAGTATGAGATTATTTTTCTATATATAATTTAGTGTTAAATATAAATGTCTATTCCAGTTCGTTATATTCCAAAATCATTATCACAAAAAGATACTAAAAAACAGAAGAAAAATATATTAAAATCACGTAAATTATACAAACAGGGTCTTTATTTTCAAAGGCCTAAAGTTAAATCTTTTCATTCAAAGCCATCCGGTCATGTTTATAAAGCAGAGAAGTATTATGGTGTTTCACATATATTACCAAATAATCAATTAGCCAGAAAAACGAAATGTTCTCGCAATGCTTTAGAGAAAATAATAAATAAGGGTCGTGGTGCATATTACTCTAGTGGCTCGCGTCCAAATCAAACTGCGGAATCATGGGGTCGTGCTAGATTAGCTAGTGCGGTTACTGGTGGTCCAGCAAGCACTATTGATTATGGAATTTTATATAACGGTTGTTCTAAAGATAGTCCTGCGCTTAAAATGGCAACAAGAACATGTAAACAAATGAAACGTTGTCAAAAATACACGCAAAAAAATAGAAATCCATAAACTTGTTCGTAAACTTGTTCGTAAACTTGTTCGTAAACTTGTTCGTAAACTTGTTCGTAAACTTGTTCGTAAACTTATTCGTAAACTTGTGCGTTCATAATCTAAAAATATGTATTTATCCAAATAAAATATAAAAACAAACGCGTATTTATTTTTATATTTCCGTCAATGAACGAAGAAAACAACGTTCTAACCATTAAAACTGTACAGATTCAACCTATCCGTAATATGATTACGGCTATCAAGGATATTTTAACAGACGCAACCATTACTTTTACTAAAGATGGTCTTAAAATCATTAATTTTGATAAGACGCATACAATTTTGGTAAATGTAATTTTGAATTCTCATAAGTTTGAGCAATATTCATGCGACCCCGACAAAATCATCGTTTGTGCGAATACACTTCATTTATTCAAGGTGATTTCTACAATGTCTAATGATGATACTCTTTCAATGTATATTGATAAGTCCGATTATCATGATGGTATTGTTTCTCATTTAGGACTTCAATACGATAATGGTGATATCAAACAATGCTATAGCCAAAAGTTGCGTCTTATTGAGCCTGATATGGAGGAGCTTATTGTCCCTGATGTGGAGTATTCTACTGTGATTAACCTGCCCACTTCGGATTTTCAGAAGATTATTCGTGATTTAAATGGTGTGTCTGACCGTGTTGAAATTAAATCGGTAGGTAATGATTTGATTTTTTCTTGCGATGGCAATTTTGCTAGCTCTCGTATTTACCGTTCAGAGTCAGATGGTAATATGGAGTTTATTCAGAAGTCAGATGCTTCGGTAATTATTCAGGGTGAATTTTCTCTAAAGTCATTGTCCCATTTTATTAAATGCACGCCTTTATGTTCTCATTTGGAGATGTATTTGGGAAATGATTTACCTTTGATTGTTAAGTATGATGTTGCATCATTAGGTGAAATTAAATTGTGTTTAGCGCCATTGCCGCCAGCTTAAAATAAAATGTGTGATAAATATATAGGTTATAATGGCGTACCAAAAAAAGAAAGTAGGTGGTGTAGTTATGGCTGCTAATGAACCTAGTAATGTTACTGTTGCTTCTTACGGTCCTTCCACTATTACTTTTGATGATATAAAAAACAATACTGGTAGTTACAAAGGGGATAGTAGAAATTTTATGATTGGACCTCATAAATTAGGAAACTTTATAACTACCAACGGCGATAACCTAAAATTTAAAAACGGTGAAGTTAAGAAAATCGTTGATAACACAGGGACAGTTAAGAGTCTTAGTTATGTTCCAGATGTAGGAGTCACTGTTGAAAATCTATCAAACAGTTTTGTAGGTGGAAAAAAACGTTCTCATAAAACATCAAAAAGAAGAAATAAAAAAAGAAAGACAGTGCGTCGTCGTTTTTTAGGCATTTTCTAAACATTCATCTGATTAAATAATTAGGGTTTTCTGATTCAGAGCAATCACACAACCTACTTTCTCTGTCTTAATGATGTCACTGATTCGGGTATAAATAATCCTCAAGTTCTTCTGTGATGCATACTTTGAATACTTCTTACATAACAATGCGCCCTGAGTAGCAATCTTCAAAATCTGCTTCTTGTCTAGGCTTGTCCCATCTGGAATAGAAGCAACGACATGCTCTGATGGGTGTCCATCCAGATGAAACCAAATGTCGTCTGGACCAGCAGCGTCTATGATGTCGGAATTTTCTTGCGCATTTCCACCAATGGTGAATGTAATATCGGCTTTGACAGAATCAATATATCTAGTAATTTGCTTCATTGTGATGGTTTTTGCTGATTTATATACATGCACAAAAGTATTCAATTTTTTGAAGGGTATCGGAAGCCATCTTGGCTTCCAACCTTATGACGCTTTACGCCATTTAGGAACCTTAAAGCTCCGCGGGTCCGATTCCCCTCTGACCCCTCCCTTTTTATTATTCTTTTCTCATTTTCTTCTTTGGTGGACATACAATGTCAAGACATGGTGTAAAAGTGTCTTCGTCTACAACAGGATTTTCTTCCATCGCTTGCCGAATAATTCGTTCTAGCTTGGCAGTTTTCTCCAGCATCTCCCGCAATTCCATCAGCACAATTTCCTTTTCAATACTAAACACAAGTTGCGCGGTTTCAATCTGAATATCAGACAACATTTTGCCAAGTTTTACGGTTTACGTTGCTTTTTATGAACTACTTAAATTCATAAAAAGGATTCAATTTTTTAAAGAGAGGTTTTCTTCTTGGTTTTTCTAAGTGAGACTGAACTCCTCTTAGCTGTAGGTTTTTTTTTAGCCTTAAAAAGAAAAACTCTATATGGTCTTTTATCCTTGATTTTTCTTACTCTTATTATCTTTTTATTACTTTTACTAGTTTCTGAAATGATGTAATCTTTTTCTATTTCTATGCGAACTATATCATCCGCAGGGACTTCTTCTTGTTTTAATCCTACTTTATCAACCATTGCTATTTTATCAACTATAGCCTTTAATTTTGTAAATTTATCATGCATCGGTTTATCATTTGTAGAGATTTCAAGATTGTCAGCTATTAATTCGGTAGAAGTCTTTCCGTTTTCATCTTTCTTATCTAAAATATTAAGTTTACGTAAGTTATTAAACAACTCTTCATCATCCATACTGTCATGAACACAATTAATAACTGAATTTATATCATCGTATAAGCTTCTAAAGAAAGTTTGTGCTCTATATCCTGATACCAACACATAACTAAATTCATAAATAGCTAATATATGTAAAGCAGTAGAACCTTGAGGAATACCATAATTGTTAGCACCAACCTTTTTTTTTAATAAAGATTGATTATCATGTATAAATTTTAAAGTTAAGTTACATTTTTTCGGGTCTACACCACTAAACAATTCTTCCAATAATTTTTTATAATCACTTCCTTTATAAATACTTGTCATATATGTTATATATAGATTATAACAATTCTTCATTGGTTTAAACCATTGAAGAATTAAATGGGACTTGTCACATTTTGTTCTTAAAGGGTCGTGACCGATAACCACTTAAAATATGACACAAAGTGTCACATTTTACACCATTGCGCATTTAAAATGCGCAATCAGCATCACCTCGCTCACTCATAACTGCCCACGAAGTGGGCGTTTTGAATGTGCAAAGGTGTAAATATTCATCGGTTTAAAATTCAGGCTCATGTTTCTTAAACAAACACCCCTGTTTGGATAAATTAGATATTTGAATAATCATATTGGGGTCTTGTAAACTAGACGTGTCTAACCATATTTTTATAATACAAAAATTCTTTTTAGGTGAAATAGTTATTCCATTAATGTGCTTATTATGTTTATCATCAATACATAATGATTCTCCACACAATGCATAAAACAAATTATGCCATACTTCAGGTACAGCTTTATTAATTACTTTATATGAGAAACATCCTCCATTTCTATTCCGAGGATCTTCCCACATAGGCGTAATCCCATCCCTCATAACAAAGAGCATACAATTTTTAACAATGTTTTCATTAATGGCATTATTCAACGATACGACCTTCTCAACAGTATCTATTGAATCCATAATGATGGTGTAACCAGACAATGCCCAGTTTTTGTCGTGTGGTAAATGGTAATATAAATTCCATTTATCAAGCAGATTATGTTGTGGGGTAGGAGTACTCACCGCATCCATTGTGATTACGCCCGTACATTATAGCGAGATTTGTTTCTAAATTGTTTTTTTGTAGTGTATTTATTTATGTTTGCGGGTTTTTGATTTTCTGGATCTCTTGGATTTCTTTGTTTTGATTTTATTACAACTCCCCCCAGTTGTTGGTACTCTCCCAGTTGTTGGTACTCTATTTCTAGCTCTACTTGCATTTCCGTTTAAATAACAGCCTTGTTCTTCATTAAAACATGGTAGAATTATATCTCTCAATGTTATTATATAATTACTTGTGTCAAGTGGACGCCACTCATATCTTTTGTTAACTCTAATTTCATTTTCAATATATTGTTGTAAATTATTCAAGTTATCATCTGTATAATTTATGATTAAATTTCTTGAATTTGGATGTAAATTAGTAAAATATGGGTGTTCTGTGTTAAATGTTCTTATCCTTTCTCTTTCATGTCTAGCAAGAAGAGAGTTTTCTTGTCTGTTTTTAATTGACTCAGTTAAAGCCGAACCACTTCTACGACCACATATGTCTGTAAAATATAGTTCATGCAATCTAATATTTATTAATTCTTTTTCTAATAAAGAAAATTGATCATCTAGTACATTTAATTCTAAAAAACAATTCGTGTATATATTAAATTCTTTCGCATAATTTTCTCCACATGTTGATAATTTTTTAAATTTCGGGGGTTCAATAGGGGGGGCAATATTAAATCGGTTTGAATCTGCATCATTTTCATCATCAATTTCACCTATTGTCGGTAAAGGTAAAGGAGCAAATAGATGTTTTTCCTTTTTTTTTTCTTCCTCTAATTGACGTTCTAAACCATTTTTTACGCAATTAACAATAAATGATGCCACAGTCGCCACAGTGGCAACAGCAGCAACAGTAGCAGTAACTGCTACGCCTACTGGTGGTGCGATTAACCCAGCAACAAGAGTTCCTGCGCTAGCTGCCGCAGCTGACGCACTGACACCAGAAAGTCGCAACACTGCTATTTTAGCACTATCAATCTTTAGGTTTAATTTTTTTAGTTTTTTTAGTTGATCGCCAGTGAAGTCACTAAGAGTTAAATCGTTTAGTTCAGAGCGAGTTAATAAAACATGATTTATTTTTTCTAAAGTTTCCATTCTTTTACGTAGTCTATTGAAATTTAGCCGATCAAAACGTTTGAAATGATTATTGCATTTTTTTATCTCATTATAGTTTTTTATTAGTTTGTTTAAGAGCTCAATAACGGTTGTTTTTTGTTTATAATAAAGAATATGTTTATTTATTATGTAAACCATATATTTACATCTATTACTATCCACACCACAATTTAATTTATTCTGTTTGTGGTTTAAATTTTTAAATTCAAACATAGAATTACGTTCATTCCCACTAGGTATCCTTAATTCATTCTTAATTTTTTCTGCTACACTAAAAGCACTTACTTTTCTAACATCTAGAGTTTCACTATTGTAATAATCGTCATAACTTTTATCTATGATGTTTATATATTCCGCAATAACATTTGTTGAATTGTCGGTATTAGTAAGATACACATTGAGATTTGTTTCTAAAAACAACTGAAATTTATTTACCTGATCTTCTGTGATTATCTTTTGTTCAACAAGTGTAAAAATTTGATTACTTGTTAATTTTCTGTTATATAAGCGCATATATAATAATTCAAATTTATGACAAATTTTTTTATCAGTGGCATTGTGTTCTTCATCTATTATTGGGACAGATATTGGGACAGATAAAACCATTAGTATACATTGTTATAACAAAATAATTATACAATGATACTATACCCTTCCTCCGTGAAAACCACCGATCTATCAAACCCCAATTCAAAACTATTAATATCACCATCCATAATCTTCAACACATAATCCATATCAAAATGATAAAGTTCTGATTGATATTCTAGATAACTTTTAACAAACGTAGGAGATAAAATCTGATTACCCACAAAATATACCGACTTATCCAATTCAAAAACTATTCCCATCTTCATAAGTGGATGCGTATATTCAATGCTCAAAAACTTTGCTTTACTAGGGACCAATGGCAACTTAAAATCATCAAATTGTCCGTTAGTATTATCAAAAATCCTAAATACATAATTGTCACCCACCTTCATCTTTACCAACCCTTCAACATAACTCTGACTGTTCAATACAACAGAATCTACTGCGTCGCATATTTCATTATAACTTGTTTCAAAATTGGTCCTTCCTTCATTGATGTCCAACGGACTCTTAATAAACTCATATGATTCCAAAAGTGTATATTCCTCACCAACAAATCTGTTTTTATCACGCTTGGACAAAACCAAACTAGAAATCCAATATGATGACATAGGCTCAATCTTTTTACCAATGACTGATGAATAAAGATAGTTAGCACCATAAACTGAATGGTCAATTACACTCCTGGCTATCAGATTGTTTTCATACAATGACTTATATTTACCCGAAACTACATTGACAATTTTACTATAATAAATAAGAAAATATGTTAATGCATTGGCTTTCAAAGCATCAATATCTGGACGCTTGATATTGATTACAGGAAGTTTAATGCTCTCCAACAATTCTCTTAACCCGTACATAATAGTAAATTATATACGAACTTATTTTTTATATCTTTTTCTAGTTTTATTAATGCTACCACCTCTTGTAGCATATCTGGTTTTACTACCACCTACACTAGGTGTCTCAGGCGTTGCGTGACGAGCAATAGTCCTTTCTGTGCGGGCGGTAACCCCTTCTTGTTTTTTACGAATAACACTACACGTAAGGTCAATTATAATAACTTTTTTAATTCCTCTTCTATTTAATTCATCAATTACGTTTCCTAATCTAGTAATAGTATACCCTGAACGTTCATGTGCTGTTCTAGTCTTACCAGCATTTGGGTTTAATGTATCCATTAAATCCTCATCTGTTTTAACGTTAGTGTTCAATAAATTCAACTTCCAATTAGAACTCTCTAATTTTACATTCTCACCATCGTAATCTTCTTTATAAAGTAATTTATCCTCTCTTAAAAATTCTTTATTTGATATAATTCTGTTAGTGTATGTTCTAATACTGTATAAGAATTCATGAGAAGTGCGATGATACGCCATGGTTTCATCATCGTCTGTATAATTTACATTCTTTTTATTAACTTCTGTGGCTATTTCGACAGGTTGGTCATCTAAATCAAATATTTGTTGTTTTATTTGTTTTACCATTTCTTTCATATCCTTTTTTTCGGTCTCGTCGTTAAAATCTTCTGTTGCAGTACGAACTATTCTTATAAAAGGTTTTACATTCTTCGGAGGAAGCATATTGGGTACACCAGGTTTTACTGCGTTTAACGAGACAATTTCCATTCCTTCAGGAATCCTATATTTTTCTACTTCTTCTGTTAATTCGGGATTCTTAGAGCTCCTTACCTGGACATCTCCATGTGTTGTAAATACCAATACAGCTGTTTTTAATTTTCCTACTTTTGATTTTTTGCTTCCTTTAGATGACATTTATAATATATGCTTAGAAAACTACGTGCTAAACTAAATATAAATTAAAAAGCGGATGTTATAAATATATATAACTAATCTCTTTTATGAAACACATTTGATAGTCGCATCCTCAAATAATTCTCTATAATTTTACTTACATCTGTCCAGTGTTCTTGAAAATCAAAAGAAAAATATTTCAGCTTCTCTGTATCTTTTCCCCTTCTACCATGCCAGCAAAAATAGACAATTTCTATATTTTTATTTATGGGATAAATCAAATCATAAATTTTAATTAAATATTCAGCAGCGTCCACACCATATTCTATATCATCTAAATAATAATTAAAGTATGAATTAGCTGCGTCAGCATAAATAAAAAGAATATGATGTGAAGACTGAATATCACTCAATAATCTTTCAAATCTAGTTCGTAATTTAGTTTTATATTCTTCATTGATTTCAAAATGTGTATTTCCCAATCCAGTTTCTATATTCATTTGACATTCTGTCTTTTCATTCACTGATTCATAATGTTCATTTCCAAGATATTTATAGTAGGTGTATCCATTTGTCATATACTCTACGGCTTCTTCTATTCCCTTGTTTATTAATATCTCCAAAATATGAAAGGTTGTTTTGCTGGGAGTCCATAACCAATCAAATGGATAAGAATATTCTCGCAAGTTAGAATATTTAAGAGCCTCTGGAACTGAACACTGTAATCCCAATGGAATTACTTTCATTTTAATAATATATAAGATGTATTTTATATATTATTTGAACTCTAGATATCCAAGGAAATAGTATTCTTAGCAGAGCCATTCTTTCTGCGATTAGAACGTTTTGGCATACTTGAACCATCAATTCCTTTCAATGAAGAAATAGAAATCATAGAATCATCCTCAGTTACTGTCTCAACGTTTAAAGATTCGCGTGTTGGTTGCTCGTGAATATTAACTGTACGTGTCTTTAATCCAGACAAAATGTTATCAATGTCAGTGGATTGTGGGCCACGCATCTCGGGTCTAGCTTGTTGTTGCTGCTGTGGTTGATACATCGGTCTTTGCTGCTCATTCACACTTCCATACCCACTAATATCAGCACCTTGCTCACGGAACATAGCGCCACGTCCCGCATTTATATCAGGACGATTACTTGGTGTCTCGGTAAACACCATCCCAGGGCGTTGAGGAGGTGGTTGACTCTTGGTTTCTACAGGAGCTGGGGGTGGCATTCCACGTGGCTTATTCATTTGCTCCTGCATCAAATTATTGGCCATCGCGAAACCAGGTGATGCCTGGCTCATGCTGCTTACAGTGGCATTAGTAAACATCTTCATCAACTCTGGACTCTGCTTAATAACATCATTGAATGCTGGTGTAGCACTAGATAATGCCTTGTTAGAGAAATTGAGAACGGCAGCACTAAACCCCACACGTAATAAAAGAGAAATCTCAGGAGCCAATTTGCCACCCTTGTATTTATCATGTAACTCGGCGAAAATCTCTTCATAACTATCAATGTCCTCACTTACTTGCTCACCCCAACCATCCAAATTTAAATCAAATGGATTAAATGCAGCATTGGCATATTCCATAGAGTTAATAAATGTCATAAACCACCAACCTTGTAACTTAACACTATCCTTCTTACGTTTATCTTCCATTGCACTCTCATACTCATCCTCTACCTCTTCATAATTAGAGTCCAAATCAAAATGAGAATTATGTTTGATTAGTCCCTTAGCATGCCACTCTTCCAATTTCTTTATCATATGTCTCATTTTACGTCTTCGGTCTCTGTCTGACATTTTCATATTGGATGTACTAGACGACACAGGAATCTCATTCATTTTACTAAATCCATCCCATGTCTTAGTGTTACCAATACTCTCACGTGTTGCATTTCCAATATTAGAATCTGATGGCTCATGGTCAAATGCCACTTTCTTAGATGTTTCAGGAGCAGAGTTACCAAAACCAAAGAAATTGGTTGCGAAACCACTCAATGACTTAGTTCCGTCACTGCTACTGTTTCCCCCACTGTATGAACCAGAACTAGCATTCGCACCAGAAATTTCATTCAATTCACTTTCTAAAGTATCTAATTCTCCTAAATCAAGGTTAATACTAGAAGCACGCTTTTTATCATTCATTAATAATTCAATACCCGAACCAAAATTTACACTAGGTTTTGATTCATTAAAGTTCAATGAAACAGGCTCTAAATCGCTTAATCCAAGATCAATGACTTCCATGTTTATGATAATTATACAAATATTATTTTTAAATCATCCGCATAAGTTATTATATTACGGTTTTTAAGGTACCATATCCCTTGTAAGAAACAATCTGCTAAATCATCTGCCTTTTTTATTTTTAATGCGTCTTTCCAACCAGTCATACAGCTATTGTTCTCCAAAATTTGATTACAATAGTATAATCCATCTTTCTTATGTTGTTTATAATCTGGGTTCGTAATTAATGTGTTAGTTAAGGAAGATACATTGGTCTTCTGTTTACCCTTACCGAACTGCGATAATTTATTAGAAGAGGATACAAAATCAATATGAATATCCGAATTTTTCATAATAAAATATTGAGCCAACATCCCCTGTATTGTCTTCATACGATTCGCAATAGGTGAAATTTGATTTTCTATAACAACATGTGTCAATTCATCAAAATTTTCACTTGCGTTTAATAATTCCTTCATATTTTTACCTATTGTAATCAAGTCTATTTCTGATGCGTTTTTAGTCTTTTTTTTAACTATTAGTTCAAAGCTATTTTTCTCATAAAACTCACCTAGTTTATCTAAAATATCTTTCTTGAGTTTGGGTAAGTTTACTAGGTCCATGAATAAAAAAAGAGAATGTCCTAGTTTGATGAGTTCATCTACCTTTAGTTTTTTCAAAGACACCATTGAATTCTTCTTATTTGGGATAATAAAAGTAGAATTCTTAGTATGTTTCTCACAATAGCATTGTCCATTCTTTTTATATTTGGCAAGTTTTGTACAGGGTTTCGGTAACACCTTTTTAGTTTTACCAGGTATTATTTGTGAACATATTTCTGTAAGAGGCTCTTCTTCTAATAGATTCAAAACACTCCAACCCGTGATTGAAAGCTGACCTGAAATATCAAAAATACAATACGCCATGTTTTTTATACCTACATCAAAACTAATGAGTTTCATTGTTATAAATATGGAATACTTGTAGTTTCATATTTATCTTTATTTATTTATTAACACTATTTAACAAATCAGCTTGGGTTATAACAGGGGAAATCTTGCGAGCATCCAATTGCTCCCTGGATAAATACATCTCTTTCAAATCACTAGTTTGATAACCAAATGGTTTAGATTGGTCCAAAACAGATGAAAAGTTATAAGGTGTTCCGTTCATATTAGATACTAAATTAGACTGAATATTAGGTAAATCAATCGGACGTTTGTAGTAACCAACATCATTAGAAGATTCACGGAAATTGTATTCCATAATGTCCTTAGAATTATTAGTTAAATATCTGCGATATTGCCAATTAGAGCGAATGTTGTTGCTTTGAAGTAAATCATCATTAATTACAGCTTCAGGTTGCCATGTTGTAGTTATGCTTCTACCATCGCTCATCAATGGAGGAAATTGTGGATATTTATTATTAGTAGCATATCCTAAAGAAGAACTTGGCACAGTTTCTTTAATTACAGGGTATGCGGATTCTAATTTTTCATACTGAGGATAAGAAAACATGAATAATATATAATACCAGTTATATATTATTTTACACCATTGCACATTTAAATCGCCCAATATTGTGCTATTTATCAGTGGAATGGCAACGTTACCATTCGCATTTGAAATGCGCAAAGGTGTATTGAACCTTAATTTTCTACTGCCTCTAACATTTTTAATAGTTCATTCTTCTTCTTCTTACTAGGGTCGCTTGACAAACCCTTTGTAATTACTAGTGCCTTCAACTCTGAAACGCTCATCTTATTATAAACATCTCTAGAATTTTCCTTACTATCGTTATCTAGTTCGCTATTCTCTAAAGCAGCTGATTCATTCAACTTCTCTACATGAATCTGTTCATCATCTTCTAATTCAATAGGCTCTAATCTGTTATCTTCTCCATCTAAATTTTCGGATTCAACTTCAGTTTCAACTATATCAGCTTCAATTATATCGCCAATATCAACATTGATAACTTTTATAGTTGAGTTTAACAAGGGTTCTTCTTCTATGGTAAGAAGTGGTGGTGTTTCATCATCCTCCTCCTCATCCTCATCCTCATCATCATCATCTTCTTCCTCATCATCTTCCTCATCATCTTCAAAATCTTCATCAGATACCTTAATCTTACCATTTATTTCGGTGTTATGAAAAGAAGGAACTATATTATTAGAAGAAAAGGTGTTAGAAAGATGTTGTATTTGGATTTGTCTGATATTAGATACTTCCTTTACTAAATTGGTAATGATTTCATAAACAGTATCGCATTTATTTTCAAGAGTTGTTAAACGCTGTTTAAAATGGTATACCAACAATAATATTAATACAAACGTAATGCCTAAACTTAAAAAGAAAAACGTCTCAATAAAATTAAAAAAACCCATTTTACTATACTTTTATAAAATATAAGTAATATTCAAACGAACCCTCTAAATCCTTTCCAACTCTAATTGGAAAAAATAATATACTATATTATATAATTAAAACAAAAAATGGATAACGTTTCTTCACAAGCTCCCATAACAAATAATGGAACGAGTATCTTTAGTAACAAAAATTTCTTAATCGTAGTTTTAGTATTGTTACTAGTATTATCATTTTTAGGAATAAATCTTATACTTGTGGGTGGCAATGTTTTTGAATACATTGTTAAAATATTAACACCTTTGGTTACTCAGATTTTCTCTATCTTCGCTCAAACAACAGGAACAGTTATTAACAAAACTACTGACGTAGTAACTGATACGGCAAAGGTTGGCGTTGATATTGCTGGCGGCACTCTTCATTCTGTTGGCAATTTGTTAAAGAATTCTAGTCAACCGATTGAGATTGCAGCTTTAAAGTTAGATAATCCTACACAATTGGATAAATCAATAAATAATAATCCTGTAAAATCACATGAACCCGCACCCGATAAAGCAGCCAATCCTATTCAAAATCCTATTACCGCAGCGAAAACAAACTGGTGTTTGGTAGGAGAGTATGAAGGACGTAGAGGATGCATAGAAATAAGCGAATCAGATAAATGTTTGTCTGGACAAGTATTTCCTAACCAGAAAGCATGTGTAAATCCTACACAAACTAACAACATGGATTCTAGACCAATCAAGAAATAATATATTTAGTTATGATATAGGTTATGCTAAAATTAAGAAAAACACGCAGATTCAAAGGCGGAATACCTAACTTTAGCGAAATTAAAGATGGATTTAAAAAAAGATTTTTTAAACAAGAGTCGCCATCCAAACAAGAGTCGTCATCCAAACAAGAGTCGTCATACAAATCTAAATTTATACTTAAAAACGGATTTGTTGAATTAAGACCTCCAGAGCCTTCCGATGAAGCTGTTAATAAAAAAGTTAATACCCGTTTAGATGAAATAAAAAATGAATTTAAAAAGGTTTTGCCTGAAAATGAGGAAAAATTCCAAGAGTATGTTGAACATGAATGGGATAATTGCAATTCTAATGAAATTGTTAAAGGATGGTTAGCTAATTCTACTTTAACAAAAAAATTAGATAATAAAGCGGATTTTATAAAAAAAATACAAGCGGATAAATCTTATGACACCACCAATTTTACAGATGAAGATTATGATAGATTATTTAGTAGATGCTCATCTGCAAACAAAGAAGAATTTTCAGATAAATTAAGACAAACAGATGAGGGTAAATTTATTCTTAATCCACGAACTGGTGGTAAACGAAACAAAACCAGAAAAAACAAAAGAAAATCCAAAACTTACAAGAAAGGTCGCAAATAATAGATAAGCAACATGATATAAAAATAGTATTCGTGAAAAATATATATAAAATAACAATTCCATTATATATATTTAAATAATGACATCAAACTATAATATATTTGTTATTCAATTAGAGAACGATAAGTGGTTTCTACATACATCCAAAGAAAGCCAAATAGACAGAGTGTTATTTGAATCACAAGTTATTTATGACTTTGTAAGAAAGAACCCACCAATAAAAGTATATGAAATTAGTAAATCCACCCATTATTTTGATATTAATACACTAACTAAAAAATATATGAATTTCATAGGAATTGAAAATGTGCGTGGTGGAATATATTCTGACGAAATATTACCAGAGTTTTTATTAAAAAGCCTAGAATTAGAAATAAATTCAACGGTTGAAGTTTATAATAAAACATCTATTTTTGATAGCATATCAAATAGAGAAAATCTAACATTAGATGATTACAAAAAACGAGCAATTGAATATAATCAGTTGTTATCTACTGGTTACAAAAGCATTACACGAGACTTTTTTACTAATCTGGAATGGTTAAATAACAAAGTAGAATCTTACGATTATGAAAACCAAATGCATTGTGCAGATAAATTTAATAAAGAAGAAACCGATAGATATAAGAACTTATTATCTGATATGGATACTGTTAGAAACTATTATTACAAATTAGATGAAGATAAAATTAAAGTTGACATAAGCGTTTCTTTAAAATACCCAGGATTTACACTAGATTATTTTACATATCATCAATATTGGAATAAAAACTTGGAGACTGAAAAAGTAATTGCCTTAGACATTTTGAGAAAATATAAATTCATGGGATATACGTTAATAAACATAATAGATTGTATGGAGTTTGATTTTTATAATCCCAATCAATAAATAAAAACACAAATTTAGTTTTATTTATTATACTATTATCCTGGGTCAGTACTTAAATTAAAATAAGCAGAATAAGATGGTGCACCACTTGTGCTGTACGATGCTCCTACTTGTACCTGATATGTTGTTCCTCCCGTTAACCCAGTTAACAATAAAGGTGAGCCACTACCAGTTACTGTTGATACAACAGTAAGGTGATTTGTATCAGATAGCGCAAACGCATTTGCAATATAATTTAATGGTGCAGACCCACCTAGTGCGGTTACAAGCGTAAAACCTACATACATACTGGTTGCTAATGATTGATTGTAATTGTATAGAGCAGTAGGTGATATAGTAGATGTCGTTACTTGCAAATAAGTATTTGATTTTCCAATTATTGTGCTACTGTAGTAAGCACAAACAAAAATATTATAAGTATAATTTGTTATTAGATTAGTTAATGTTATTGAAGTTGCGCTAGTAGTTGTTGTTCCATTACCACTTGTGTCCATTACGTATACTCCTGATGTTGTAAATGCTTGCGCGAAATATGTTAATCCAGTAGTTGCCGGTGAAGGAATTGTAAAAGTAACTGTAATTGAGGTTAATGCAGTTGAACCCAATATTATATTTGTGGGCAATGGTATCAAAGTAGTAGCATTTGAAGCTGTAGAATTTACTGTTATGTTTGGGAATAGTGAATATATAATTATACTATTGTATAGTGTTCCTGCAGTTAATCCAGAAACTGTTATAGAAGTACTTGAACCAGAAGCAGGAGTACTAATAGTTGATACGGTTTCTTGACCTAAATAACTTGATGTCGGAATAGCTACTGCATAATATCCAGTAGGAAGACTCTGTACCGGACTTAAAGAAGGAGCAGTAAAATTTACAGTTAAAGAATTATTCGCAGAGTTTATTGAATTAATATTAACCGGAACAGCAGTAGTATTGCCAGAAATATCAACTGTTGAAAGATTTCCTGTTTCATACGCTGCTGTAACACGAACATTGTATGAGAATCCTGCATTTAGACCACTAATCTTAAATGTTGTTCCTGATTGTGTTGATACATTTGTATAAGTTACACTTGCACTTGTATTATAACTTGCAAAATAATTAATAGGAGCACTTCCACTAGGTGCAGTAACACTAACATTAATATAATTGTAAGCAACATCTGAAGTTTGAGTTATGTTTGTAGGCGCATTAGATAATGTATTTACTGATTTAGATGTTGACGCTAGATTACCTGTGTCGTAAATAGAATAAACATAAACATAATAGGTTGTTCCAGATATTAATCCAGAAATTGATATTCCTGAATTCGTTAAAGATGATACTATCACATTTCCTGTTTGGACATTAGGTTGACTGCGTTGACCACTTTGAGGCATAGCGTATGCATAAAATAATTGATTTGTATTACTCAAACTATATGTTGGTAAAGCAAAACTTACGTCCAATGATGTAAGAGATATTGAACTTGTAGTGAGAGATGTTGCTGCATTAGATAGTGTGTTTCCTGTAACGGGACCAATTGTTTGATTATTATTAGTATAAACGGCTGCTAAAGTGATGCTATAAGGTGTTCCTGGAGTCAATCCAGATACTGTGTAAGTAGGTGATGCAGAAGTTATAGAAACTGTTCCTTGACCATAAATTTTTGTTCCTGTTGGCGCAGCAGTTAATGAATAATAATTTGGAGTTGTAACTGCGGGTGTATAATCTACTGTAATGGTTGTAGCAGTTGCCGATGAAAACGATAAATTTGTTGCCGCTACACCATAGGTCGTTCCAGTAACGGTTGCAGAAGAGTTCAACCCTGAATAAGTTGTATTATAAACTGCTGTAACTGTAACAGTATAAGTTGTTCCAGCAGTTAACGCAGTTGTTCCTGTACCACCAATAATTACAGTTGTTAACGCCGTTTGATCGGTTGTACTAACGGTTGAACCACTCAAACTAGCCGATACAATATAACCTAATGGTGCTGTTCCTGAAGGAGCATTAAAAGAAACAGTTAATGTAGTTGTTGTCATAGCTGTTATTGACAAACCAGTTGGTGGACTAGAATATGTATTACCTGATACACTAATTGATGCGTATCCACCTAAATCATAGTACGCAGTGACAACACAATTATATGTTGTTCCAGAAATTAATCCAGTTAATGTTATTGGGTTTGTGTTAATATTGTTTAAAATAGATGGACTAACAGGATATGTTACTGTAGACTGAGCATTATTGACAATAGGTGTTGCTATTACGCTATAGCCAATAGGTGCCGAACCGGGGTTAGGTGCAGAAAATGATACCACTAATTGTTGATTTAGAGACGAATTTGCAACACTAGTAATTACTGGAGCATTTGCTAATGTAGTTCCCGATAATATAGTTGTTGTCCTATTTGTGGCTATATTATAAACTGCAGCCATACTAACATCGTATACTGTTCCTGAAATTAAACCAGATACTACAAAACTAACATCAGATATACCTATTGTTGTAACAGTTTTTAAATTCTGATAGTTATATTTGGTTTGTGGTGTTACAGTAGCTAGATAACTCAATGGTAGACTTCCAACAGGTGGATCAAAATATACTTTTATTGCGTTTGTGCTTGCGTCTACTTCAGAATCCGTATTTACACCAGTTAATGTAGGAGCTGTAGATAATGTGTTTCCAGCCAAGAAATTCGTTGTAGAATTCGTGCTAATGTCATAAACAGCAGACATACTTATATCGTAAGTAGAGCCTGAAATAAGATTTGTAAATTCATAAAATGTTGCATCACGACTAATACCTATTATGTTAACTGTTGTTTGTGTATTTGTTGTTTGTTCTGGTTTTGCGGTTGCAGAATAACTCAATGGAAGAGACCCAATTGGTGGATTAAAATAAACTGTTATTGCATTTGTACTAGCGTCTTCAGCTGTGCTGTTTAATGCCAATAGGGTTGGGGGTTTTATTATTGTGTTTCCAATCAAAAAATTAGCGGTTGAATTTGTACTGATATCATACACCGCCGACATACTCACATCGTATGTTGTTCCAGAAACAAGACCTGTGAATTGATATGATGTCGCACCTCTGCTAATCCCACTAACATTAACTATCGTTTGAGAATTTGTTGTTTGTTCTGGATTTGCAGTTGCAGAATAACTTATTGGTAATGACCCAATTGGTGGTGTAAAATAAACAGTTAATGCGTTTGTGCTAATGTCTGTTGCGCTATTATTAATTGCAACAAGTGTTGGAGGGGTTATTATTGTATCACCTGTCAAAAAGTTAGTGGTTGAATTTGTACTAATATCGTATACAGCAGACATACTTACATCATATGTTGTTCCTGAAACAAGTCCAGTAAATTGATAAGATGTTAAACTACGACTAATTCCAGTAATATTAATGGTTGTTTGAGTATTTGCTGTTTGTTGTGGTTTTGCTGTTGCCGAATAACTTACAGGTAGAGACCCAATTGGTGGAGTAAAATAAACAGATAATGCATTTGTGCTAACATCAGTTGCAGTGCTATTTATTGCCAGAAGCGTTGGTGGTTTTATTATCGTATTTCCTTTAACGTTTGGACTAGATGTTAAACTTCCTGTGTTGTAAACACTTATTACATTGACATCATATGTAGTTCCTGATACTAGATTATCTATGACTGCTGTTGTAGATGTCCTAGATAAACCGGTAACATTTACTATTTGTTGCGTATTGGTCGTTTGATTTGGTGTAGCTAATACAGAATAACTTATTGGTAAACTACCAATAGGTGGTGTATAATAAACAGTAAAAGAATTTGTACTAAGGTCTGTAAAAGTGTTTGTATTAATTAATACATTCGTTGGCGCATTAGATTGTGTAATTGCACCTAAGTAGACAGTTGAAGATACATTTCCTACATCATAAACTGTTGCCATACTAATATCGTATGCTGTTCCCGAAATTAAATTGCCAATAACAACCGACGTTGCATTCTTTGAAATACCGGTGACATTAATAGTTGTCTGTGTATTGTCGGTTGTTTGTGGTAAAGCTGTAGCGTTATAAGTAATAGGTAAATTATATCCAACTGGTGCTACAAAATAAACTGTAATTGAGTTTGTGCTTAAATCAACTGGATATTGGTTTACCTGTGTAATTGTTGGACTACTTAATAATGTTGTTCCAGAAACATCAATAGAAGTTGCATTTAATGCTGAATCTGTGCTATTATATACAGCTGTTACAACAATACCATATTTACTACCTGAAATTAAACCCGATATATTAATTGTATTTGTAAATGATGACGACGTTGGTGCTTGTACACTCGTTGAAACTATGGTTTGACCATTTGCACGTTTATTTGTATCTGGTGTAGCTGTAGAATTATAACCAATAACAGGTGTGTTTGTTGCTGGAGGAGTAAAATTTACAGTTAATGAATTGTTGCTACCAATTATAGAAGTAATGGTTGGTGCATAGGATAATGTTCTGCCTGTTATATTTGGTGAAGCTACATTTCCAGACATATAAACAGAATTTAAAGTTATAGTGTATATTGTTCCAGATGTTAATCCTGGAATATTCATTGGAATTGTACTATTAGATGTCGGTATTGAAGTTGTTGAAACATTCACAGGATAAGTTATTGTAGTCTGACCATTCTCTGTAGTTTGAGGTACAGCACGAGCAAAATAACCCAATGGCGCATTTTGTTGCAAAGGGGCTGTAAAACTCAAGTCTATGGAATTTATACGCGACGTTGTTAATAAATTTGTTGCCATATATCCCAAAGTATAATAATTTATTCCACTAGAAGCCACTATTCCACCACTATAAACCGATGTTACTGTTATTCCAGTATAATATGTGTTTGGAATTAGATTAAAAATTGTAATTGTTGTCGCCAATGATGATGCTGTTCCTGCACCACCTTGGTCTGTTGTTGCTGTATAACTATTTGGTAATGAACCACTAGTTGGTGTAAAACTTACCGTAATGTAATTTACACTTACATCAATAACTGTTAAATTAGTTGGAGGCAAGCCAATAGTAGATGCAGTAATACTACTTGATACTGCATTTCCACTACTATATATTGCCGTAATAGTTATTCCCGGATAGCTAGTATTTGGTGATAATCCTGTAATAGTAATTTGAGTAGCAGAAGAAACTGCTGTTCCACTACCACCCAATGATGTCGTAGCCAAGTAACTTGCTGGAGTTGACCCAAGTGGTGGTGTAAAACTAATTGTAATTGAACTTACTGTAGCTACTACGAAGGCAAGTCCCGTGGGTGGAAAAGATGCTGTTCCAAATACAACATTATTTGATGATACGTCTCCGTTGCTATAACGTGAATATGCAGCTATTGTATAAATTGTTCCAGATACTAATCCAGGAATAGTTAGATATAAATTATTTGTTGGTGTACCAATAGTGCTGACAGTAACCTGATTATTGTTTGTAGAATTTGGTGTTGCAACTGCATAATAAGACTTTGGAGTATTACCTATAGGGGGAAGATAAGCGATGGAAATAGAATTTGTTAATAAACTTGTTGCAGTTACGCTAGTAGGAGGATTTGAAACTGTTGCTCCTTGCACTGTAGTAGTTGAAATTACATTTCCTGTATTATAATAAGATGTAACGGTAACGTCATAAATAGTACCTGAAATTAAATTGTTTATTGGTATGGATGTTGATGTTGTGATACTTGTTGTTACGATTGATTGGTAATTATCTCTTTGTAATGGCGTTGCAGTTACATAATACCCTATTGGTGGACTACAAATCGGCGGCGTAAAACCCAATGTTAATGAATAAACTGTTGGTGTAGACAATATTAAATCAGTTGCATACGTAGATGTTGTATTTCCAGCAATACTATTAGATGCAATAGTACCGTTATTATAAACTGCACTAACTGTGACATAATATTTTGACCCCGAAATTAATCCATAAACTGTAATCGGTGATATAGAATATACAGAACTAGTTACCGCTGTTTGTTGACTGTTATTAGTTGTAACTGGAACTGCTGTTGCATAAAATGAATTTGGAGTATTACCAGGTGGTTCTGTAAACTCAACAGTTAAATAATTATAACTTGCGTCGGTAATTCCAGTTATTGTGGGCGGATTGGATGGGGTGCTCGTAGTAATAAATGTTGATGAAGCGCTTGTGTTGCTATATGAAGCACTTACTGTTACATTATATGTTGTTCCTGATACTAAATTATTAATAGTTAATGGATTTGAGAAAGATGTACCACTATTCGTTGATGCACCAGATGTTCTGGAAGTCGCCGTAGCAAAATAACCCAAAGCTGTACTGCCAGATGATATTGAATACCCTATTTTTAAATAATTATAACATATGTCAGTTATTATTAGATTACTTGGAGGACTGGATAATGTTGAACCTTGAGCCACTGCTGATATAACATCGCCTGTATTATATACTGAACTAACATAAATATCATATGTTGTGCCTGAAATTAAACTTGACATTACGATTAATGTAGAAGTGGACTCACTTGTTATAACAGTTGTTTGACCATTATCAGTTGATGTCGGAATTGCGGTAACATAATATCCTATTGGTGTGCTACCTAAAGGTGGTGTAAAACCCACAGTTAAAGAATTTACATTAGGATTCGTAACAGATAATCTAGTTGGTGGAGCGGCACTTGTATTTGCTGTAATTCCTGCTGATATAGTATTTCCTAAGCTGTAAATTGATGTTATATTTATAGTATACGTAGTTCCCGAAATCAATCCAGTAAATGTTACAGGACTATTTGTTGATTGTGTTTGTGAAACAACTACTTCTTGGTCATTATTAAATTTACTAGGAGTTGCAGTTGCATAATAACCAATGGGTGGACTACCTACTGGCGCATTAAATGAAACTGTAATATAGTTATAACTTATATCTGTAACTGGCATTATATATATAATACTATAATTCATTTTTCTAAATTAGAACGTTGCTGCATTAAATAATGTGTTTCCTGTTAATACATTGGACCCAGAGTATCCGGTTGCATAAACAGCAGACATACTAATATCATAAGATGTCCCTGAAATAAGATTTCCGATTACAAATGATGTTATATAATTGCTTAATCCTGTAATATCTACAATAGATTGTCGGTTATTGGTATAATCTGGTACAGCAGTTGCATTGTAAGTTGTAGGTGATGTTCCTGATGGCGGTGAGAAATAAACAGTGATTGCGTTTGTACTTGCGTCTGTTGAAAATCTATTAAGTTCTGTAATTATTGGTGGACTAAACAAAGTACTACCCGAAACAGATATTGTAGACATTTGATTTCCTACACTATAAACTGCAACCATACTAATATCATAAGTTGTTCCGGCAAATAATCCTCTTATTGTAAGTTGATTTGAAGTAGTTTGTGAAGTTGTCACGTTTGTTTGACCAACTGAAGTTGTAGTTGGTTTTGCAATAGCAAAATAAGATATGGGAGCACTACCAATTGGTGGATTATAACTTAAATCAATACTTGATGCGGTTGTTCCTGTAACAATAATTGAAGTAGGTGGATTAGATGTAGTTGTGCCACTAAAACTTCCGGTTGAAACAAAATTTCCTATATCATATACAGCTATCATACTAATATCGTATGTTGTTGCTGACACTAGATTTCCAATAGTAAAAACTGTCAAATTGTTTGCTATACTACTTACAGTAATAATAGATTGATTATTGTCGTATGAGTCCGGACTAGCGACAACAGTATAGTTTATAGGAAGACTACCTATTGCTGGTGCTGAATAATTTACTGTCAATGAATTTACTGTTGGATTTGATATAGAGTCAATGGTTGGTGGATTAGCTAATGTAGTTCCAGAAATAGTTGATGCGGAAGTTTGATTTCCTGTATCATATACTGCGACTAGGCTTACATCATAAACTGTTCCCGAGATTAATCCTTTCATCACATAAGAACTAGTTAAGCTTAATGGTGTTATATTAGACAACGTTACTGAAACTTGACTGTTTCTCCTTGTGTCTGGATTAGCAATTAAGTTATAACTATTCGGTAGCGTTCCACTTTGTGGAGGTGAAATATAAACAGTAATAGCATTTGTACTAGGGTCGGTTAATGTATTCGTATTAATACCTGATATTGTTGATGGACTACTGAATGTAGACGCAGTAAGTGCTGATGAATCATATGTTCCTGTATCATAATACGAGCTGATAACTATGCTATATTGAGATCCTGATGATAATCCACTAATAATTATAGGGTTTTGAGAAACATCAAAAATAGAAACTGCTAGCCCATTTCTAGTTGTAGGTGTAGCGGTAACATTATAACCAATTGGATGACTCCCTATTGGTGCTGTAAAACTTATAGCTAATGTATTGTATGTTTGATTAACTACTTGCAAATTAGTTGGTGGATTAGCCAATGTTGATCCATTTACTGGGTCAGAATCTTGATTACCACTCAAGTAAACACTTGTAACTTTTACTGAATATGTAGTACCAGAAATTAATCCAGGGACTGTTATTAAATTTGAACTAGACAATGTTGGTGGTGTTGGATGTACTACTGTCGTCTGTGAATTAAGTACCGTAGTTGGCGTTGTGGTTACATAATAACCTTGAGGTAAATTTCCAGAAGGAACATTAAAACTAACATCAAAACCATTAATTGTTTGATTTTTTATAAATAAAGCACCAGTCTTTGAACCTACGGTTGTAACTGTTAACGGTGAAGAAGTTACTGTTCCTGCTGTATATAATGACGATATTAATACAACATAAGATGTTCCAGACGTTAATCCTGTTATTGCGTATGGATTTGAAAGAGTAGTAATACCGCTTTTTGTAATAACTGTGTCTCCATTCGTTGGTGTAATTGTAACAGTATAACTATTTGGAGAAGTTCCTGGAGCTGATGTATACCCAACGTAAAAACTTACGTCAGTTATTGAACTTGATCTTAAATTTGTTACAGAGCTAAAATATGTTCTTTGTGTAAGACTTGTGCTGTTTGCATTAAACGATGAAATTACTTTATTGTAAATGGCTGTCATAACTATTGTATATGTTACCCCTGTTAACAATCCTGATATACGAACTGGATTCGGTGGATAAGGTATATTAGATAAATCTGTAATTACCTGTGGACCAACAGAAGCAGTTGAAGTTATTTTATAACCTATTGGTGTTGAACCAGTTGGGACAACATATGATAAGTCAAATAAAGTATAACTAGCATCTGATATTGATAATCCGGTTGGTGCTGGAGAAAGTGTTGTACCAGAAATATCATTTGTTGGTAATCCAAATCTACCAGTGGACAAATACTGTGACAATAGTAAATTATATTTTGTTCCTGAAATTAACCCATTAATTGTAATTGGTCCAGACTGAACAATAACATTATTCACAAATGTTGTTTTTGTCACCTGTTGATTATTTGAACTTGGGTCAGGAATAGCTATAACATAATAACTTGCAATATTTGGATTACTCCCATTAATAAAATTTACAGTTAATGATGTAGATGTTGTATTACCACTAACTAATGCATATTGACTGGGATTAAATCCTAATGTTGTACCACTTACTACTCCAGAAGATGTTGATGTTCCGTTTCTATAAACTGTTGTAACGTTTAAATAATTGTATGTTGTACTAGCAGTTAATCCTGTAATTGTTATTCCATTAGCAGACGCACTTGCTATACCGCTTCCTACACCATTGGCCGATGCAGTATAACCAATAATAGAATTTGTTCTATTTATTGGCGCAGAAAATGATACATCTATACTTATATCTCTTGATTTGGATACTGATAAATTTGTAGGAGGCAAAATGTCTACTGTTAATAATGATATATTTGATGTCAATATTGAATTAGAGTAATTTGCGAATATAGTATTATTGGTAAATCCTGCTGTGTAAGATGAATTTACAGTATCTATGTTTACTGTCAAATAAAAATCGTATACATAACCAGGATTTGTAGTTAATACAATATTAGAAACATTTATGGTATCTATATATGCAAAATAATTATAACCATTTACGCTAGTAGACAGTTCGCTATACGTTACTTTTATTGGCGAATTGGATGAATAATTAGATAATGATATAGTTTTAGACTCAGGGACGACGTTCCCACTATATTTAACATCTAAAAACAAACCATTAATAGTGAATGTGGCTGTGCCATTTTGACCCGAAGCATTAGTTGCATATATGCCTATTGGTGCCTGTAATGTATAGGTATATTGATTATTATCTATAGCAGGATTTATTAATAATGAACCTATATAACTAGAAATGTTCGTAGACATTAACACATTTTTACTAGCGCTAATTGACCATAAGTTTGTATTTGCTATTTCAGATTCACTATATGCTGCGTTATTAATAGTAGTGTTTGTAAAATTATACAGTGGCACCGTATCGTCATATATTAAATTAGTAATAGGGCCATAAATTCCAGATGACGATGTTGGTGTTGGAATTAAATTATCTGCTGCACAATTTACTATTAGACCATCTGGTATAATCGTATAAGTAAAATACCCTTGATAACCAGTTATTTTTACAGCATTTGTGTCTAATTGAGAAGCAGCTGATATAACTAATTTGTCTGGATATTTTACAGTTACTGTACTATAATTACCATCTGTGTCTAAAGTGGTAATTACTTTATTCTGAAATCCCTGCGATTGAGAACGTCCACTTAATATTTGTGATAATTTCTGTGTTTGTGTTAAATTATTTGTCTTTGATGTACTATTTGTATTGCTATATTTTAATATTTCTGCCTTACGTCGCATATCCAATTGATATTTTGTAAATGTTCCATTATAAGGATTGGATGGTGTATATCTAGATTGCGGATTGTTAAACAACATCTGTTTTCTCCTTTGGTCGCATAAAACGTCTAATGAAATATTGGTTGTTCCTGCCATTGTTATATAATGTGACTTTACATTATATAACTATAAATATCTCAAGTTTATAATTTGTTTGAATACCAAACAGATGACAAATAATTGTAACTACCTGTTGCTGTCGCATCAACGCTATCCGAACTAGGACTAGTATTTGGTCCCCAATAAACAATATTATTAATTTCTATAATACTCAACGCATGATTAAAATATCTTAAATCGGAAAGATTTCCATTAAATCCACCACCCTGGCAAACATTAATATCGTTGTAATTTTGTTTAGGCACTAAAGGTAAATTTAGACGGCCTGAAATAGTGCCGTTTATATAAACGTCTAACATTGTGTTTTCTAAACGAATAATTACATTTACCCATTTGCGAACAGGGATATCTTTTACTTCAATATTACTCTTGGTATCATTCGCGTTTGCGGTATTCATTATAACTTTTAATGTTGCTACTCCATTTGTGTTAGGAACAATATATAATCCAGGACCATTATTTACACTTGTAATATTCGTTACTGAATCAAAATTCAAATCGCCTTTATTGAATATAAATTGATGTTTTGATGTAGAACCTAAATCATTTATGAACAACCATACTGACCACGTAAATTCCATGCCGGTACGTTCATTGTTTGATAATTTTACTATTTTTGCTTTATTTCCTACACTAGGGTCTTGTGAAAATGTTTTTCCTGTTTGACCAGTAATAAGACCCCTAATAATAAATGGACTATCTGATGGATTTAAAAAATACCCTAAGATTATTACTCCTAAATTCATAAGAAATAAAAATCCTATTATCACTAATATAATAAATGCGAACTTGGCAATAATAGTATTAGATTGTAAAAATGATGAGGATGCTCCAACACCGGCGGTAGCCTGGTTAGAAAAATCATCAAGACTATTATTTACACTTGATTTCATATCATTTATACTATTTCCAAAACTTTCTGATGCCTGTTGAATTGATTCTGGCATTTTAATATCGGGAGGAGCCATGTTTTGAAAATTCATTGTATGGTTATATATTATATATATAATAGATTATAACCATTCTAAAAACTTTATTTTATTAATCTTCTCTAAACCCCCTGGAACAATCTCTAAAATAAAGGGCGGTTGTTAATGATAGTAATGTTGTCTTTTAATACACTGTAATTTATACCATAAGCTCCAAATAAACCAGTGAACTTGCTCTTACCATTACCTTTCATGTACCAATCCCATGCCATTTGAGGGTCTACTGGTGTTGTCCACCTAGTGAATATTAATGCATTAGCGCTCCATCCAGAACCAATAGAAATTCCTGCAACTCCAGAGCTAAAATTGGGTGTGCCCGAGTTTCCTAAATACAATGGAGATGTTGTAGAATCAACTGGTTGCTTGGGAGGAGGTATTTGTTGAGATATCACCAATTTTCCATCTAAATAACAATCTACAACTTGGTTATCAACACTAATGATGATATACACCCATTTCTGTAATGCAAAAGTATTAGTTATAGTCATTGTTTGTGTGGTACCATTAGCTAAGAATATATCACATTTTAATGTAGGTGTATTTTGGTCTAAATATAATTTAATATTATTAGGTCTGTAGAATATTGTTTTTTGGGCTGAAGGGTCCCAGTTTTGAACATATAACCATATTCCATGAGCATAACTTAAATTTGTAGCACCAGTTAAATTGTCGCCTGTAATTGTTGGTATAGCTTTTGTGAAATCGGCTACAGGACTTAAAGTTGTGGCAGTATTAGATAAATATTTGAAAAGTAAGTAAATAAAAAATACAATTACTATTCCTAAAATTATTATAAGCGAATTCATTTATTTGTATATCTAATACTCACAAAATAAATATTAATGGTGGTACTTGTCTTTTCAATATCAAAAACATCCTTTATATTCTTGATATTGAAACGCCTATATTATTACACATTTGTACAATTAAATTTCGCATGGGCAATTTATCAGTACAAAGGTGTAAAATTGTTCCAATAATATAATTAACATACAAATATTAAAACAAATCTTTGTTTATTGAAGTTGGTAATCCATGACCAAATAAAATCATATACACAAGTACCAAAGCTGCTAACAAAATACTTCGGTTTTCTGCAACCAATTGTTTTTGCCCAAGTACAAAAATCATAAAGAGGTATAATAAAATACCAACTATTATTGAATGAAATAACATAATTCGTCCGTTTTCCATGTTAGTTCTATACATTATTACATATAAAATTTTCATTTGAAATGTCTAAATTTTTATTCTTGGATTATATTGAAAATTCTATATTTAAGTTACAACTGGGGGGTTTTTATACATTAATAAATTGTATGTAGATGTAATATGCGACATTGATAAATTGTATGGGTAATATCTAATGTTACATATTGCGCCATCTAAACCTTTCTCCTTACCAATCATAATGTTATCACTTGCTTTATATGTTGGACGGTTATCTGTAAATTTAAATACTTTTACTAATTCTCCATTGATAAACAAATCTACTTGTGATGATTTGTAATTAAATACAAAATTATTCCATTTTTGATTTGGCAATGTGACTTCAAAAAAGTTTTGGCTTGTCCTTGCATCTGTAAAATAAATGATATATTTATTTTTATTGACATCATCTGTGATGTTATTGTGATATGATATTTTAGGTTTTCCCCTGCCAAAATTAAAAATTGGCATTTCTTTGGTATAACTAGCGAAGTTCGTTGGTTGAACATTCAAATATATCCACATACTGAATGCGAAATTTGTTTGATAAACAACTGGAAGATTTGTATTTTCTAAGTTATCTTTTGATATTTGTAATAATTTACTAGAGCCAATTGATTTGGGAATGTCTAAAAACGCACCATTATCCAATAATACTGTACCATCTTTCTTATCAATAGCGTTAACTATTTTTGGAACATAGATGTATAAAAGTATTAATAATAATTCTATAAAAAACAATACATAAACCACTTTAGATGTCATTTGGAATTCTTTCAATATGTATTTTGAAAAATCAATAATTAAACATGGTATGTAAAATATGAAATAAATAATAAAACCTGGCAATCCTGTAAATGATTTTAAATAATTACTTAACATATAAAATGATAGTGCTAGTCCTACTAGAATTATACTTAATATTATAAATCCGGATATATATGCAGTTGCTTCAAGTGCTACTGAATTCATATTGATATAAAAATAAACTGCTGTAAAAAACATGATAACTGCCATTACTATTCCAGCTAATTTGCCATAGCCACTACCATTATCAGAACTTAATATTGGGACAGCGTATGAAAAAGCAAACATTATTGGTATTAATATAGTTAAGATATAAACGTAGGTATTTGTAGTTAGTGATTTCTGATCATAGACTGCAGTGTATAAAACAATTAATATAACAGCAATTATTCCAAATAATAAACCGTAATTTGGTATCATACTTGCTTCAAAATCATTGAAAATAAATCCAGCAGTTGACCCAGCCGATGCATCAAGTGACCCACTAAGCGCTTTGTATACTTCTTTAAACATCCATAAAACTATTGATAATGCAATAATTATTATGTAAAATGCAACGTTAGGTACAAAGTCTAACATTGCTCCCCAACTAGATGATAAATATTTAATTATAAATGTAACAACTATTAATGCAATAAATATAATAAAAACTAATGTTACTGTACCCTCTTCTGTTTCTTGTCTTATTCCACCTGGAACAAAAAAATCTATCTCTCTTTTGGGGTCACTTGGGTGTTTTTTTTTAGTATAATATCCTTTAGAAAACATCTTATCATGCGATTTTATATTCAACCCTATTATCACAATGGCAAAAACTATCATCTCTATAATTCCATTTAAATACGAAACATCAATCTGCATACTTTTGGCATATTCGGGTATAATACCTGATATGTTTTTTAAACCATCTATAAACGGTATCAAACTCAATATAGTAAATGCAATTAAACAAATCAAAACTATTGTTGTTACGCCCTCTTTCGTATCAATTCTAACTAAATTATGCTCGTCATCAATCATTCTACTGTGCATTTTTGAATCCATTACACTAATAGAAATAATTAATGATATTATGAAAAGAGCAGATACAACAAATGCTATCGGCTTTATAATTCCATTTATAGTATCCGAGTCTGGTTTTAATGATTCTAACATTATGTTTATACTAATATATGTTAATAAAAAATATTATTCATGTTTACTATTTACTACTAAACATGAACATTACAGGTTCTCTATAGCTGTTTTTTTACCATGACAATCTCTACATAGAGCTACTAAATTATCTACATGATTACTTCCACCATATTCTAAACGGACTTTGTGGTCTACCTCAAACCATGCAGGTAATTTACATCCACAGTCCCCACATTTCCAGTCTTGATTAGATGCCACATATTTCTTCTTTGTTTCACTCACAGAACGCTTTGTCGCTTTCTTTCCTGATTGCAACATGCGGTTTTCAGATACAGTGTGATTTTGATTGGGCATTGGTATGACAGGATAATTGTAGGCATCCCGACCATTTTGCGCATCACCGCTGAAGTCTTGTCTAGATGTGAAATCTAAAATAGGAGACAACATATTGGTCGTATTTTTATCTATTGGTAAATACTTTATGTAGTCGTTTGTACTGGAAATCACTTGTTGTGCTCTCATTGGATTACGTTTTAATAGAATATATAACATAAATGCACCAAATGCTACACCAATCATCTGATAATACTTCTTAAAGGATAATAATTTTTTTAGGACTTTTCCTTCGGTGTATATGTTTGCAATGATTAATCCTGCTATTATAAATATAAGAATTTCTACACGCATAAATTATTATTTTATTTGTTTACTATATTACGAGAAAATAAGGAGGGTTCTAAAGGTATACATAAATCAAAAACAACAAAGTCAATATCAATACAGCATGAATGTAATGCTTTCTCATATTAACCCTTTCCGAAAAGACATATGGTTTGGGCTTATATTCAGCACGATACTTTTCTAAAGCCATAGGTAAAGACAATTCTTCCTTACCTAATTTGACGTTAATTTTGTTATGTATAAAATGGACCCATCTTACAAAGGAATCTCTATTATCTAAATAGGGTGTTACAGGATATCTATCAATCATTCTACTAAATTTATCACCAATGTCTGGGTCTGGTATAAAAAGAGGCATATTCGTAATCAAATCATAATATTTACGTTTCGTGACATCATTAGGTGTCATGGGATACGATTCTGCTACTGTGTGCAGGAAAAACCAATAATGTGGTCCCCATATACTCGCATCAAACTGCATTCTAATATATTCAAAATATAATTATATAAAGATTATGGAAGATTATTAAGGAGGATAATCTTATTACATATGAATAATTATTGCAACAATTGCGGAAAATCTGGACATTTATATCATCAATGCAAATTACCTATTACCAGCTTTGGTATCATTGCGTTCCGTATTCATGAAAATCAATTACAATATTTAATGATACGACGTAAAGATACTCTAGGTTATATTGATTTTATGCGTGGTAAATACTCTGTATTCAATAAAGATTATATTATTAATATGATTAAGCAAATGACAGTAGAAGAAAAATCTTTATTGGCATTGGGTGACTTTGATTTATTGTGGAAGCGAATATGGGGAAATCATAATATTTCCAACCAGTATAAATCAGAAGAAAACGTATCTCGTGAGAAATACAACTCGTTGGTAGATGGGATATTATTTAAAAATGAACTTTTTACATTGAAAGATTTAATTGAAGAGAGTAATAGTTTTGAGAATGAAATATGGACCGAGCCCGAGTGGGGATTTCCAAAAGGGCGCCGTAACTATCAAGAGAGTGATTTTGATTGTGCTTTGCGTGAGTTTTCTGAAGAAACTGGGTATGATATTAAATACATAAAGAATATTAAAAATATTTTACCATTTGAAGAGATTTTCACTGGCTCCAATTACAAATCTTATAAACATAAATACTATTTAACATTTATGAACTCTGAAGATACAATGCATACTAACAACTTTGAACCAACTGAAGTTAGCAAAATGGATTGGAAAACATATGATGAATGCATTCTATGTATTCGTGGTTATAATTTAGAAAAAAAGAAACTATTAACAAATATTAACAATACAATAAAAACGTTCCGTTTATTCTATTATTAATGAGGTTTGTCTTTGGATTTTGTTAAATTATACGAATAAATATATACGTATAAGTTAAGTATCATAAATATATGCCAAAAAATACAGAAACAAAGAAAAAAGATAAATCCCCTAAGAATGTAAGTAAAAAAGCTCATATGCAACCACAAACTTCGGCTATAGGGAATGTTGTTAATGAAGCTACTAAGGCAATCACATCTGTGATAGGAATTCATCCTGTTGAAGGAATAAGTAAAACTAATAAAATTTTAGACGCTATTTTTGATGGTAACCCTAATCCAGTAGATGAAAACGTTGTAATGAAAAAAGGAAAAATTGTTTTAAATCGTGACAATGTTAGTAAGTATATAAAAGAATTGTTAAAAAAAACAAGGTGTGATCCAGACTTTCAACATGGACCTGATCAACAAAAACGATTTATTGAATTAACTAAACTACCAGGTGCTAGTAATGATCCTGATAAAAATAGCCTTAAAAAAATATTGGCTGGTTTAATGGAAGTTCCTCTATCAGCACTTGATAGTACTAGAAAATATGGAATTCCACACCAGAAGGATTTTGTAGGGGTAATTTTATGTTTAGAAAACTATTTCAAGGATAAACAAAATGCAGATGCTACCGTATCTATTAAAGAGTCTCAACAACAAAACGATGTAGAAAAACTCGTCTTTGCACAAGAGCCTGCCAACTTAGAAGAGCCAGTAATTGCACAAGAACCAGTAATTTCACAAGAACGAGTAATTTCACAAGAACGAGTAATTGCACAAGAACCAGTAATTTCACAAGAACCTGTAGAAGAACCCATTCCCGAAGGCACAGAAGAAACTAGAAAAGTTTTTGAGGACGAAGAAACCGTTGTAGATAGTGTACCCATTATTGGTTTACCTGATATTGAAAATGTTGCCAAGAATGAGTTGGAAACCGAACAGGAAGAAATAGAACCACCAACAGAACCCTCTGAATACAATAGTTTTTTGTTAAACAAAGAAATACGTGAATCAGAAAATCTCAGAAACGACGAGAGTTTCCAATTTCTCTATCCTGAAATAAACGATCCAAATTTTAATATAAAAATTGCCAAACATAAAGAATTTAATGAAACTAAATATGATGGCGACACCTATGACATTGAAGAACATGCCAAAAAACTATGTAATACTGAATTTGAACTTACACCACACCAACTGTTTGTTAAAAACTTCCTCTCTATGCAGACACCCTACAATTGTTTACTACTTTACCATGGTTTAGGTACAGGCAAAACGTGCAGTTCTATAGGAATTGCAGAAGAGATGAGAGCATATATGCAGCAAGTTGGAATAACACAACCAATATTAGTCATCGCTAGTCCCAATGTTCAAGAAAACTACAAACTGCAACTCTTTGACGAACGTAAATTAAAAATAGAAAATGGACTATGGAAGTTAAATACATGTATTGGTGAGGCTCTATTAAAAGAAGTAAATCCAACCAATATTATTGGTGTGCCAAAAGACAGAATTATTTTAGAAATAAACAGTATTATCCATAAATATTATCGTTTCATGGGGTATGGTGAATTGGCAAATTATATTAAACGTGTTATGCAGTTACCAGAAGGCGGTAAATTTAAAATGTCTGAGATTAAAGAATTAAAAATAAAGAAAATAAAGAAATACTTTGATAATCGTCTTATTATTATTGACGAGGTTCATAATATTCGTATTTCTGACGATAATCAAGAACAAAGCAAAACCGCAAGTTTACTTATGGAGGTTGCCAAGTACTCAAATAATTTAAGATTATTGATGTTATCTGCAACTCCAATGTATAATAGCCATAAGGAAATTATTTGGTTAACAAATTTAATAAATATTGTGGATAAAAATAGCACAATCCGAGAAAGCGACGTCTTTGATAAAAATGGAAATTTTAAAGAGAAAAAGAATACCAAAAATTCTGAAGGTGGTAAAGAACTTTTAATACGTAAATTAACTGGTTATGTTTCTTATGTTCGTGGTGAAAATCCTTATACGTTTCCTTACCGTATCTACCCCGATGTTTTCTCACCAGAGAATTCATTAGAATCTATTGCTGATAATTATCCTTCTATACAAATGAATAATCGCGAAATAGATGACCCAATAGAGAAAATTCCCGTCTTTGTTACGCCCATAGGTGAATATCAAGCCAAGGGTTATGATTTCTTGATGAAGCATATGAGAAATAAATCTTATAAAATGGTTAATAAATTTGGCGAAGAGCGTGAGCTTCCTAGTTTTGAGAACATGGATTCGTTTGGTTATACCTATTTGTTGAAACCATTAGAAGCATTAGATATAGTATTTCCTAATCCAGAATTAGATAAAAAAGGAGACAGTTCTGATACTGGTACTAGTGCGGATGAAGATGCTAATGCAGGGGATGAATTTGAAGACCAGAAGAACGAAGAAATTGTTAATAACTACATAGGTAAAAAAGGACTATCTAATACTATGTCGTTTACATACCAAAAATCTCCCTATCCTAATGTATACGATTATGAATACAAACCCGTTATATTAAATAATCCTGCTCATGGGCGAATTTTCAACCCCGACAATATCGGTAAATACAGTAATAAAATTGCCAAAATATGCGAATGCATTAAAAAATCAAAGGGTATTGTTCTTATCTATTCGCAATACATTGAGGGCTCAATTGTTCCATTAGCACTTGCTCTAGAAGAAATGGGTATTTATAGATATAGTTCTGAATCATACGCAAAATCTTTATTTAAAACACCACCTACTGAACCACTTGATGCTCTTACTATGACACCTAAATCACAATATACTGGCTCTAGTTTTTCAGCCGCCAAATACATTATGATAACTGGTAACAAAGCATATTCACCAAATAATGCCGCCGACATCAATTATGCAACAAACCCAAGTAATAAAGAGGGAGAAAAAGTAAAGGTTGTTATTATATCTAAGGCTGGTTCTGAAGGATTGGATTTTAAATGTATAAGACAAGTCCATGTATTGGATCCCTGGTATAATATGAATCGTGTTGAACAAATTATTGGTCGTGGCGTTCGTAATTTCAGTCATTGTATGTTGGAAGATTTCAAAGACCGTAATGTAGAAATATATTTACATGCAACTTTGCCAAGAAATAGTGAAGAGCCTGCTGATTTATACGTTTACAGATACGCAGAAAAGAAGGCGCAAATTATTGGAAAAGTAAATCGTTTATTGAAAGAAATCTCTGTAGATTGCCTATTAAATATTGGTCAACATAATTTCACAATAGACCAATTAAATACTCTTGCTAACAATCGTGACATGCAGATTCGTGTCTCTAGTAAACCAGAATTAGTAGATTTTCAAATAGGTGATAGAGATTATTCTGATATATGTGATTATGAGAAATGTGCAAAGGAATTTAAATGCTTACCTCATGCAGAAATTACCGATGTAATAACTAATACGTATAACGATGATTATGCAAAAATGAATAATTCCACGATTACCAAGAGAATTCGTGACTTATTTAAGAAACGCAATGCTTATAAACGTCAGCAATTAATACGTGAAATTAACATAATTAAAGAATATCCCGAATCTCAAATAGATTTTGCACTATCTAGATTTATTGATAATAAGAATGAATATGTTTATGACGAATATGGGCGTACCGGTTATTTAATCAACAAAGATAATTATTATGTGTTTCAACCCATTGAAATAACTGATGAAACCGCTTCTATGTTTGACAGAAGTGTACCTGTTGATTATAAAAGGACAGTTTTAGAATTGGAGCTAGGTAATGAAAGTGAATCTGTTGCAGAAGTTATTGAGGATGAACATGAGTATGTGAGAAATAAATACACAGAAATATTGGCTGATATTGAAAATAGTTTATCAAAAATACTTATAGCACGTTCTAAACAAAACGAAAAACGAACCAATAAAGAAACGGATTGGTTTATAAATTATGGTTACATTTGCTACTTGCTTTATGAAAAACATCAAATCAGTGATGAGTTAATAACCAAATATGCTATTTGCCATTATCTTGATACCGCCCAACACAATGATAGATTATTAGTCCTTCGTTATTTATATTCTGGCGCAGAGCCTACATCAACTTCTACTGAAAAGGTTATTTATAATTATTTTAATGAGAAAGTTGTCAAAGTGAGAGGATACAATGCTATTATTTTAGCACTTGATAAAGATGACCCACAAGTAGAGGGACGTAAGAAAACGTATATACAAGACCAGGAAGATAAATGGATCTGGTCTACTGCTCAACCTACTGATGAAATGGAGACGAAGCGCCAGAGTGCTAAGATTATTTATGTAAACTTACAATCGTTACATAATATTTTTGGGTTTATGCAAGTTATGAAAGAGAATATTGTCTTTAAAATATTAGATAAATCTGCGAAAACTAAAATTGGTGCAAATTGTGGTGGCGAAAGTAAGAAAGATGTTATTAAACGTATTAATATGGTTTCGGATATTAAATATAATTATAAGGACGATGAGGGTGAAGAAAATATTAAATCCACTGATATTGTGAAGATAGGATTATGTATTATTTTAGAGACGCTTTTCAGATATAATGATGATATGAAAAAGGATGGTAAGCGATGGTTCTTGAACTTGGAACAGGACCCTTACGAACAAAAAGCCTAATAAATAATAAAAGAAAGGGAGGGTTCGGAAGGGAACCGACCCGCAAAGCTTTAAGGTTCCTTTCCAAAAAAATTGATTTAAAATGATATAAACATTATTTTATATCATTATTAGTATATTGTAACAATGGCCGACCGTAAAATGCAACGTGACGACCGTAAAATCTATGGGGTTTACCTTCAATCTGTTCTTACTATGAAAGTAATAGTGCCAATTACAAGCGTTGGAAAAAACATGAAGCAGAATTTAGAGAGAATCATATCTAAGAAGACAGAAGGAAAATGTATCGCAGAAGGATTTATTCGCCCTAATTCAGTAAAAGTAATCCGTTATTCTAGTGGAAACATTAACAATGAGAACATTGAATTTCAGACTGTGTTTGAGTGTATGATTTGTCATCCAGTAGAAGGTATGTTAATTGAGTGCGACACTAAGACTATTACTAAGGCAGGAATTCATGCTGAAGTTTCTGATGAACAAGGCAATATTCCTATTACTGTATTTGTTGCTCGTGACCACCATTTCACTGACCGAAAGTTTGCTGACATTAAAGAGAATATGAAAATTATTGTCCGTGTTGTTGGTGTTCGGTTTGAATTGAATGACCCCTACATTTGCGTTATTGGCAAGTATATTGATAGAAAGACAGATGAAAAGAAAGGTGATAAAAAAAGAGGTGGTGAAAGTAATATTGAAGGTGAAAATGTTCGTTTAACTATTGGAGGGGATGATGAATTTGAACCCGATGATGAGTAATATTATAGTACTAGAGCCATTCCATTTTTGATACGGACAATAGAATTTCTTTATCTATTTTTATTGCAGGTGACCAATCTCTACCACAGAACAATGTTGCTTTTTTCTCCTCATCTTCTTTCTTAGAAATTCCATTTACGGTATATTCTTGCAAGGTCCATAGTGGTTGTTCAAATGGATAGCTTAGAGGAAATTTTATTACATGGGTCATTTTTCTTATGTCTACTAGGAATGAGTGAATATAGTTGTTTACATCTCTAGGTAGTCCATTTATGTATGTTTCTAGAGGAGATGCTGTGCGTTTATGGCTTTCTATATGAAGAGTACATTGTCTATTATTATCTTGGTCCATGGTCAAACTTATTTTACGAATGTTATTTGAAGTATTCGTAAAACCAAAGTATTCATGCATTTTTTCCTTATCACACCCAATGTGTCTCAAATGACTACGAAGTCGCAACATGTAATTGTTGTAGTTAATAGTTTCGCTCATTGTAGATTGTTTCTACATTTTAATTAGCTATAAAAGCAATCAATTTTTTAACGACGCATAAGACATTCCATAAATTTATCAGGATTTTCGCGGTTCAATACATACCAATTAATAACTTGTGCGGGCGAATAAAACTTGTCTTTAACCTTACTTAGTAATCTCTCATCTACATCAGATTTATAGAACTGTTTATACATTTGCCTAATCATATTTCTGGTACAATTATCCAAACATAATGTAATATCAATCCTACCGGGTCTAATTAATGCCGGGTCTAATTTATCATAATGATTACTACTAATTCCTAATATTCTACCCGGTGTTTCCTTAATTCCATCCCACAAATTCAAGATGTCATCTAGAGTAATAGGGTCTTCTTCTTGTGGTTTACACATTTCTATAAAATCCTTCTTTTCGTCATTATTGTTGTCTATTAGTTGCTGAATAACTGTGCTTATTTCGTTTTTGGGCGATGTGTTCTTTTTGGATTTTCCCTTTTTATTACTGGGGTCGGATTCTTTGTCACGTTTCCATACTATTTCTCCCAAACAATCTATATCTTCTATTATAATAATCTTTTTATCAAATCCCATACTGTTTTTCTTGTTGTCGTAATTATAACGGCATTCAAAAAATGCTTCTTCCAGTTGTTGTTTGGTTTTTATTTGTTTCAATGACAAAATAACTAGATGGCGTTTAGTAAGATTTGCTAAGCTCTTAAAAAATGATGTCTTACCTGTTCCTGGTGGGCCATATAGTCCTATACCCAATGTATAAGGGATTCCGTTTTCATAGTACCAGTCTTTGTTATTGAGAAAAAAATCTATCTTCTCCATCACAGATTCCTTTCCTTCAAAAATCATATTATTGAAAGTGCGGGTACTCTCAAATGTAGTTTCATTCCATCTTTGAATATTGCCTTCATCATCCTCTTTGGATACTTTCTTTAAACTATAAACAAACCGCTTACCTTTGCGGTCATTTTCAATATGTTCTAGATAACGCACTTTGACTTTCTCTACAAAATCTTGTATTTGACATAATGTAGATTTGTAAGAATACAATGTTATCGTGATATTGTCTGTTTTTATAGTTGTTTTTTTATCACCATCTCCATCTTCTTTGTCAACAGTTGTATATGCGTATATTTCTAACTCTTTGTTGTATAGGATAGGTAGAGTTTGTGTAATAATATACATATCAGCCTCGATCTCATCATTGTATCGTTTATTTGAACTCGTAATATACTCTTGGATATCATAAACGGAATTATTGTTTCTGGTTGATTTTATAATATCATAGAAAAGCGCTTTAAAATTGTCCGAAAAACATGCCGTAATTGTAGGATATGGCTCATATTTAGTTACAATAAACGATTGTCTACCTTCAAAACAAATAGAATGCTTTCTGACAAATGTTGATTTTATATTGTCATAAAACAAATATATATTAGTGAACTCAATATTGTGCGGTGATATCTTTTGCATAACATAAGACACAGCGGTTATTAATAATGTTGAAATGAGTGTATCTATGAATATGTTGTTTGTCTTGAAATTATGAAAAAACGACATTTTTACTGATTCTGTAAACGTGTTATGCATTGTGTTAGATAACACATCACTCATTGTTTGTATGTATCTGGTGAAATGTTTATATTTGTTTTTGTAAACTTCAAAAGTAATATTTGTAAATATATTAAATGGTTTTCAATATATTTACTTATCATGGGAGCTGATTATTACGTTTTTAAATATCTACAAGTAAATCATATCCATGGAGTTTCATACATTGAATTATCGTGTGTTAGAGGTTATTATTGTGAGTGTTTGGATGCCGGGTATGATAGTGACACAAATAATCCAAGAGAATATGAAGAAAAAATAGAAAAACTCATAGAATTATATTTAACACCAAGCATTCGTCCTATATTAATATATAACAATAGCACCTTTATTAGCGATAGATTTTATGAAAAATATAATGAACTAGTGGAACACAGTATAAATCAAAGAATTAAATATTGGAAAGACACTGGCGATATATTAGAAGATAAAGAAGATATATTGAATATCTATAAGATTGAGGTTAGAAATCCTATGTCCTAAATTGAAATTACCAAAAACTATTTATGACACCAAGCACATCATCATTAAGTTTACAAGGATGTTCATTCATTATATCAACCAAAGTTTCTCCACTAACAATAATATTATTCGCATCCATATGAAAGACAGTAGCTTTGCTTAATGGATGGTCTTCGGCTTCCTCATTATTACAAACTAATGTAGTCCATTGTTGAAACTGGACCAAACCCAGAAAATTAGCCCTGAACCATTTTATATTTCCATTATAATTTTGGCAAAATAAATATCGGGTTTTTGTTTGCAATTGAAAGAGGTCCATTGTGTTGTTTTACTGATTAACTAATCTACATAAAATTACTCAATTTTTTATTGAATCACATTGATATTATATTATGTTTTTATATATTATATAATGTATGAGTTCTTTGAAAAATTACAAACACTTGTATTAAATTTTAGTAACGTAAATTCAACAACACATACTTTTTCAAGTAAAGAAAAAAATGCAGTTGTAGAAAAAACGATTAGTTTAGCTGGAACATTAAAAAAACTGTCACTAACTCTCTTATCAAAATTAACATCAGAAGGAGTTTCAATATTACAATTTTTAATTACAACATTATATAAATATATAGCGACTAAAAATTTCACATTATCAGAAGAAATAACAAATAATGTGATAGAAAAATGTGCACAACCTAATATAGTTGGTGAATTTGTTTATGTTTTGACGATGTTGAACAGAGAAGATGTAACTATTTTAATAGTTTTAATTGATTCGTTAACTAATTTTGTTCCAATTGACATTTTTATTGAGATACATAAATTTTTTATTAATTTATTAGGTACTGATTATTTTAATTCGCTTATTACTAATGATGAAATAAATTTAAATGAAACTCATAAAAACAATATTGCATTAAAACTTAACGCCTTTCTTTTTAATTTACGAGAAATAATGGATATAGTATTAAACAATATTATGCTACCCAATGCGATTGAATATTGTTATCACGAAAAAAACAAAAATAAAGCTATTGCTGATATTATATTAAAGTTAGAAAACAAATGTGGTAATGTATTTTTAACAAAGATTATTATTATCGTTAAAGAATTTATTAGTTATATATTGACAAATGATAATACTGCTACTTCAAAGGTAAAAATTATACAAATATTTGGCACATTGTTATATATAATTAACCATATAGTCATTAATATGCCGACGTGGAAGGATGTAATTGGTAATGACCGCGTTATAGAAGAGGCAGAAAAAGACATATTTACTGATGTTCCTTCTGTTAATACCAGGTCAACAAAAAGGAGTGGTGGGATTAAAAAAAATAAACGTAAACATAAACGAACATATAAAAAAAGACGAATTATTGTTAAAAAAAATAAATCTTTATCAACGTAGGTAGGATAAATTCCAATTAATTTCAAATTATTATTGAAATTAATTTACACCTTTGCACTTTAATATTTTCTGATATTCTTTCGTGTTTTACGTCCTCCTTTATGTTTTACACTTTTCCATGTTTTTACACCTTTTACACTTTTCCAGATAGAATCATTTGTATTTTCTAGTCTTGTTTTCGCAGATAAACGTAATGATTTTTTTATAGAGCCTAATGAACGTGCACGAACACCTAATGAATGTCTTAAACGCACAGAACGATTACGACCAGGTAATGGTGCTGAATTCGCTTTTTTTACTGATTTTACCGAACGCCATGGAGCTTCATCAACCATTTCCTGTACCAAATCCACATTGTTTTCCTCTTCCCTCTTGTTACCCTCCCGTTCCCTCTCCTCTATATTACATAATATTCTATTTATTGGTTTGTATCTACAATAAAAAAGGTTCTTCCCTGCTGAACTACCAATTAATTCAGAATCACCAGGTTTTATTCTCTGATTTTTATACGATTTGTTTTCCATTTCAACCAATTTACCAAAATAAGTTTTTGATATTAATGCTACATTATACAATAAAATCATATGAAACTCTTCACTTGGATATGAATTTTGATATCTTCCTATTAATGATTCAATTCTGGCATTACGTTGTGCTTCTGGTAGATTACGTCCCCTCATAACTCCAACCTCCGCATTAATAGTTTGGTTGGCCCAAGTTCTCAGTACATTATTTGGTATAGCGTTGATAAAATTTTGCGTCGTTGTCTTTTGAAACTGTTGGAAGGGTCTGAAAAAATATCTATTCACCCCCGTATTACTAGTAATAAGAGTAGGTTTGCTTCCTACAATTTTATGTTTTTCATCAATACCATATAATATTTGAAACGTAGTTGCATGCGCTAAGTCATCATCACTGCCACCAGAATATTGATATATTGTTTTCTCGTAACTTTTTTTGTTATGAGTGTCATTTCCATATTTACGCAGTATTCTCCCATTCACTTGTTCCTGGTCACCAGCTGTTTTACATAATGCAGGTATTAATATAGATGGATTGTAGATAAAACTAAAACCTTCTGTATGGTCTGGTGAAATTATTACACATATAGGATGTTCATCATGTCCACTTCCAATAGGAAATGTTAATGTCTGACCATATTTAAAGTTTTTAACTACGTCGTCTGGTTTATCACTATTCATCCATATATATTTTTTGTTAAATTTTTTTAGAAAATTACAAAATGAATACATTATTTCCGATGTTGCTGGATATATGAGAGGCAAATAATACTCGTATTTATTATCTATTTTTACATAGTGAGGATGTAATCCATAACCATAATCGTGGTACAATAAACCGCATTTTATATTCATTAACTGTGATAAAATACTTACATAACGAACACTATCATCATTCATGTATGAAGGATCTGACTCGTCTAAATTTTTTCGGTTTGCTACAGCTTGACGCATTATTTTATTTATTTCATCAGTCTGAATATAGTGATTTCCGGTGAGTTCCCTATTATTTTTTGTTGCAGTTTTAATAGCTTCACCAAGATTGTCCGGAATATTAATACGGGTTACTTTATTTTTGAATTTGTCAGATGGAGCTATCTGTTCTCTCGTGTCTAAAAAATCTGCTCTTGCTGCTAATAATGCTGCAAAATCATTAATATTGTAACTTCCCTTTAACATATCTTTATTTCCATCTTCAATAATGCATCCTATATTATTTATATTATCTATTATATCGTTTAATTTTTTGGGGTCAGAACTAAGTCTACGTGTTTCAGTATTTATTTTTTTAGATTGGTCTTCTGTAAAAGGTATTAAAAATTGTATAATGTTTCTAACAGGAAACGATGATTTATTTCCTTTTGTATTAACCATTGATATAAAAAGATTTTTACCAGATTCCGGGCTTTCAATGTCCTTATAAAATTCGTCTTTATCAATAGCATAATTATTAAAATCATAATTATAAACAGATACATATGGAAATGTATGTTTTAAAAGATTATCATAATCTATTTCAAAACATGATTCAAGCCATGACTTAAATGGTGAAACGAGTCCTTTACATACTTTAATAAATATTCCAAGTTTTTCGGCCATAACTCCCAATGGTTGGGCCGCTGTCCAGGACACCCACGATGGTACTACTGCTGCCGCCGCCGCTGCTTGTGCTGCTGCAGCAGCTGCTGCTGGTGCTGCTGCTGCTGCTGCTTTTGTTGCCAATAATACTTGTGCTAGTGCCGCTGCTGTTGTTTTTAGTTCTGCTGCAAATATATATTGGTATGCGGATATACTCGTCGTAGCAGATAAAACAAATAACTTTATTGCGTTCTCTTTATTGGATCCAGCAGTTTTAATAGTATTAACAAGATTTTTAATTAGTCCACTTAATAAATTTCCTAATAAACTAAAACTATTTATTACTTTCTCCATACCGGTTGTTCCACCTTTTAATTCAGTTACGTCGGGGTGTTCGCCTGGTTTTATTGATTTATTAATTAGTATTAAAAAAAATATATTACCATATATGAGACCATCTATGTTGTTATGTGTGCTAATTTTGTCCGACGGATCTATTTTGTGTATTAATGAAGGTACTAAATTAGATTCAAATAGAGCTATTAAACCACTGATATTAGGTTTGTCTGTAATAATTGTAACAATATTGTCAATTTCTTTTTTATACAATATCAATTTGTTCCCGTCATTAATTTTTTCAGGTGCACCCCCATTCAAATAAGGTATAAATGTAAATTTTGATACTCCCTTATCTATTAAATCAAGAGCAGAAACTAATCCAGTTAAAATTGATGTCACAGCTACTTTACATTGAACAGTAAAGTTTCCGGACAGAAAATATGAAAGACTGTCTATTGGTTTAAAGATTGCAGTTTGTCTTCCACTACTAATGGCGTCTTTAATAAATTTTTGCTCATTACTCTTGTTTAAATTTGGACTATTTAAAAAGAATGCTATATCAATTATATCATCAGCCGATGATTGAATCGGAGTTCCAGTTAAAAACACAGACTGTTTGAATTTTGATACAAATTCCAAGAAGGTGTTATCCGTTATAACATTTCTTACTAGGCTTTGGTCACCTTCCATTGTAACTATTTTTATACCCCCTCTCTCATTCTCTTCTAAATCGTATCTTGTGTAGCTGTTTTCACGATTGGTTGATGGTAATCTATTTGTCAATAGACGATGTGCTTCGTCGCATATTAAGAAATCATAATTCTGATCATTAAAATAAGTTAATCCTCCATTTGTATGGAATAAATTGTCATAATCATATCCTGTGAATTCAATCTCATACAATTTTTCTGGGTTTTTGCTATGTTTAATTAATCCATTGAAACTTTCTATTCGCAAAACCGACCCGGATATGTTTTGTATTACTACATTATTTACATAAATCCCTAGATTTAGACAGTCATCAATAAAAGCTCCACGGAATATTCCACTTGGTGCAATAACTAATACTTTAAATGGGGAAAAATCTTGCTCTCCTTGTATATTTTTTTTAGTTAAATTACTAATCGCAATTGAAAGAGATGTCATTGTTTTTCCAGTACCTACTCCATGAAACAAAAAACTAACTTTATCACCAGGTTTTTTAAATTTAGTAAATCTCTGTACTGCTATATTTTGTCTTGAGTCAAGTGTTGTTTTTTTACTAAATATTTCAACCATTGCTGCATCATTAATAAATACATCATTACTTTTTACTATTTCAAGTAGTGGTCCATCATTTAAATCAGAAAAAACAATCATTACGTAAAGTATAATACAAAGTAATAAAGCTTTATTACTGCATGTTTTAATTTCATTAACTGTTATTTCCAATATTTGTATAACGTCTTTATAATTAGTTACAATTAATGCCTCTAGTGAAGGTAAATCACGGTATTTTGATTCTTTACTAAGAATGGCTTTAGTTTCGTCAATACATTTTCTCTTTTTATTATCATTAAAACTTTTTAAATTGTCACTAGCTCTTTTTATCGTTGCAGTGTTGTTAAAAAAATTATTTAATTTATTATTTAATTCAGTAGAATCTTTTTTTACTTGTTTTATAGTTTTTAAAGTTGATTCACTAACAATATCCTTAATAAAATCATAATCATCTTTTACTTTTAAAAATAAATTTTCACATTTTGCAAAAATTAGTTTATCAATTTCTAATATAAGCGATGGAACAGTTATATTATCAATTTTAAGTGCGCTTTGTTTCTCAACATCTGAAAGTAATGAAAAATAGGTATCATAATAGTTTTGTTTTTTTAGATTGACTCCAGCTTCACCTTTTCCTAAAAGAATTAGTTTTATATATTCTTTAATTCTTACGTTATTATTGCAGAATTCCTGATCCATCTAAACTATTATATAATATATAAATAAATTTTACAATCCCAGAGAAAACAAGGAAATAAAGTCGGACCGATTTTCAAAATTGGACATTTATTTTTGTCCTTTTTTACTTTTCTGAAAACAAAATTTAAAAAGGGGGGTGGGAAATGTGTTTTTGCCCGATTGTGCTTTAAATACAAAAATAATCATCCAAAAAGTGCGCTGCATAACTTTTTTGGACATTTTTGGACTAGTACTGTTTAGGCGTTTTTTCTCGCAATATTAGTATATAAAAACGCATGAAAAATACTTCTGAAAAAATGTGTGAAATCTGCAACTATTCTACGAGTGACATTACTAATTATAAAAAACATTTATTGACTGCAAAACATAAACGACTGACGCTTTTCAACACCAGTGGTAAGGATCCAAATTATGATTTTAAACAATCATATTACTGTGAATGCTGTGATTTTAATACGAAAAATAAATATGATTTTAATAGACATAACCACACTAAAAAACATAAGCAAACATTATTATTAAATCAAAAACGTGAAGAACCATGTCAACTACAAAAAACAAACGATGTAAAAGTAGAAACTGTTTCAAACTCTATAACATCTGATATTGTTCTGGAGTTAATAAAACAAAATAAGGAAATACAAACATCTTTGGTTGAGCAAAATAAAGAATTACACAATAAATTAATGAATATGTCTAATCAAACAACCTTTATTCATACAACAAACAATATAACCAATAATCAATTTAATTTAAATGTGTTTTTAAATGAGGAATGTAAAAACGCTCTCAATATAGGGGATTTTGTTGATTCACTGAAACTTACTGTGAATGATATAGAAGAAACTGGAAAATTAGGTTATACTCAAGGAATAAGCAGAATATTTGTAAAAGCTTTGAAAGACCTAGATGTCAACATGCGTCCATTCCATTGCACAGATATCAAGAGAGAAACTGTCTATATTAAGGACCAAGACAATTGGGAGAAAGAGAATGCTGAGAAAACAAAGTTGAGGAATGTATTGAAACAGATTGCTAGAAAGAATTTGATGAAGTTACCAGAATGGCAGGAAAAGAATCCCGATTTTCGCTATTTAGATACACCTGAGAATGAAAAATTCATGCAGATTTCATTGAGTTCTTTGGGGTCAGAATATCAAGATGAGCAAGAAAAGATGGATGATAAGATTATTCGGAATGTATTAAAAGAGGTTATATTAGAAAAGAAGAAACAAACAGAATAATAACCTAACAAAACAATATAAAATTTTGATATCTCATATTGTTAATGGATAAGCTGGAACAATTAAAGAATACTATAGAGTCTATGTCCAAATATCATCAGATTGAGATATTGAAAATCCTTTCTAAAAAGCTTTCAAAAATCAATGAAAATAAGAGTGGTTGTTATATTAATATGTCTTTCTTGCCAGAGGATACATTAAAAGAATTGGAAGAATATGTAGGTTATATAAAGGACCAAGAGGAATCATTAGAAACGATGGAATATCAGAAGGAAGAATTTAAAAACGCATATTTTATTGAAAAAGAGAATAAAGACAATCCCACGATATTATATAGTTCATTGACCAAGTAATGTCAAACTTTTTAAATTCAATATTCTTCATTAAAAGAGAACATTTAAACATCAATAACGTTTTAAATGTTTTACGTGACTTCATGTTTACAAAACTAAATCAAGCAGCTATTCTTTTGAGATCTAATTATAAGATAAAGGACGTACCGTGTAATTCTGATGTTATTGAACAAATAGAATATATTGAAATTCGTGAACCATTGGTAAAAGTTCCTCTGGTGTTTACACCTATCCAAGAATGCACAAATACAATAACTGTGAAAGAAGATTTGATAAGTCCAAAACAATCAGATACGCTCTTTTGGTGTCTGTTTATTATTCATTTTGGATATGGTGAATACTTAGAAGTTGACCGCAATTATGGTGTGAAAGAATTGGAAGTAAAGAAACATATAGGTGACTTTATAACGAAAAATCCGCATACAATGAAGACTACTGGAACGAAAATGACCAAGGCGGCTGTGCAAGAGATATTGTCTGAATTGTTGACAAGTCAAAAAGATACGAGCATGAATTCTATGATGGCTATTTTGGTATATTATAAAATCAATCTAATTATTGTGAATTCAACGAAGCTATTGATGTTGGAATTTACGGCAGATAAAGATAATGAATTGCCAACCTATCTATTGTATAAAGATGCGTATGGAAAATATTCGGTAAAAACCGAGCCTCTCACTCAAGATGAGATTACTGATATGAAGAATAAAATGATATGTTTAGAAAGTTATTTGAAACCATTGAAATCCATTAGTAATTACAAGGTTGAAGAGCTAGAAGAACTGGCGAAGAAGATGGGCATATATGAGAACAATAAGAAATATAAGAAGACGGATTTGTATCAGGAGATTAGTGAAGCATGCACCTGGCTATAGGATTAGAAAGGAGGGGACAGAGGGACAAGGAACGAAACTATTAGTTCCCCTCAAGAAAATTGAATTAAAGGGAAAATAATATATAATTACTATATACAATTACATATTATGGAAAAGAATGACAAGGAACCACTCAAACAGGAATCTATCAAACAAAAGACACAAGCTTTTGAGCAAATAGTAAAAGAGTATTTAGAGAGTAACCCTTTAATTCGTAGTCATAACAAGGCAAATGAATTGGAAATTAGGTTCGGCACATTGAATAGAAAAGATATCAAAACACAATCAGTTACTAGGCCTATTTCTAAAATAGACTATGATAATGTGGTAAAACAGCTTTATTCGTGTGGGTTTAAAACAATAAATCCCGATGGTATTCAAATGTTGAGAATTATACCTGAATCTGTTGACCCAAGAACAGGAAAAACAAAGATGTCTATTCGTGCTGAATTGGTAGGTACAGATTTAATTCAAGAATATTGCCGAACTAATAGTGTCCAAAGTGTGATTAACATGCCATCAACCTTGTTTAATAAAGTCAAGTTTACAAGGAAAATGACTGCGATGCGTAAGGATGGCAGTTTTATTGAACGTCTTAAGATGGATGATTTCAATTTCAATGTATCCTTTCAGACAGAGCAGGATTACAACACACAATCAGATACTGCACGCAATATTATTTCAAAATGGGCGGATTCCAAGAAGATATTCCGTAGTATGAATCGTGTTAGATTCTATCATGATGATTCGCCAATTGTTGCTGATATTAGTATTGTAAAGTCTTCTCCAAAAACTCAGGGACAAAACCCAATTCCAATCCCACATTATACAGTACAAGACGCAGGACTTTTCACCAATATGGAACAATACGAAATAGAATTGGAGGTTGATAATACCAAAGTGGGTCCAGGAACGGCGTTTAACACCGTACCAAAGGTACTGAACTCGCTGAGAAAGGCAATTCGTATTGTTTTAAGTGGTCTACAAGGAACTAAGTTTCCTATCTCTTACCCAGAGCAAGAGAATATTTTACAACAATACATGAAAACAATTCATGGAGAGAAGCATGAACAACGTAAAGTGTTTTCGTCCGATTTCATTGGACCTTCATCGTTTACATTGCAATTAGATAATGTTGCACCAGAACAAGAGGGGTCAACTATGCCAAATATTCGTAAACATTTTACCGTTACTGATAAAGCAGACGGTGACCGTAAATTATTGTATGTTTCTGACGATGGTAAAATTTATATGATTGACACAAACATGACAGTTATATTTACAGGAACCAAAACCGCAGAGAAGACCATATTTAATAGTATTATTGATGGTGAGCATATCAAATACAATAAAAAGGGTGTTTATATTAATCTATATGCAGCGTTTGATATTTATTTTGTAAACAATAAATCTGCCAGAGAATTCCCGTTTATACCTGATTATTATGAGGCTTCGCAAGAAGAAAAAGAGAGTAGTGATGATCAAGATAAAAAAGAGAAGCAAGAAAAAAAGTACCGTTTACAATTATTAAGTCAATTCGTGGAATTATTGAAACCCATATCTATTTTAGAAAGCACAGAGAAGGAAGTGCAACCGAAGGAAAATAAACAAGCAGCTGATTTTGTAGTAAAGTGCAAGACATTTAAAGCAACAGGTGAGAATACAACTATATTTGATGGTTGTCTAAGCATTTTATCCGACATTAAGGATGGAACGTACGAATATAATACGGATGGTCTTATATTTACTCCAGGAAATATGGCAGTTGGAGCAACTAGACCAGGTGCACCACCAGGAAAACTATCCAAGATTACATGGTCTCATTCATTTAAGTGGAAACCAGCTGAATTCAATACAATTGATTTCTTAGTGTCAACCAAAAAAGACAAAACGGGTAAAGACGAAGTGCACCATATCTTCCAAGACGGGCGTAATTTACAGGGTGTTCAAGAAGTATTGCAATATAAAACATTGGTACTTCATGTAGGGTTTGATGCTAGAACTGACGGATATGTGAATCCATTCCAAGACCTCATAAATGACGTGACCTACGAAAGTATAAACACAATGGATTATAAGAAGAATTACAAGCCAGCACCCTTTGTTCCTACAAATCCTTACGACCCTAATGCATGTTTCTGTAATATTATGATGGAGGAGGATGGAACCAAAATGTTTATGAGAACAGAAGAGGGCGAATACTTTGAACAGGATATGATTGTTGAATTTAAGTACGACCATACAAAACAAGATGGTTGGAAATGGGTACCTATAAGGGTGAGATACGATAAAACTGCCCAATTACGCAGAACTAAGGACAACTTTGGTAATGCGTATAAAGTAGCAAACAACAACTGGTATTCTATCCATCATCCTATTACTGAGGATATGATTTGCACAGGCGATAATATTCCTGAACGAACCCTAGATGACGAAGTTTATTATAACCGTTCTAATGACGAAACAAGCACTCAGGCATTGCGTGATTTCCATAATTTGTATGTAAAGAAAAATTTGATTATGGGTGTTTCGCATAGAGGAGATACACTTATTGATATTGCGGTTGGTAAGGCAGGAGATTTGAATAAATGGATAGATGCGAAATTATCATTCGTATTTGGCGTTGATATTTCCAAAGACAATGTTCATAATCAAATGGATGGTGCATGTGCAAGATATTTGAATAAAGCCCGAACTGTAAAGGATATCCCAAAAGCGCTCTTTGTGAATGGTGATAGTGGTTTAAATATTCGTAGTGGACAAGCATTGGCCACAGAAAAAGATAAGCAAATTACTAAGGCAGTTTTTGGACAAGGTGCTAAGGATGTCTCTCTATTGGGTAAGGGTGTTTACAATCAATATGGTGTTGCTGAATCTGGTTTTAATATTACATCATGTCAATTCGCAATGCATTATATGTTTAAGAACAAAGATACGTTTCACCAATTATTGCGTAATATTACCGAATGTACCAGGATTGGTGGCTATTATGTTGGAACATGTTACGATGGTCAAACTGTATTTAATTTATTGAAGAATGTTAAAAACGAAGAGGGTGTTACGATTATGAAAGAAGGTCGTAAAATATATGAGATTATTAAAATGTATGACCAAACTGGATTCCCTGACGAAGACATGAGCTTAGGTTATTCAATTAATGTATTCCAAGAGAGTATTAACCAATATTTCCGTGAGTATCTAGTGAATTTTGAATATTTCACACGAATTATGGAGGATTATGGGTTTGTTTTGGTTACAAAAGATGAAGCTAAACATATGAATTTACCTAATGGTTCAGGTATGTTTTCAGAATTGTTTAATTTGATGGAAATAGAATTGAAGGGTAACAGACGAGGAGAAGCCAACTACAGAAAAGCAATGTATATGTCGCCGGAAGAGAAGCGTATTTCATTTATGAATCGTTACTTTGCGTTTAAGAAGGTACGTGATGTAGATGTTAAGAAAATGGCACATATTATATTGAAAGAGACGGAGTTTGCTGATAAACACGGTGAGGAAGAAGCGAAAGAGCTGGAAAAAGCTGTAGAGGAGAGAGATAAAGAAGATAAAAAAAAAGAAGGTGATGAACGGGATGAAGAACAAATTGTTAAGAAGACGAAAAGATTAGTATTGAAAAAGCAACCAGAGCTTATGCAAGTACCTGTGCAAGTACCAGAGCTTATGCAAGTACCTGTGCAATCACAAAAACCCGCTGTGTCTATTAGTAAAGAAAAAATAATGATAACAGTTAAGAAATAAAATATATAAACACTATTTTATAAATAATATATCCACCAATGACATATTATTTATTACCAAAGACAAGTTATCTAATTCATAAATATATTGATTGTGTTGAGAAAGATGATATGCCCAAACCAGTAATATCATACTCACTATCAACATACTTATATGATATGAAAGAGAAGATAGAAAGCAAAGATAAAGATTGGGACATATTTAAAAAGTATACAAATCCATACGAATATATTCATACGCAATTGTCCTTTAAGAAAAAGTGTATATCCAAATATAAACCAATATCTCGTTCTTTTTTCAAGATGATAGAGATGGTAAGTATATTTGAATTGAATTTTGATTCAAGACCTATTCGTAGTTTTCATTTGGCAGAAGGTCCTGGTGGATTTATTGAAGCGTTGGCTGGACTAAGAAAATGTCCACATGATAAATACGTAGGAATGACAATTATAGATGAAAACAACGATCCAAATATACCTGGTTGGAAGAAGACCGAACAATTTCTGCGTCAAAACAAGAATGTTTTTATTGAAACTGGTGCTGACCAAACAGGTAATATTCTATCTATGGATAATTATATTCATTGCAGAGAAAAATATGGGTCTACTATGGATTTGATAACAGGAGATGGAGGTTTTGATTTCTCAATGGACTTCAACAATCAAGAAATAAATATATCAAAGTTATTATTTGCACAAGTAATGTACGCTCTTTCAATGCAGAAACGAGGTGGATGTTTTATTTTAAAATTATTTGATACGTTTATGCAACACAGTATTGATTTATTATATATATTATCATCATTTTATGATAAGGTATATATAGTAAAACCACAGACTAGCCGATATGCTAATTCTGAGAAATATATAGTATGCAAGGGTTTTACAAATATACCGTTTGAAAGTTTCGCACCCTTTATCTACAGAGCTTTTGAGAAAATGTTGTTATCAACCACATCTAACACTGAATTATATATTCATAGATTTCTAAACACTCCAATTTCAATGCATTTTTTGGTAAGATTAGAAGAATATAATGCAATTTTTGGTCAACAACAGATAGAAAATATCCATTTTACAATTTCTCTTATTGATAATAAACATAGACAAGAGAAGATAGATAATTTGATTAACGTAAATATTGAGAAATGTATTTTATGGTGCACCAAGTATAATGTTCCTTATAATCAAGGTATAATACAGTCTAATGTATTTTTAAGTAATGATTTGAGAAGCTTTCAAAATTCTGAGACATCGTTTGAATTAATGTAAATTATTATATTACAAATTATTTAAGTAATATAATCTTAATTTGGGAATTTCACACCACTATTAATGTGCGTTTCCATACAATTTCTCTGAACAGTTGACCCCTTTAAAAAAGATGGATATGTTATATTGGGATATCCAATCTTATCTTTCATTGTATAAGGGTTTTCAGATACACCATACGATAATGCATTTGATATATTTCCTCCAAATGCTTTAGTTGCATCTGAGCCAAAAATATTACCGCTTGTATTATGTGCAGCAGTATTTATGGCATGGTATTTAATCCTACTAATTAAGGAACTACTAGAAACCGCACCTTGTTGACCAAATTGACTATTGTTTGGCTTATAGTAAATCTTCTTATAAACGCTTTTAAGACCTGGACTGACGTTTGAAGTATAAACTTGTCCGCTTGTATAAATTTGTGTGTTAGATCCTGCTTGATCAACTCCAACCGATATAGGATTGGGAGGAATATTGATAGGATAGTTGGTGGTAGTAAGTCCTAATGCAGTTAGAAGTTGACTATTTGAAAACTGGACTCCGGGTGTTACCGAAGTACCGATTCCTTGAGTTGGTGGTGATATTCCAGTACCATATCCACGTTGAGTCCAAGTTTGACTTGCATGAATATCGGCCGAAAAAACATTAGATGGGAAATTAACATTATCATAACATGAGCATTGAAATTCTATAATGTCATTAATGTCGTCATAAACTATTCCTAATAAAAATACCTTAGAACCTGCTTGATTAACAACAAAATGATAGTTCTGTGACATAGCAAATTGAAATTTTCCATTAAAATCGTTCGCATCATAATAGCCAGCAGGTATATCAACAGTATAATATACGGCATCTACCCATTGATAACTGAAACTGCAATCGGTAGCAATATTAAATTTTGGACAGACTGGAAGACCATTTGGAGAATAAATGTTTGCAGCTGCTAAACCAGTGCTTGGTTTGAGTAAAGGATTTCCAACACGAATATAATTGTATTGATTTTGCAAAAAGGTTTTGTTTCTACTAACTAAGTATTGTTTTGAATCAGTGTAATAACTAGAAAAGTTATTGGCAGGATTATATTTTTTTTTGATCATTCCACTGCTTCTGCAACGACGTCTTGCGTTATCAGCTGGTGATAAAAAGACTGAACATGTTCCAGGGTCTTCGCATACATTATTTTTTAAAGTAAAATCCAATGTATTTACTAAACCATTTATTTCGCTTACGGAAGTATTAACTATGGAACCACCGGGTCTATTAAATTCATCAATTTTTATAGAACTACGTTGATAGCAATTAGACATATCAATTGTATTTGCAATCTCTCTACGGTATATTTTTAATGGATTAGGTAAGAAAAAGTTAGGGTGACTAGTTAAAATGCCAACAAATTTTCCTTTCTTATATACTGAATTTGTTACAGTTGAACCAGTAACAATACCACTATTCTTTTTTATAGATGATGTAATTTGCGTAAATGTTTTACCTTTCCAAGATACAATAGGAACATGCGCCAATGCGATTTCATTTATATTTAAAAATTGCGACATTATAATAATATACTATACTATATTATTATATTTATTAATAAAAACAAGATAAATATAATAGTTGAATTATTGTAGCCAATGAATATAAGTATAGATTTACCAAAGGTAACGTTGCCTAATGTATATTTTCTGGATAAAAAGACAAATATTATAATGGATGGGAATTTCACCAAAATAATATATTCTAATGATTGTTTTACGATGAATGGATTGTATATACTTTTTCCTATTGAATCTTTTAATATTGAAAAAATTGGTTCAAAGGTTATATTAAAATTCAATCCTTATCAAAGTAGTAATCTCAATGTTGTACAGGAATTTTCAAAACTAGAAATGCGTATTATTGAATATTATAAAAATTTATCTAAATGTAAGTCTAAAATTTCGGGGTTTTTGTCAAAGCAATTGTATAACGGTAGTATGAAATTGTACAGAGACTATAATTCAGGTGATATAAAAAAATCCAATATTCAGTTTATAATAAAAATATCTGGTGTTTGGGAAACATACGAAGACGTAGGATTGACGTTTAAATTAATAGAAGTTAATGAAGGCTGTTAGAAACTATATTTTTTGAATAATAACAAGAGAACATCATTTGAAACAGCGTTTTATTATTTGCGTATTTATCTAAATTTACTATTGCGTACTCGTCAATTACATAAATTGTGTAAATTTTTTTACCAAACATAGAACTTGAAACAAAGCAATCTGGATTAGATTTTATATAACTAGAGATAGTTATAAATTTATGCAAAGGAATCGTATGAATAGTTTCTGTTTTTCCATTCGCAATAGCAACATTATATAGTCTAGGGACGTAGGATATTCCGGCAGGAGGAATAACATCAATATTCTTTTCAGTAGAGAACTCTGGATAAACTGCGTTGTAAATAGAAATGTAAAGGTCTTCTAATGACTTCTCTTTGTTTACTGAAATGTTTAATTTTCTGTTAAGTAGATGAATTTTAAAATTTATAATTTCTGATTTATTATTCTTCCTGGGATTGTTCCCATTGAATGAATTGGTTGATTGCCTATAAACGTCGGAATACTCAATCATCTTGATAAGTTCTTGGGTTGTTTGTGATTTAATAAAAAGTTATTATTATTAAATCAATTTTTTTAATCGTAAACTTTTAATCGTAAACTTTTAATCGTAAACTTTTAATCGTAAACTTTTAATCGTAAACTTATAGTCTTAAGCTCATTAATGAACCTCTGCGACCTCGTGCTTGAACTGGATTCACATTAAATGGTCTATTTCCTTTACGTAAATCATACAATTGATTTCCGGAAGGATTGTTATCAACCTCTGTTTTAAATTGAGTAACGTTTATAAACCTATTTGAATCATCAACGTCATATACAAGTCCGTTTATAGTGGAGAAACCTTCAGATGTGTAATTAACATATCTATTAAATTCGTCGCGATTAATAATACGATTCAAATTTTCATTTAATTGGAGAATGTTTGGGTCACCAATTTTAAAGAACGTTGACCTGTCAATAATTAATCCGTATTTGAGCGCACGAATTTGCAACATATTGTCTTCATATCCCCATGCCCAGAAATTAGGGTAGCCAAGTGTTTTCTCAAAGTCAGAGCCTTTGATAGATACGATTCCACCCAAGGTATTTTCCTGTCCATAGAAATGTTTAATTGTTCCAACTTGAGTATTGTAGTTTAACATATTCTTTTTACGTGGCATAGTATCTACATCATTAAAAACAAATGTAAAGTCCTGGTAGTGATTGGGATACTTTTCCTTCATAGCCAAAAATCCTATGTTTTTCATAGCACCACGGTTAAAATCACGGGTATCGCATTGCTGGACGAAATATATTTTGTAATCTGTTGAAGGAATGTCTTCCAAAATAGTAGGCATAACGTTATCAAATACTTTTTTTTGGTCTGCTCTATTTCTGAAGGGTACAATAAATACTAACTTGGGTATGGGTCCAAGTGCCGCTAGTTCAGCTTGCTCTAGTTCATAGGCTGCTTGTTTCACAGCTTGTTCCAAAGCCTCCTTTTCAGCTGCTTCTTTGGCTGCCTGCTCAAAGGCGGCTATTCGTTGGGCCTCTTCTGCAGCGGCGGCTTCAGCTTGTGCCTTCTCAGCAACCGCTTTTGCTTGCGCTTCAGCTTGTGCCTTCTCAGCAGCAGCCTTCTCAGCGGCAGCCTTCTCAGCGGCAGCCTTCTCAGCGGCAGCCTTCTCAGCGGCTTCAGCAGCAGCCTTCTCAGCGGCTTCAGCAGCAGCCTTCTCAGCAGCAGCCTTCTCAGCGGCTTCCGTAGCAGCTTTTGCAGCGGCTTCAGCAGCAGCTTTTGCAGCGGCTTCAGTAGCAGCTTTCTCAGCGGCTTCAGCAGCAGCCTTCTCAGCGGCTTCAGCAGCAGCCTTCTCAGCGGCTTCAGTAGCAGCTTTTGCAGCGGCTTCAGTAGCAGCTTTCTCAGCGGCTTCAGCAGCAGCCTTCTCAGCAGCAGCCTTATCAGCAGCAGCCTTATCAGCAGCAGCCTTCTCAGCGGCTTCCGTAGCGGCTTCAGCAGCAGCCTTTTCAGCAGCAGCCTTCTCAGCGGCTTCAGTAGCAGCTTTTGCAGCGGCTTCAGCAGCAGCCTTCTCAGCGGCTTCAGTAGCAGCTTTTGCAGCGGCTTCAGCAGCAGCCTTCTCAGCGGCTTCGGTTGCAGCAGCTTGAGCGGCCTCTGCATCAGCAGCAGCCAATTGTTCTTCAGTCATGTTTTCATTAGTGGGCTCTTGTTCCATTAAAAATATATACTATAATCCCATAAAAAATGAGAATAAACTCCTAAAATATATTTATGCATATTTCTTTAGAATAGCAGACGGTAGTAAACTCTCTCTTAATATTTCTAATTTTTTGAAACATTTATTAATCGTAACTTCGCTTACACCACATACTGTCTTAATCTCTTGTTTGGTAATATTCATCTGACAGTTTTGAGCAACAAAGTATACTATTCCAGCAGCAATAGCATGGGGAATATTATCAGTAATAATGTTATTTTTTTCTATTTTATTAGCAACAAACTTAGATAACATAGTAAGCTCTTGATTAAAATTGAGACGACTGCAGTAACGCTCAATAAATGAACTAGGAAGAGTAAAACATAAATCTGTCTGTAATGAAGGCTCTATATTACGTTCAATGTTATGGAGAATATTTACAGCCATTGAGCAGCCAGTGGTTGCACTAGTCTTATCAAGATGGAATATCTCGGCAATTTCATGAGCAGTTCTTGGACAGCCATTTAAACGGCAGGAAATATAGATGGACGCCGCTTTAATACCGTCACGATTAATTCCCCTAAACATCTTCTGTTCTGAAATATCTTTATGAATAATCATAGCGTTATCAATGAATATCTTGGGCATACCAGAATTTTGCGCCATTACTGTAATAAACTGGAACTCATCATAAAGTGCTTTCTCACGATGAGGCATAGATTGCCATTCCGTCCACTTACGAATCTTTTTCATCTCATAGGATGATTTTGTATTGCACAGAACTTTACAACCGAAGGAGGATTCAACTAAAAGTGGATTTATTGCGTTTCCACAACGGGTAGGGTCATTGGTGTTTTTATCATCTGCTCCATAGAACCTCCATTCTGGTGAATAATCTAAAATATCTTTGTAAATAACACCACATTCTGTGTTCACACATGTTGGAAACCCATTCTCCATAATCATTAGATTGGATTTGCATAGATTACATATGTCTAATTCGGATTTTTCTGAATAGACACACTCAATATTAGATGGGTCAGTGTCAATTTGTTTCTTATCAGCATCAAATATATCCCATAGTTTAGATTTATCCGTTGTAGATAATTCAACTTTTTTCTTTTTGGTTTTGGTATGGGAATTTTGAGCCAGTTGTATAACAGAATCTGAAGTTGACATATGTAAAGATTCATCAGATTTAATTTTTGGTAGTTTTACCGTAATAAAGATTTTTTCTTTTGATATCATTCGTTATTAACTCTTATTAACTATTGTTTATCTCATTAATTAAATCAATTTTTCGTTTACAAGTTTTTTTATGTTTTTAATATATAATGGTGTTTTCATCAAACAATATTTTGTTTAGAATAACAAAAATAATAGATATTGCCTTTGTTGCAGTTTTATTTTTCTCTATTGCGTATTGTTTTGGTTATTATTTAAACGTCTTTTTTACAAATTTTTATGGCCTAGATTTTATTAAAAAAACAAATGCTGTATTATTATTGGAAGTATTGTCACAGATTGTATGCATTGCAGTAGTAATATACATAGGTAGAAATATTGTAGAATTAATACCATCGCCTTTAGATGGTATAAATGGATTAGTCCATAAACAATTAAAAGAATTAAAGAGCGGTGCCTTTTTTACAATATTTATAATCATGTTCCAATATTCTATGCAGGACAAATTAGCATTAATAAAAAAGAGGCGAGAAAAAAATGAGGATGTATAACAATGATGTAATTGTTTATTATATTTAGAATGTTACCTTCTTCTCTAACTTCTCAAACATCTCTGGATTATATACCAGGTTTCCAGTAGGTTTGTATTGATTAATAGGTTTATACTCACGTTTTTCTTTTTGATTGGGGTTATTTTTATCATTTAATATTCGGGAAGTAGGGTCACTATTATCAACATCACCTTCTTTCTCAATAACATTTCCTTTTTCATCTATTATTTTACCAGTTTTCTTCTTAATCTCGCTTCGGACATAAGAAGGAATCCAATTTGCCCAAGATACAAAAAGAGTATTTGGATGAACATAGCGAACATCAAAACCATTATCCTGTATATTTTTAACTAAATAACCTATACAATCACCTTGGTCGTAAATTGGTTCACCAAATATGTATTCAGGAACAGTGAACCAAACATGCTTATCATCTATTCTGTTTTTAGATGTAAATAGGATACGTTTTTGAACACGATTTAATATTTTATTAAAGATAGCTAATTGTTTCAAATCCTTTTGTTGTTTCTTATAATACAGCTCATCAATATTAATTTTTCCTACAAATTCTTCGTCGTCTACCGTTAAAAAACAAGACATATATAGTTTACGTAAAGAAAAAATATAGAAAAAAGACGTAAATGTTTAATAATATGGACGAATCAATAGAGAATAAGGAAGATTCAGAAACTATAATAAAACATATAGTAATTGCAGGAGGTGGAGCTACAGGACTTTCGTACTATGGTATATTAAAAGAAACCCATAACAAGGGGGTATGGAAATACGAAAATATAAAAAGTATATATGGGACATCTGTTGGTGCAGTGATAGCAATTATATTATGTTTAAACTATGATTGGACAACAATAGATGATTACCTAATAAAACGTCCATGGCAAAACGTTTATAAATTTAATATGTATTCTATAATAGAGTCGTATCATAAAAGAGGAATCTTTGATATTAAAGTATTGGAGGAAACATTTTCGCCTTTATTTAAAGGCAAAGATATTTCATTGGACATTACAATGAAAGAGTTTTACGAATTAACAAATATAGAAATTCATATATTTGCTACAGAAATAGTATCAAATCAGTTAATAGATTTTTCATATAAAACACATCCAGATTGGAAAGTTATTGAAGTAGTTTATAGCTCTGCGTGTTTACCAGTAATGTTTTCGCCTTATTTTAAAGAAGATGGATGTTATTGCGATGGTGGAGTAATAGAAAATTATTCATTAGAAAAATGCATAAATAATGGCGCAAATCCTAATGAGATATTGGGTTTGCGTAAAGAAAATATAATAACCAATAAACATTCAATGGATGAAAAGACATCATTAATAGATTTTTTAAGTATATTATTGAGAAATTACACAAATAAATTATTAATTTTAAATAAAACTAGGAATATTCCAAATGAATATATTGTTCATTCTGAGCCAACATCACTTTATAATATGAGCGTTTTTCTAAATGATGCAGAAGAGAGAATAAAATTAATAAACCTTGGTATTGAAATGGTTAAACCTAGATTAATTTAACATAGTGTTAACAAACTTTTCTAAAGAGCTAGCTGTAATCTTAGATTCAAAGTCAATTGTACTACTATCCTTTATTAATTTAATAGTGGGATAAGAGTCTATATTGTATCTATTAATTAATTCTGTAATATCACTAGTCTCTTTAGTGCAGTCTTTGTCTACACATTTAATTCGGTATCCATTAATCTCTTTGTTATCGTATTTTGATACGAAATTTTTCCATTCAGGGAGAGCTTTCTTGCAATGAGGGCACCAATCAACATGGAAAAAATAAACAATTGCGTCTCTGTTACGACGATTTGCGTTAGCTACATCGGAAAATTTGTTTTTTTGTTGTGATTGAATACTATTGTATGCATAAACACCAACTGTTAAAAAAATTATAAAAACTACAAACACCATGATGTGGTAATAGTAAGGACGAATATATTTTGTTATAACCTCAATTAGACCAGCCATTTTATATATTGTAAATATATTTTATATAAAACAAATTAGCGAATAGTTTACTAAATTATTTTTTTATAAAGGAGTTGTATTTAGTAAAGAATATTTTATACTGCTATTATAAAAGGTAATATTCGTTTAAAGTCACATGTCCAAACACGATACAATAAAATTAACCACAGTATATTCAGAAGATGATTATCATAGTAATGATGGGATGTTAACTGGTGTCTGGGGTCCAGCTATGTGGCATTATTTACATACAATGAGTTTTAACTATCCAGTTCATCCTACTAAAGAGAACAAACAGCATTATCGTGATTTTGTATTAAATTTACAGAATGTTTTACCATGTGGTAAGTGCCGTAAAAATCTGGTTAAAAACTTTAAGAAATTACCATTAACTGTTGAAAAGATGGAATCACGCAAAACTTTTTCAAAATATATATATGACCTACATGAAGTTGTAAATAAGATGTTGGGTAAAAAATCTGGTCTAACTTTTGATATGGTTAGAGAAAGATATGAACATTTCCGTGCTAGATGTGCAAAATCAAATAAGAAATTACATAAAAAGTTAAATAAGACAATGAGAAAGGTAAGGTTCGCAAAGAAAATAACATTTATAAAGGAGAAAGGATGCACTGTACCACTTTATGGAGAAAAATCAAAATGCATATTAAAAATAGTACCTGACGATACCAAATGTGACACACTTGAGATTGATAATAGATGTTTAAAGAAACCAATTAAAATAGAAGACAACATTTAGTAAAAATGTATTTATGATTCAAATGATAACATAAATATATTAAACTTATATATAAGAATATAATAAATGAGTAAATCAATAAAATCAGAGACATATATTTCAGATTTATCTTTGAATGGTCCAATTACAAATACATTAGATGATGATATGAATGGTAAGAAAAAAAGAATTATACAATTTTGGGGGGAGAACCCGAATATTTTATTAGACTACAGGTATATTTTTGAATTCTTCCCCATTGAGATAATGTCGTATAATCAAAAATTAAATGCTGTAACAAGAACCATCATCGTATTAACTATTTTAGGATTCGTGTTTTCACAAAATCTCCGTATTTTACTAATTGGCTTAATTACAATGGGTGTTATTTTCTTAATGCATTATTATCATACTATTGAAAAATCTAAAGTAGATAGTAAGAAGGAAGGATTCGTTAGTCCAAATGCAGTAGACTATATGGCTAATAATAATATGCCAATTCGCGATGATGTGTTTCAAGAACCAGATTCTAACAATCCTTTCTCAAATGTTTTAATGACAGACTATGATTATAATCCTAACAAGAAACCTGCTCCACCAGCATTTAATGAAAATATAAATGGTAAAATATTAAAAGAAGCAAAGCAATTAGTGGTTGATGCAAATCCAGACCAACCAGATATAGCCGATAAATTATTTAAAGATTTAGGAGAAAACTTGGTATTTGAACAGTCAATGAGACAGTTTAGTTCTAATCCATCCACTACTATACCAAATGACCAGGGTGCATTTGCTGAATTTTGCTACGGTAGTATGATTTCATGCAAGGAAGGAAATAACTTTGCTTGCGCAAGAAACATGTCGCATTATACACTCTACTAAGGAATCCAATGGTTACGGTACTTGTGCGGCCCCTGTCCTTAAGAACCTTCCTTTATTGTTTGTATTTTAGTATAACAATTAATAAAAAATTAATTGCTATAATATTTCCTTCTCTTACTATAATATAAATAGAATTTCATAAAATGGCATACGTCGGAAACTACATGTTTAATAATATGGGCCATCTTGGCCAAGATTCAGTAGACGAAACTCAACGTAACGTTTCCAACACACGTTTCGCCAACTGGACCTTATCAAACTATTTTAGCGGAACATTATCAGATAGCCATGTTCAATTCGCCACACAAATGCCAACTGTTATGTTTAGCGGTACTTCAAACGGTCCTGGATTAAACGGTGGATTAGTTGATATTGATTCAGCTTTATTGTTAAAGACAGAAGGCGAACGTCCTTTGGAGAAACTTAGTTTAGTAGAACGTCCTTTTTTAACAGTTCCCTATTTAGGAAGAGGAAGCTGCGACCCCACTCTTGAATCTCAATTGATTCAAGGTGAGTTGGTTCATGATAAGAAGAGTGTATCTACAATCATGGAGAAATCTTTCTCCAAATATTCACTTTTTCCTTTAGATTCAAAGGCCGAGGAGTATGTTAATAATCCTGCTAACACTGTTCAAGAGGCGGCTTTGGACGGTTGGGTACGTGGCGGTGTATTAACACGCAATATGTCCAATGATGAGAAATTCAAGAACAACAACAGACCTAGTGGGTCTTACTAGATTAATTGCGATATTTTAATAACATAAAAATAAAGATTTATGTTATTAGAAAAAATGAAATTAATAGTATTTGTCCATACTTGCACACAGTATGAATATTCTCGTGGGAAATTAATAGAAGAAACATGGGGTAACCAATCAGATATAGTATTTATTACAGACAATCCAAATTGTACATTAAAAAAACATATTTATATCGGACCATACGAGAAAGGTTTCACTTATAATCCTATGAGTTTATACAAAATGTTCTATTATTTCATAGAAAATTATGATGATTATGATTGGTTTATGATAATAGATGATGATTCATATTTGTATATAGAAAAATTAAAACAGTATTTATCTTTTTTTGATAAAGACCAACCCTATATGATAGGGGATTTCTTGAATTGGATAAAATATAATCCAAAATATTGTAATGATTATAACGCATGGGTTTCTGGAGGTCCAGGTATTGTATTTACACAAAGTTGTATAGTAAAATTTATTCAATTAATGGTAACTAAAGAAGTGCGAGAGGCAAACCACGATAAATGGTTACAGAACTTGTTTGAAGAATCAGATAAGAGTATTCGTCGTGTAGATTGTCCTGGGTTTCATCAATATGGTGCAAAGGAACTATTAGAGAAATATTCAAAAGACAACAATAATATTGTTTCTGTGCATTTAGAGAGAAATATGGAATTATTATTTGAATTCCATGAAAGGAACCAAGTCCGTAACTTTCCCCTTCTAAACCCTCCTTTTTCTAATTAATGTTTTTATAATTAAATATAAACAGTTTTACTATTATTATGTAATGACCTTATACGAACGGTTATCGGGTAAGCCAATTATTTACGATAACAACAAGAGTTATCGTCAATGTTTGCGTGAGTTGTTTGAAATGAATCAAACAAATTATCAAGAAAAAATAAATGAAATACGGTCACGAGAAGAATTGGACGAAGAAACAGAAGATGAAATTTCTTATGATGACAGTGCTGCTGAGAAATTTATGGATGAAATATACGAGCAAACCAAAGACAATGCTTTATTTAAAAATGTATACAAGATAGCAGCAAGTAAATTCTTATCAGAAGAAGAATCTATTGGCCTAGTCGTATTGTTTTCTTATGATTTTATGTTGTCTTTTATACCGTGTTTAGTAGATTATTTTAAATCACCCGATAGTTTTAATAGTGAGAATAATAATTACATTGTCTTATTGAAAAAAATATCATAAGAAGATATATAATGTCATCCACACGTAGTAGAAACACAACTGGTAATTATAGCGCAGAACAAAGTATTAACAATAACAATGTTGACTATTTAATAAATAAAGGTTATTCTTATGGCCAACCATTGTCAAGTTATTTACCTGGTAATGGATTATTACAAGGAAGGGTTGCATCTGAGAATTTGGCACATAACAGCGTAGATATTGAGACACAATTGTTTGGAATCGGTTCTACGAATTTAGTAACACCCAAGACAAATCAAAGTCCAGAAATAAAATCATTGCAAAGTTTATCTATTATTGAGAAATTACCCGTTATTGTTCCCGAGCCACTTACTATTCAAGCGAATCAACGTCCTTATTATTTGAACTAAGTTCAGAATAATTTTTGACTGTAAATCTACTTACTGATTGTAGTTTATTTTTGAATGTTATGTTTTTCATATGCGATTTTTGTTTCCGATTGTTTAAATCAATTTGAGAAAGAGTTAATGGTTTCTCAATAAGCTCCGATTTTTGCTCATTAGATTCTAATATTTCATTTTTTGTAGATACAGTATTATCATTATTAGATAATAATGATACGATTTGCTGTTTTATATAGTCATTATTATAGTCATTATCAGATGGACTAGGTAAATCTTTTAAGTTCTCAAAATTTATAGACAAATAATTAGGTAGGGTTTCAAACGTTCCATCCTCATTTATTTCCATAGGCACTTTTATGTGAGCAAGAATATATTTTTTTGGTTCTTTATTCATAAACTTGTCCGTATACTTGTCCGTATCTAAATACAAAAACATTTTTGTATTTATATAACTTTATTGTTTAGACATTTTTATTTATTTTTTTCACTTGGTGTACCTTGACTACCGATACATTCATTATCGATCATTGCAATAGGATCAGGTTCTCCTTTTTGGTTAGGTAGTTTACATTCTTTATTAAAAACAGGAACCTGTTCTTCTTCTACAACGTTAGTGGGTTTAACACCTTTAAACATACTACCAAACTTATCTTTCAGACTACCGAGTCCTGATAGCATCTTGTCTTTTAGATTTATCTCTGGCTTAGGTATTTCAACACCGTTTGCTATATTTAAAATAATATCAAGAATGTCGTTTATTAATAGATCATTTGGATCTCCTGGTTTTTTACTACCAAAAAAATAACCAGCACCAGCACCAGCACCAGCACCAATATCCGCACCCGCACCATCTTTATTTGATAATGCTTTTAAAACACTTACAATAAGTTTAGCTAATCCATCATCTGGTGCACCTCCTTTAATAGTGGATTCAGTTTTATTAGGGGTTCCCAAACCTTTTAATATACTTGTAATAAGGGTTGCTAATTCTTCATTGTTTTTGGTAGTGTTAATAATAATAGGAGCAACAGACATTATCTATATAACAACGATAAAAAAATATATAAATATTACCATATTATAGTCTATAAAGTTATAGTATCTAAATATCTAATCACTACAGAATAATGCGCACATATTTTCTGCTTCTAAATTAACCGTGGGTTTTTCAAACAGTTTCATAATCATATCATCATCACGAAATCGGATAGTATAATCTTGCTGAATATTGTTACGACCAATGCGACCCATCGCCTGCAATGTCTTCTGCTGCGTCATCCTCGTCAAATCCTTACCAATAAATCCATGGCAGAATTGATAATTCGTACCATAAACGTAGTCGGTGGATGCAACAATAATAAACAATTGTTGCTGCGACGCAAGCATCTTCATAATCTCCATATATTCAATACTTTTGATATCAGTAAACATACCGATACCAAGCAACAACAACACCTTCAGATTATTATCAATATCTAGCATCATAATTGCTTTTGCGACCTCTTCGCCAATATTCGCAACGAAAGAACTCTCTCTGACTTCTCCTAAAGGCGCCCATATCTGTTGATGTGGCTTGCTATTCGGAACATACATTGGGTCCAAAGATACCAAACGGATTTCCTTGCGAAGCTTATTTATTTCCTCCATCATTTTCTCTGATTCCTTACATAGTCGGCCACTCTCTCTAACCGAATCATTACCTTTACCTGACTTACCTTTTCCTTTACGTAAATCTGCTGCGGCAGCGCCCGATGAGTCAGTTGTCTTTGATTCCTTGAGCTCAATCATTTCTTCTAGCTTCTCTATTTGTTTAATGAATTCACCGTTTTTAATAATCTTCGTCATAATGTTTTGAAAGACACTCGGTGAAATATTAGATTGTTGTATATAGAAGCTTCCAATCTTACTAACATCTTCTGCCAAGAAGATAGTTGGACCATCTGTCAATGTATACGCATCCGATGTCGTAAGAAGAATACCAGACGAAGCAGACGGCTTGTTTTGCATATTTGTTGGTACATTAGGCGCAGGTGGGATACAAACACTGTTAGTTCTTGTAAGCGCATTATTTGGCGGTTGACTAGGCATGTCCAAACTCTTCACTTTTTTCATGTCGTCACTTGTAGACGAACCATACTTTCTCTTTCTAGAGCCATTCATAAATCCATAAATAGTTGGCCAATCGTCAGCACTATTTAAATGCACAAGCATATTCAAATAATATTCCTTCAGACTATTCATTGTTATGTCGGTAATATTTTGAGCGAAATACGAATCAATAGAATACGCAGGGTTCACATAACCACCAACATTGATGTATTCCACAAATCGGATAATCTCACGCAAATCAAAATACCGCAACAACGTTTTGTTTTCTATACAATATTTAACACAATTCACCATCTGGTCATAATTTTGGTAAAGGAAATGCGGCAATACACAATAACCATCCTTGTTCAATATCGGAATAGATTTCCTGCAATCAAAGCTAGTAATCGTATGGATTTCAGCATTATCAAATTTACCACGGAAATCATCAAACACTGGTCTCAATTCATCGCCACTTGGTAACGTAGCACAAGATAGAATAAAAGTAGGGATTTTATTTTCTTGCCAATTCGTCTTTATGACTGCATGAAGAGGATGTTGTTCATAATCCAGAGTAATTGTCGGCTCATCCCAATATGTAATAATCTTCTCAGCAGGATTGAATGCGAGCATATAATGCATTGCCGTGACATAAGATTTAACATCACAAATCATAATCTCAACATTATCACCTACACTATTATCTACCTTGCCAATTCCACCAGAACGCCTATTCTTGGTATAATTAATAGCAGAGAAGTAATGCAAACGGATATCAGATGCAGTTTCGCAACCAAATGCGAAAGCAACCTTTTTCTCCACTGAAATTGCGGACTTGGCAAGAGCAAGACCAATATGACGGGCAACACAGACAAAGATAATACGATATGAATCTGATAGTCCTATAGGTGACAGAGTTTTTCCAGTACCCGTCGGTGCAGTATACAGAACAAGTTTGGGGACAAGGACTTCTCTGGGTCTGCAAATAGTAAATAGCTCTTTTTGATGTTTGAAAAGAGTCCTGTCTTCATACTTAAGAAGATATTGATTTTTTTCTATGAACTCATAAGAATTTGTAATGATTTCACTAGTTTTCGTGAAACTATTCACATGAGCAATGGTTTCATCAATAATGGCCATGACGTGCTTGTTAATATGAGATATAGTGACCTTTTTTAGTTGTAATAGGGTGTAGAGATAAAATGCATATTTTTGTTTTTGTTTTGATATTTGACGTACTAGATCTTTCCATAAGTCAAGAATTAGAAACTCATAAATGATTGACCGATTGACCTTGATATTGTTGTCCATGTTTTGGATACGGATATTATCTGCACTTTTTAGGGATTTTAGCTCTGTACCTGCGAGAGGATTAGAAATAACGGGCATATTTTTACCATACTTTTTCATAGTTTCTTGGATAAACTCTTCAAAGTACTTTTTATACAATAAATACTCAATCTCTGGTGTCTTTTCTATTTTGATATAGGAAAACAACGAAAGGGTTTCATTTGAATGAATATTTACATCTGAAAATCCTTGCATAATCATTTCAAGAATCTTCTTTTCATCAGGCGAAACAGGAATCTCAATATTTTCCCATTCTGCTCTTGTAAGTTTATCTTGGGAAAAATCCATTTTTTGCTAACGGGTTACTTATTGTTGTTGAATATTATAATCTGGTTTATAATATTCAATTTTTCAAGGTTCACTTTTAGAACCCTCCTTTTATTGTTGTCTAAACACTATCTTCTTCTGTTTCTCCTGTATTAACAAAACTATCAAATGCATTAAATAATGTAGATACAATTCTAGTGTCTTCTTGAGGTTCATTATTACTAGTCAAACTATTCATACTAGTAAAACTCTTTATTCGTTTGCTATAATCACCGCCCTCATACATTTCATCATCATTTCTGCTCTTAAAATAATCCACGATACCGGTTAACAATGTCTCTGGACATTGACTACTAGGTACTATTATTCCATTGTCATCTCTAGTAATATGACGTTTCGGATTATAGTCATTATCTACCAATATCTTCCAACGGTTTCCATAATTACGGTTTTTCTTAGACCCATGATAATAATGTCTTATTACACCAGGAACATATCCAACGCGTAATAATTTGGTTTTCTTCTCAAACTCAAAAATAGAATTTATGTATTCTTCAGTATACTGTTCATTTATAGCATACTTTGCTTTTTGTATTATAGAAAGCGCCATAATATTATCACCAGACCCCAAAATTGCGTCTTCATATAAACCACCAATTCGCTCATAAGTTTTACGTGTGCATGCCCATGCATAACCAGGATGCCAAAAATTAACTGGTTTCTTACTATAAGGTAATTGTTTCGTAAACTGAAAACCAAAGCTAGGGAATACATTCATAGCTTCTCCATATTGGTTCATATCAACACAATGACTGAATAATTGTATAATATCCTTTGAACCATTTAATATCTTTAACGTGTCTAAGGCCCATGTAGGACTTTCAAACTCAATATCAGCATCTATCCATGCAACAGCTTTCCAATCTGCTGGTAAAAGTTTCTTTATTCCAACATTAATCATATTTTCCTTGTGCCACATAGGGTGTTCTGTGCGCAATTGAAGATGGCATTTATTGTTTGAATCTGTCACAAAAAAACGCTGTTTACCATATGCAAGTTCAACAATATATAAATTGATATTGGATTCTTCTAATTCCATACGCTGAACAAATTCTTTCAATAAGATATATCTACGAGCAAATAAGCAGGGGTTAGAGACAACAACAATAACATTTAATTTATTTTCAATTGGTTCGTTATTTGCAATTGCATCTTTGATAACATTTCTGCGGTATTGTATGTTATCAATTTCTATATTGTTTACAACTGTCATTACTAAATATACATTATGTATATATTAATCTTTATGTAATAAAACAATTAAAAATACAATACTAACTAATTACAACATGTTCAGCGGGTTTTTCAATAGTCCCATTAAAAAAGCTACGTTTGAAGATATACAATATGCAATAAAAAACAAAGAACGATATATATTGATAAACACATTACCTATAGATGAACAGGTTTGTTTAATAACAAACACAGTTACTTATAGTATGGAAGAAAGAATAATTAATGAATTTTTAAATCAATATACATTACGAGATAAAATTATCATAGTTTATGGTAAAAACACAAACGATGATACAGTAGAGAAAAAATACAGGCAATTTGTTTCATTAGGTTTTATTGAGGTGTATATGTATTTGGGAGGTATGTTTGAATGGATGCTTATGCAAGACATTTATGGTAGGGACGAATTTCCAACAACTAGTAAAGTGCTTGATATATTAAAATATAAGCCTAAACGGTCAATGTACTAATGTACTAATGTACTAATGTACTAATTTATTGTGGTGTATATGCATCATAACCAAACCCACTTACAGAACCACCTGGTTGTCCAACTCCTCCTGGTGGTCCTACATCACCAATTCTACCATTAGGTCCCACAGGTCCAACTGGTCCAGTCATACCAGGGTCACCTTTAATTCCTTGGTCTCCTTTATCTCCTTTTAAACCTGCTGGCCCAGCAGGGCCTATTGTCCCTGGTGTCCCGACTTCTCCAGCTGTTCCTGCAACACCAGCTGGTCCTAACGGTCCGGCTGGTCCAGGGTCACCAGTAGAACCTTTTTCCCCTGGTATACCTTGTTCACCTGGTATACCCTGTTCTCCTTTAAGTCCAATTGGACCCGGTGGTCCAACAGGTCCTTGGCCTCCATTTTGACCAGCCGGTCCTAGTGGTCCGACTTGTCCAGGGGTTCCGGCTGGTCCAGGCTCACCGGGTGGTCCAACAGGTCCAGGAACTGATTCACCAGAACCACCTGGTTTTCCTTCTGCTCCATTTGGCCCAGGTGCACCGTCTTTACCATTTGTGCCATTTGTTCCAGGTGAGCCAGCCGAACCCGGAGAACCTTGCTCTCCGGCAGGTCCCGGACTGCCAGGAGTACCGGCTGAGCCAGGAGTACCATCTCTACCAGGAGTACCGTCTTTACCAGGACTACCTGGAGGACCAGCGGTTAAAGGAGATTCTTGTAACTTATCTACCATTTTATTAACATCATCTTGTGACAATGTACCATCATAAATTGTAAAGTTACTTAATAAAATTCCATTATTATTACTATGCCATGGGTCACCAATATACATTAATGTGTCATCTCTTCTTCCAAATATATTATTAAAATTTCTATCACAAACCCTTGTTTTGTTTATGTAAAAATTAAAATTGTTGTTATTAAATACAAGAGTTAAAAAATAAGGTCTATTAAAAGAAATGTTTGACGTATAATTCGATGTATCTATACCATCATTACCATCAGAATCTGTTGAAAATCGGATATGCATATTTGTTGTCTTATCTGGGAAAATCCACATAGCTGGAATTCTTTTACCTTTATCGCAACAATTATGGTCACCTCCTAATCTTGGACCGTCGGTAAAATGAAAAAGATTCCTCCATTGGTCACTACCATTATTAATCTGCATTAGAAATGAAATTGAGATGTTTTTGTATTGACTAAAATTCATATCTCTAAGATACATACTGTGGCCATTTACTTGTGGATAATACCATGTTGATGCGCTTGGAACAAATGTCCATTTTTTAAAAGTAGGAATATTGACTGCTTCGTTCGCCTTTGTATTTGTTATTCCATTTATTTCATCAAAATTTTCCTGAATGACAGAGAAATAATATTTGTAGCATAAGTATAAAAGAATTAAAACAATCAATATGGTTAATATAAAAATTATACGTTTATTAGAAATACCAAACATTTGTTATTATACTTATATTATAACAACAAAAAATAATTATTTATAAATACTATAATAACTGCTAAAAGTAGTAAAACCTTCTGGTGCAGGTCCTAATGGTCCCATTGACCCAATTGGGCCAGGCTGACCCGGTGGACCAGGATTACCTTGAACAGATAAACCTATATCACCTTTATCACCCTTTTCTCCAATATCACCTTTTTCACCAACAGGACCTATTGTTCCAGGAGAACCTACTTGACCCGCAGAACCTGCGATTCCTTGTGAACCAACCGGACCAGGTGCGCCTGTTTGACCAACATCACCTTTCTCACCTGTTTTGCCTTCTCCGCCTTTTTTTCCAGTCATACCAGTATATCCAAATGGGCCTACCGTTCCATCTGGACCCTGTGTCCCGACTGGACCAGCTGGTCCTACTGGTCCCAATAATCCAGGTGTTCCTGAAGCGCCTTGTGCGCCAGGAGGACCCAGATTACCTTGTGGCCCACCTGGACCTGGGTCACCTTTTTCACCAGTTGGTCCCAATGGACCAATGGGTCCTGTTATAGAAACACCTTCACCTCCAGGAAGTCCTTCAGGTCCTTGTGCTCCTGTAGGACCAACCGGGCCCATATCTCCTTGAAGACCCGTGTTTCCTTGGTCACCCTTTAGTCCTTGGGTGCCTTGAATTCCGTTGGTTCCGTTTAGTCCAGGAGTACCAGCAGCTCCTACTGCGCCTCCTGGACCAACTGGACCAACTAATCCGTTTTCACCTCTATCACCTCTATCACCTTTATCACCTTTGGGACCTTGTGGTGCTGGTCCAGTTTTAAAAAAAGCGGTTCTATCACGATGGTGACCACTTAATGACATTTTATGTTTTATCCAACAGTGATCGTGTTCATTTGAAGTTAAAAACCCAACACAATTACTTCTTTCATTACATCTATCTCTACAAAAAATAGGATCACTAGTGTTCCAATGATCAATATCATTACCATTATATTCTAGAAAAGGTGCTGTAAAATATACATTACCTTCAATTATCTTTGGAAAATAGGTATATGTAATACATACCATAAAATAGATACTAAATATTATTGCAAACGTTATAAAAATAATTTTATGTATATCAAATTTCATAATAATTCCGGTTATATTATTATGATATAATTTTTTTTTATACAATTGGTTTATTGTGGTCTAACAGTAGGCGCAAATGATGTCATATTAAATCCTGCAGGAGAAGCCCCTGCTGGGCCTTCTTCTCCTGCTTGTCCAACTGGTCCTTGGATTCCAGCAGGACCAGTTGGTCCCAATGGTCCTACAGACCCTTGTAATCCAACAGGACCTAATTCGCCTGTATCTCCCTTATCACCTTTATCACCTTGTGCTCCAGTTGGTCCAAGTAAGCCAGGTGTTCCTATAGGTCCTATTGTTCCTGGTGCACCAACAGATCCGGCAGTTCCTGCTAAACCTTGATTACCCATAGGTCCAGTTGGTCCAATTTCGCCCATTTCACCCTTTTCACCTTGATGGCCAATATCACCAGGAGGCCCATGGGGACCAGCAGGACCAAGTGAGCCAGGAGATCCAGGAGCACCCTGAACACCTTGAACACCATCTGCACCATTTTGACCAGGTGGTCCGGGGCCACCTGGGTCTCCGTCTTTACCTGGTTGTCCCCCAGGGCCTTGATTTCCCTTAGGTCCTTGTTCGCCAGGAGGACCTGTAACTTCTCCAACAACCTTAAAATAAGAATACTTTAATGGATTGCCAGTCATTTGATTACAACCATATTTCAAACGGCACGCACCTTCATTGCTCATAGTAAACATATTACAACCACCAGTTTTATCACAAGCCGTTGCGCATTGTCCAACAGTTTGAGCACCCGATGAACCACCCATTAAATCGTTACCAACACAATCTATTTGCGGTATTAATGTATATGGTCCAAAGCCTTCAATAACGGATGGAAAATAGGTATGGATACAGCACAATACAAAAAATATACTAAATAATATAGTTAATATTATAAATGCATATTGATAAACATCTAATTTCATAATAATAATAATAATTCCAGTTATATTATTATGACAAAATTATTTCCATGTTCCAAAGTAATTATGTTTGGCGTAATCACCAAAATATTGACGGCGGCCATTATTAATTACGAAAATATCATCTTTATCTTTATAATCTATATACAAATCAGTGCAGAAATCGGGACCAGTAGTCTTATAAACATAATCCTCTGAATCAAAATTTACATATTTAATATATTTATTTATATTGGTATGGATTTTATCAATGAGAATCTTAATAAAAGGGTGCTTAGGGGCAGCAGCAAATGCATATTGTCCTAACAAATAATAATAGTTTTTATCACAATATGGTTTATATCTGGGGTGATTACACATGTGTTTACCAATAAATTCGTCTACTGGGAATATACAATTATATTTCAATAGACTATCAAAAGATTTCAGACAAAGCATATCCAAATCCATATAGAATCCACCAAAATGATACACTGCAATATATCTAAAGAAATCTATACGTTGTATTTTTACTGGTAAATTCAAATAGGTTTGATAATATTCAGGATAGTTTTGTTTTAAGAAATCCTCAATATCACCGTCTGTAAAGAACAAATACTGATAGTCAGGATTATTAGATTTTATAGATTCTATAAGCTGCATATAACGCTGAGGTACTGAACTTGATTTCCATGTTTGAATAATAATTTTAGGTATAGTTTGTTTTTCATAAGTTACAATAGATGTATTTGTCTTATTGTCTAAATTATTATTTATTGTTACGTTTTTATTGATTTCGTATAGTTTATAAAATATGAATCCTAGAATTATTAATATTACTATTAAACTTATGATTGTGTAATACATTACGTAATTTATAATATAATTATATTATAAATGTCTAAAAATAATTTGGTTATTCTACTATTCGTTATTTTTATAGTTTCTCTAATAGGATTAGTTTCATTTAACAAAAAAAAGAAAGAAGGATTTGATGAGAAATATACTGCCGTTATAGTTGAACCTCGCAAACATAAAGCTTTATCTTTTGTATTAAAAAATGCTTTAATAAATCTACCAGATAATTGGAATATTGTTATCATGTATGGTAACAAAAATAAACAGTTTATTATGGATATTATTGATAATGATTTATCTGAATACAAAGAAAGAATTAATACCAAAAATTTGAATGTAGATAATTTAACAATAGCTGATTATAACGATTTATTAACAAGCAAAGAATTCTACGATAATATTCCTAGCGAAATATTTTTAATATTTCAGACTGATTCAGTAATATGTGGTGAAAATAATGAATTAATAGATGACTTTCTTAAATATGATTATGTAGGTGCTCCTTGGAAAGACGCAGTAGGAAACGGTGGATTTTCTCTGAGAAGAAAAAGTAAAACGTTAGAAATTATTTCCAAATGCAAGCGTGGGTCGGAAAACGAAGATGTTTATTTTGCGAATCCTTGTGTAAGCAATTTTAAACCTAGTATGGAGAAAGCAAAAACATTTTCAGTTGAAGCTTATTATTCAGATAAAAGTTTTGGTGTTCATAAACCATGGGCATATTTAACGAATGATGAAATGGAAGAAAAGGTAAAAAAATGCGCCCCATTAAAAGAATTATGGGAATTAAATAAATAAATTACGTAAAATTCATACCAACATTAGTTTTTACGAAGTGGATACCCTTTCTGTGAAAAGAAGAATCGGTTGCCATAGAAATGACCAAATGCGTTAGGAGAAGTGCCCGGAATATCAATGCATGGTAATCTCGTATCGGCTATATAATTTTCAGCACAAATAGGGTTCATATAAAAGGGCTTATTATTCATACAGAATGCTAACCAGAAAGTTTCTTTATCACCATATACGTATTTATATGTTTCAGCGTGATTATCATTCAGTTCATATATTGTTTCTACAATATCTGGATGCATAGCTTTATTTAAATATACTACACCAGCCTCTTGATAATACCACATAGGCTGTACAGTATCTGGTAATCTATAAATATAATTCCACTCTTCTGGGAAATATTGATTCCTTTCTGGCATCAATGAAAGAATAAAGGCACGTCTTGCAGGTATTTCTATTTCTCTATTTTCTGGATTATGTTTTAACCAATCTTTAAAAAAATAAGAACCTGTTGAAATATAGTTAGGGTCCTTGAATATCAATTCAGGGTTCTGTAAAAAGACACTATCGCAATCACATAAAATAACTTCTGAAAATCCAGTGTGTTTTAAAATAAACGCTTTAATCTGCCAACCTTTCCAATGGTTTGGATTATCTGTATAATCATTCACATTTTTAAGAGATAAATTATATTGTTCTTTCACAGATTCTAGCTTGTTTTGAGTTAAGTCACTAACTTCTTGTCCAATCTGCCATAATTCTATTGGTAATGTGCATCCGAGTTCATTCCGTAAAAGGTGAATGTTACATAATAAAAGTTCCTCGTAACGTTCTAATATAGGAATAATAATGCCTATGGTCATTTATTGATATTATAACATAAATATAAATAAAGTTTTATATTTATAATCGTCAATTATAATTTTATATAGGAGCCCAAATATCCATAGAACTTTCACAAACATTTGAATAAATACGGGAGTACCCTAATTCTTCAAATATTTCCTTATGTGGATTTGGATTTGGGAATATGTGACTAAAATAATAATAGCTATTTTCTAAAATAACAATAGGTTTGTTTCTAAGAATTGTCTCTCTACTTCCTAATAAAACTTCGTTTTCATGGTTTTCAACATCAATTTTAATTAATGTTACATCGTTAAAATTATAATTATCTAACTTTACAACATCTATTTCGCTAGATACTTCAAAACTTTTATTTTGTTTATGAAGTGAAAACCCACCAAAATTATCTTGTTCAGTATTATATAAAATCATCTTTCCATCTTTATCGCTTAATGCGTTTTCATACAGGAAACATTTATCCCGATAGTCGTATAAGTTTTTTCTAAATATTTCTGCGTTTTTGGGAAATGGTTCAAATGAATATATTTTATTACAATTTATATATTCTGCAAAAAATAATGAATGATTACCTATATTTGCACCAATATCAATTATATTTTTTTGTTCCTTAAAGTTATCTTTCAAAAATTTTAATAGACCAGCTTCATAAAAGGTTTTATGACATTTAATCATATCACTAATATAATCTGTTGGGTTTGAATGCAAATACATTGTCGTGCTTTCACCATCATATTGGATGGTAATTTTTTCCATTATTGTTGGATATATTAAATTCGTTATTTTAAATACATTAAAATAAACTAATAAATTAATAAATTAATGCACAATACATTAATTGATAACGTACTAGGATATATTCAAGAATATTCTATAAAAGATGAAGAAATAAACATAGTTGGTTGGTGTTTTCACAAAATACAAGGTGTTTTACCTATCCGAGTAAATTATAATAATAATACTTTTTATGATAATTTTAGCAATACATTTAAACTATGTCTTCGTCCTGATGTATATAATGGAACATACAATAATAATAATATATTAAATTGTGGTTGGAATATGGACGTGAAACAACCAGAATTAATAGAATTGTTTAATTTAGAAATGAAAATAGACGGTGAATGGAAAACCGTGTTTGATTTTTTATTTTATGATACCAATTCGTCAAACATTCCTTCATTTATTGTAGTAGATAATTTTTATAAACATCCGAAACAAATAAGAGATTTTGCATTACGACAAAATTTTCAAGAACACCCTAAATATCATAAAGGAAAACGAACGGAGAAGGTATACAGATTTCCAAATTTGAAATCACGCTTTGAAGATATATTAGGATGTAAAATAAAAAATTGGGAAGAATATGGTGTAAACTGTTGTTTCCAATCATGTATTGCAGGAGAACAATTGGTTTATCATACTGATATTCAACAATATGCTGGAATTATTTTTTTAACACCTGATGCACCACCAGAATCCGGTACAACATTTTATCGCTCTAAAAATACGAAAAATATGAAGGTAAATGACGATTATAATGATGTTTTTACAACTGGAGTATTAGACCAAAGTCAATTTGATGTTGTTGACGTTGTAGGAAATAGATTTAATCGTTTAGTATTGTTTGATGCACAGATGATTCATGCAGCATCCTCTTATTTTGGAAATAATCTTTACAATGGACGTTTATTTCAACTGTTTTTCTTTGATTTGGAGATGAAAAATTGATTTATTTTTTATAACAATAATGTAAACAACAACAATTCATCATGTCAGCAAAACCCGTTATTATATCTATTGAAGGGAATATTGGCTCTGGAAAAACAACAATTTTAGAAAACCTAGAAAAACGTTTAGAACAAAATAAGTCCATATTGTTTTTGAGAGAGCCACTAGATGTGTGGGAAAGCGTTAAAGACTCACAAACTGGCGAAAATATATTGCAAAAGTTTTATGCGGACCCCAATAAATATGCTTTTGCATTTCAGGTTATGGCATATGCTACACGATTATCTATGGTTCGTCATGCAATAAACACTGGAAATGGTAAATACAAAGCAATAGTTCTTGAACGATCATTGGCTGCAGATAAACGTATCTTTGCCAAGATGCTTTATGATGATGGTAAGATTGACGATGTATGTTATCAAATATATCAAAAGTTTTATAAGGAATTTTCAGATGAGGTGGGACTTAATGGAATAGTATATATTGATGCTGATGCAGAAGTGTGTAAACAACGTGTTCAAAAACGCAGTAGACAAGGTGAGGATGGAATTCCTTTGGAATATTTACAGAAGTGTAAAAAGTACCATGATGAATGGATGTCGGACGAATCAATGGCTCTTAAAATAAAGACAAACCAGGATGTAACATATGATCCTGCAGATTCAAATGACCAAGGTAATAAATGGATTGAACAAATCACAAGATACATTTACGAAACAATGGAAAACGAAACAAACCATAACAAGTGGTAATTGATAGTACAAAATTGAATTTATTTTTTATTTACCCTAACGCAAATAAAAAATGATGACAGTATCTGATGGAATATGGTATTGTGCATTAATAATAACAGAAACTATTAGTATACCGTTTCGTGTAGGTTATGACATAATAGACCGCACAAACAAAACATATAAAAAATATAAACCCGACAGACCATTTACTGGTTACACCCATTAACAAATAGGAATCGCTTCATAATTATCATTCCCATCAATATTGACTTTGTTTATAGTATATCCTAAAGATTTTACGTAATCCATCAATTCGTATCGTGTGTTTGGAATTTTATCCCAATGATGACTATTTATATCCCAACATTCAAAAAATATTACTGGTTTGTTTTTCATAATGGTTTCAATGCCTCCTTTTATTACATTTAATTCTTGTCCTTCCACGTCAAGTTTAATAAAGTCTACCTTTTCCAATTTAAATGAATCCAATGTAAGCAGTTTATATCTGTGCAAATTAGTATTATTGTAATCGTCCATTGTTTCAATTAACTTACAGCCACCCATATTCGCTTTTTCTGGAAGATACATAGTTGTTTTTTTATTTATATCATCAATAAGAGCTGCGTGGTGTGGATAGATATTTTGCTCTTTATTGTTTATAAAGATGTTTCCACATAGTGAATAAAAAGAGGAATCATATGGTTCAAATGAATGAACAGTTCTGTTTTTTATGGCTAGTGGTATTGACCATGTTCCAATATTCGCACCAATATCTAAAATTATAGAATTGTCGTTCAAATAAGTTTCGGCATATTTTATTAGATTGTTTTCCCAATATCCATAATTAAGTAAACTATTGGATATCGTATCACCTTTGTAGCATAAATAACTATAATTGTCTAAACTTTTACAAATAGTTCTATTTGAAGAAGTCATGTTTTAATATAAAAATGTAATTTATCTTTATATCAAATTAGATACTGAACAAAGAATCAATTAAATTTTACTATGATTTTCACTGTTTCTTTCTTAATGCACTTGCAAGCAGATACTGATAATTCTTCGCGTTTTTTTCTCGTCTTAGTGTTGTCTACAGAGACACTATCCGAATCGGTTTCTGTGGGGCTGCGGCGTTTTGACGTACTATTACGGTGATTCATATCATCCTCTATGTCTGCATAATTGGTCTCAATAAAATCCACGATTTTATTTTCTATTGCCCACTTGAAAAAGTTCAATTGACCAATTGTGGTTTCCATAATTTTTGATTCATCGTATGGTATTGATATGCGGTCCCATCTACAAAATGGGTCAAAACGTTTCTTACTATACGCTTTTAATTTGAGCTTGTAATCATTGTATACCTTGAAACGTTGCATATCACCAGTAGTTTTAGACGGAAGTTCATAAACAGTGTAATATTTTTTAGCAAAATTGGTTACGAACCAATCCACGATACGAAGGGAAATTTTAGACTCACCATTAATAATTCGCATCATTTTATCTAGATTATCACGATGTTGGTAGAATTCCATAAGATTTTTCAATAGCAAATCATTTTGGGTATTTAGAGTAGAAGTATTAAGCGACATTATTATATTTAGTATTTTACGTTTTTATATTTTTTTGGGTGTTTAATATATAAATCATGGCAGATAAACCAAATTGTATAAAAGGAACCACGCCTTTTGATGGAGATTTAAAAGTATTTTTTGATTTATTAAAATTAAAGGAAAAGGCAGATATTATAAAAGGATTAAAAGATTATCCGTTTGATAAGATTATTTGTCCGACAATAGCTACTCTTGTTATAAGAGAAGATACAGAACAAACGTTATTTCATTTATTATCTAAGAAATGGACTGCATCATTAATTATAACAGCAGTTCCTAATGTGAATGAAATAATAAATGCTTTTGTTGAAAATCTTTATGAAATTATTGTTACCGATAAAAACTCCGACGTTATTAATAAAATAAAAAATACAACAGTATTGGGACAACCTTTTTTAGATTTTAAAGGTAGAAAAATAAATGGTTGGGGTGCTTGGATAAGCGGAAATTTATCATTAGATGCAAAAGAAACTGCTATTGAAAATTTAAAGAATGAAACTGACGAGGATATTCAAACCCGTTTAAATAATATGATAAATATTATTAGTCACATTCAAGGACAAAAAGTAGAAACTAAAGAAAGGTCACCGTCAACTGCGTCAACAGCATCTATGAAAACTGTTTCATCTACTGATTCTCTAGAGGTTGATGAAGAATTAGAAGACTTAAGAAAAGAATATGAAGACGCCGAAAAAAAATTAAAAACAGCAATTAATGCAAGCGATTGTCGTAAAATTAAAAAATATATAGATACTATTAAAAATAAAATTGATATTTATAAGAAAAGATGCAATAAGTCTTATTTTTATAGTTGTGAAAAAGAGGATAAACTTATAAATACATTAACGCCAATATTAGAAAAAAGAACTAGTGAATATAATAAATTGGATTGTCAATCAAAATTAGATGGCGGTAAGCGTAAAACAGCCAAGAAACAACGCAAAACACGTAAACCCAAGAAATCAAAACGCAGTACCCGTAAACATAAATAAAAAATATATAAATAAAAAACAATATTTATATATAGAGATGTCTGACGTATTAGTGCCAATATTAGTAGCTAATAATTATTTAATACTAGACTCAAAACGATTTCATAATTTTAGTCCCAATGCCATATACGCTTTTTCACTTATTCATAATTTCGGTTTGCATATATTTAGTTTGTATACATTTTCCCAGTTATTCCGGGCATTAATAAATAATGGAATTTCATTAGAATCAGGCTTTTACTTTAATCAACCATCTATGAGGTGGATACTTTTTCTGTTTTATTTATCAAAATATTATGAATATGTGGATACAATGATTTTATATGCCAAACACAAACAACCCATATTTTTACAGAAGTTTCATCATATTGGTGCTACAATTGTATGGCATTTGGGTTTTGTATATGAGTTTGAAGGTGTTTATTTTGCATCGTTGATAAATTCTGGCATTCATACGGTTATGTATGGTTATTATTTTTTGTCATTGTTTCAGGATATTCGGCCAATGATTAACAAATATAAAATATATATTACCTCGGCACAAGTTGGACAATTGGCGTTTGGCTTTGTAGCATTACCTTGGTTCTATTATAGTAAGGAATCGTTAGTAAATCAGCGAATAATTGTCGTATTTGATTTATATATTGGGTGTTTGATAGTCTTGTTTTTACAGTTTATGATAAAAAATTATAGTAAGAAGACCATCTAGTTATTAATGTTTTATAAACGTAATTAATCCTTTAACTTCGCCATCAGTTTCACTATAAACACAATCAAACGGCTCGTAATATTCCATCCAGGAATAGTTTCCCTGAATACAGGGCTCAGAGCGAAACTTACCTACAATATGGTGTTTTCCTAGTCCAGCGGCTTCCCATATTTTGCAATCAACATCATCACCAAACATAGAATCCATATGCCATTCACCCACACTGCTATGGAGTAGATGTTTTTCGTTTGGACCAATACGTGTGGATTTTAATGTGTTAGAACCCGTGATCCATCTACAAATTTGCAGAGGCAGATCCGTAGTATTGTGGAAATAGATATATTTAATAGGTTCTCTGGAACTTGACATTGTTTTAATTTGTATTGATTTTAATAGTTTTGTTTGTTAAAATCAATTTTCTATTGAAAACACTGAAGTTTACTTCCAATAGATTTATAGGAATGACCGTTATAAATAACGTTTTTATCTAAACATTTCGCTAGAGTTTTTTCGCTAATATGATGTTTTTTAATGCAATCATATTTTGATGAAAATTCTTTTACTAAATTATTATTTTCGTCATATTGACCAACACCGTCCTTATATAACAAAGGTTCTCCATTATTCCGATTGACAAATTCTTCCTTTAATTCATCATCGCATTTTTCGTATAACATATAATAATGCCCATTTGATATACTATTATTTCTAACTGGATTATCTAGAGCTGAGTTGGATTCGTAACCATTAGACATTGCGGCTGTTTTTCTGTCCAAATATACATTCAGAATTTCGGTTTTATCAGGATTTAATTTTGCAATGTAACCCAAATTTTGTATTTTGGTTTCTCTAGTTGGTTGTAAATCACGGACAATATTTGGGTCAAGCGCTCTATCAACGAATGCCCACCGAAACCCACAATAAACTGTATTTTCTTCAATAGCCTTGTTTATACTTGGTCTTTTTATATTGGCGTTTTCATTCATGCATTCTGTAACCGATTCGTATACTTTTAATAATTGTAGGGTTTCTGGGTTTATTTTTTGCAGTCGTGGTCCGAGTGTTGGCAATGGATTTCCAAAATTAGTTGTTGTTCTAGTTTGAGAAGAATTTAATTTTTCTAGGATGTCTTTGTTAGATTTTTCTAAGTTTGTTATCTTTTGAAGTAGCAATTTTTGTGTTTCTAATAGTTGATTTATTGTGTTTTTATCTTCTAATAATTGTTGTGGTTGATTCGTTAATGCGTTCATTATAGTTTCAAGTTTTAAGTTCATTGAATTATAATCTATTTCATCAAATTGTTTAATGTTGGTCTTTATAATATTATATAGAATTCCGTACGTTAAATTCTTTCCTATTAGAAAAAGTTCATTTGCATTTTCATGACCTGGTAAATCTTTTACTTGATTAAATTTAATATCATTGTGATTATGGATGAAACTTTCAAAATCCTTACTTCGTTTTACTGAAAAACAGTCAAGTATTAGAGATTCTTCATAATTGGATTTATGTTCATTGTAACGAGCTTCAATACCCCTTCTGCTTTCTCCGATTTTGATAACATATTCTCCATTTTCATATGATTTTACTTTTATAATGTAGACTATTGCACCTGCACTAGCGAATTCTCTAAGCAATAGATTGTGTTTTTCTAGTTCTTTATCTTTTTTGAGTTTCTCTATGGTTTTTTCTGAGTTTTTATTGATTTGTTCGGATTGTGTTAATGTATTTTTAAGTTGGTCTAATTCTCTTTTCAAAGAATATTGTCCAGATAAACGAATTTCTTTTACGACTTCACATACCCAATTTTGGAATTGTTCGGCTATAGGTTTTCTAGATTTAAAAAGTATTTTGTATAACCCCTTTTCAGTAAGGAACGTTACTTGTTGAATTCCACCAGGAGTGTTCATACTATGAACTACCTTTTCTGTTTCATCAAATTGTTGTATGGCTGAACGTATATTGTTTATTTCTAATATTTCACCAATATCGCTTGCCCTAAACAAAGGGGTTTCGCATGTCCCTTTTATTATAATTTCAGTATGTAAGTTATTGGAATTGAATGCTTTAACTACTTCCATTTAAAGGGCGTTATAATTAATAAGACGCCCTATTCTTTATATTTATTTCATAACAATTAATTAAAGAAGGGTGTAGCTAATAACGACCCCCTTTGCTTTTGGTTAGACAAAAGCAAGATTCTTTACCATAATAGAGTGATAAAATTTAATAAATTATTATATTCAAACATATATTATGATTGATACAAGGTTGAGCAAGGACTCTTACCTTAATAGAGTATTAATATTTTTGCTTCGCCATTAGGATGAGCAAACCTAACTATTAATATAAGAAATAAATTCTTATATTAATTTTTATGAGTTTTTGTTATTTTAATGAGAATTATTATTTTATGTTGGTCACAATAATTTGTGACTAACTAGTTCGAGTAAGCTACACCTGCCATTCCACTCATGACACGGAGGACGTTGTAGTTAACAGCGTATACGCGGACCTTGGCAGTGGCAACACCAGCAACTGTGGGACTGGAGAGAACGAGTTGGAGGACAGCGTTATCAATGCGGGAGAAGTTGCAGCTGCCTGAAGGTTGGTGTTCCTCAGGGCGGAGGGCAAAGGAATATACGTTGATACCACAGTCGGGGGCACGGGTGTGGTGTTGGAAGGGTTGGACTACGTCAAAGTAGCTGCCCTCACGCTCAGAGAAGCGGTCTTGGCCGTTGAGTTGGAGCTTGGCAGTGACGACGGGGTTTTGGCCCCAGCAGTGCATGTCAAGAGCAGTCTCAGAGAGGACGAAGACACCAGCATCGGAGACAAGGGAGCCCTCACGGCCAGCGGTTCCGAAAGGAACATCGGGCCATTGGTTTTGGGCAGCAGCACCAGATACCTCAAGAGCACCGGGCATTTGGAAGAGACCGGAAGCGTTAATGAAAGCGTTCTCATCTTGAGCAACAGAAAGGGGTCCACCGAAGGCATGGATGGCATTGGGGAGGGCATCAATGGAGTCAGTGTAGTTGAAGGGTTGGGCACCGAGTGTGCGGTAAAGGGTGCCGGCAGCATCAAGGGATGAGCAGTAGTCAACGTTAGCATCGGGTTGTACAACCCAGATAAGCTCCTTGCAGGGGTGGTTGAAGTTGAGCTTGATCTTGTTGGAGGATGAGCCTACAGACTCATCACCAGTGAATTGGACTTGCTCAAAGAGGTACTCGTGGGGGTTTTGTGCCATCTTGCGGCGCTCATCAGTGTCAAGGAAGATATAGTCAACATAGAGGGAGGCAGCAACAAGGGATTGCTGGTAGGCAGCAGAGACGGATTGGGTTCCGGATGTACCAGCAAGGGTTTGGACGGCCCAGAGGCACTCACCAATGGGGCGGATGTCAAGGTTAATCTTGACCTCGTGGTATTGGAGAGCAATAAGGGGGAGGGCAAGGCCGGGGTTGCGGTTGAACCAGAATTGAAGGGGGATGTAGAGGGTGGTCTCAGGAAGAGTGTTGCGGGGAGCGCAAACTTGGTTGGGGCCACCAGTGCTGGCGCAGGGACCAGAGACATCAGCGAATGTGGGGTCAGTGATGTAGGTAAGTTGGGTGGTGTTACCAATCATCTTGTAGTATCCGCGTTGTTGCTCGGAAGAAACGGTGAGTTGGTTCCAGATGTGCATCCAGTCACCATATTGGCGGTCAATGCGTTGACCACCAATCTCAACCTCAACTTGGGCAATCATTTGCTCACCAATGTAGTCTAACCAACGGGCATAGACACCCTTGTTGGCACCGGCAACGCCAGTGTACAAGCTCTGGTTAATCTCAGGGAGAGTAACTTGGAGGTATGTGCGGTAGGCAAGGTCACCGTTACGGGAGATGGTGCAGGTTACACGGCGACCGAAATCGGCTTGGCCGGAGAAGGTTTGCTCAATTGACTCCATAGCAAAGTTGGTGTGGCGTCTGTAAGACACCTTCCAGAAAGTAATCTCGGGGGTTCCAGTAAGGAACACGTCTTGGGCGCCATAGGCGACGAGTTGCATAAGTCCACCAGCCATTTTGGAATAATCCTTATACTATCCTCAAAGAAAATAATTTTGGGAGAAAACAATTAATTAATAATTAAATATGTATTAATTAATACAACAAACTAAAAATCGCTAAAAGTCTGCACATAGTAACTACAGAAAAAATAAATATTAATTACAGAGATTGATATTGTAATTTTTTCCTAAATTTAATAGCAATATATTTTTATGAAGTTCTTATTAAATACTTTTTTGAAAGTATTTAATAATCATGTTTTTAATCATGCTTTTTAGTCATTTCAAAAGGATCACTTGAGAAATTACTAAACAAAAAATCCTCTAAATAATTCTCTTGGAATATTTCTCTACGGTTCTCATGCTTCTTAGTAAAAATATAAGAATCTTGGGATTTTTTTATGCTCCATCCTTGGTCTAAAGCATTCATAACAAATAACATTTTACGCAATGAAGCTTTCTCTAATTTAATATTGTTTGGTAAATCACTAGATATTTCTAGTTTCTGTGACGATGACATATATATTTTATTGATAGACAGTTTTAATAGTATTTACGAGTTTTTTTTGTTATTACTTTTAAAGTTTTTCTTCTATTAGATCCACCTTTACCTTTACCTTTACTTTTACCTTTGCTTCTCCCTTTAGCCGTGGGTGCTGCTGTTGCTGCTGCCGAAGGAGGTTCGAGTTCTTCAGGAATACCAAACATATCTGAGGTTAGTTCTGTCTTTTTTTTTGTAGTAACAGCAGCAGTAGCTGCTCGTTTTTCAGCAGCGGCTGCGGTTGCGGATCGTTTTTCTGCGGCAGTAGGCATCTTAACTGCTTTCCTGGTAGTAATAAAATCTGAACTGGGTTGTGCTGCAGGAGGAGCACCCACATCGCCTCTAATAGCAAATGCGCTTTCTGCGGGTGCTAAATATCCAGCCAAAGAATTAATATTTATTCCGTAAAATGCTCTTAATAACATATAAGCTGCACGGACACCAGATGGTTGGTCACCGTTAGCTCCTATGCGATATTGATTTGAAATATCAAAACCATTAGTATATGCACCTCCTGCTGCAACAGAATTTATCTCTTGGAATAAATCACCAACGCTTTTTAAAGAACCACATGATACTAATTCAGAAAAAATTAATTGGTTGTTAATTAAAGAATCCCACATCATTTCAGATGATACTGACCCATGAGGTCTTTCAGCAAACAAATTCCTCCAAATACCAAGTATTGCACTTAATAGTGTTTTAAAAGTTTCATTTGCTGAAAGAGTAAGAACACTCTGGCCTTCTGTTACGTCTATAATTACTTCTACTTCTGGTAAATAAAACTCATTTATCTGAGCTTCGTATGTAACTCTTGTTCTCAATTTTCCTGAACTGTTTGTTACCTCAGATTTTCCATGATAATGTATAGGATTACTTTCATTATCGTTTCTAATATCAAACTCCATAGGATTAAATTCCTTTCTAGCTGGTGGATATATACGTTTAAGAGGGTAACATGATCCAAACGTCCCCTGTGCATCATTAACAGAACTTATTGGACAAATACGTGATTGTTCTTCTATTTCTATGTAGTCTAATGCGTCAGATGCTGCGTTATTAATAGCAACGACCTTTAAAGCACCTTTCTTTTGACTTTTTAATCCTGCCACTACATCTTTAATATCGTTTATATTTCCTAGGTACTTTGGACTCCCAGATGCATATCTTTTGAATGCATCTCTAATATTTTCATCTATTGAACCAGGAACGTGCTTTGTTGCTATTATATTTTCTATCATTCCACATTCACTTTGTAGAACAGTATTGTTTTGATATACAGTTCTTGAAGTAATATTGTCTCCAAGTATGAATCTCTTTCCACCGCTAGCTACAGTTACTGAAATCATTTGGACATTTCCACGTTGGTCAGGTGTAAGACTCCCAGAATTAGACCTTGCCTCTTCTTTCTCTGCTTTCTCTAATAAACGAATCTTATGGTCTACAATTGTCCTATAAACATATGCAAATAATTTTATAATATTATCTAAAACTCTTATTTTAAACTTTTTAACTTTTGAATCATCCCGGTCTCCTCTTCTTGGGTTTAAAGCAGTCATAAAATATTCATGTTCCGAATCAACTGGTCTTTTATATGTGTTTCTGTATGTTTTATCATTTACAACAAGCATTAATTCATCGTCGCTGTGAACTATAAGAGGATCTAAAACAGTATCAATTGTCTCTTTTAACTTAGTAACATCTGTATTATCAATGTTATATAAATCATTTAATTCAATATCTCCTGACATAACATCTAAAATAGGTTTAAATTCAGGTGTGGTTTCTATTATAGATTCTACATTATCAATACTGCCTCCTTTTTGATTAAAACCACCGGCCGCTCTGCGTGGAAGTCCAATTTGATTTGGTATACGGGGTCGTGTTGCTTGACCGCGTGTAAATGGATTAAACCCTGTTTTTTTACCTTCAATTTGTCGTTCTTCTTCTACAACAACTTGAGCTTGAGGAATTGATGCTTTAAAGTAATCAGAATATTGGTCCTCTAATGTTTGTAATAAAATATGTAACGAATCTATATTGTCCCAATCAATTAAGTTTCTTTCAGAATCCAATAAAAAGAGAAACAATGCATGCTCTATATTAGCGTTATTAAACGAGTCGTATGGGTTTTTATCAGCTTTCTGGTAAAACAAATATAATGTACCCATAAGTTTAAAATAGTCTGCCAAATCAGATTCTTTATCTTTAATGGCATTTCCTAATGCCGAACGCATTAATTCACAATGGTGTTGATAACCGCCCTTTTTTCCGTGTGGTCTAATATTACCAATTACAAAGACTTTTGATTCATATATTAATTGTTTAATATCTTGTATTATTCTAGCACGCTCTCTGGTAGTTTTGGAAACACCTATAAACTCATTTATATGACCTACTAAACCATTTAATTGGCTGATGTTTTCTTTCTCTACTCTTTTACACCAGTTTCTTAAAAAAGGAACAGATTCACATACACCGAATTCAGAATAGTCATCTTCGTTCTCGAGCATTTTATCTTCCATAACGAATTCTTTTTTGCGCTTGGGTCCACCGCCCAATAAAGGATCAATGCCACTAACTATTTTAGTAAAATTGTCAATAGTATTACGAATAGTTTTCATTCGTGCTGAAAAGTTTACAGCATTAAAGTCGTGTAAAAAATCATGTATAAATATCATTACTAACATAAAAGTTGCATCGTAATCACTATGAAACTTTATTTCTACCATTTATCTAAAGCTATCTTTAAAATATATTCAGAAAATAAAACCTACATAAAAACACGTCAGTATTTTATCTATAATGAGCTCAAATAAAAATGCGAAAACGTTGCAGAAACAACAAGCAAACACAATAGATGAGAAACACAACGAATTATTAGAACATTTTCGCGACGTAGAAATCAGGCGCATACCAGAGATTGATAATGAAATAAATAGCTTGAAAGACCAAGCAAAAAAACTAAACGAGGGACAGATAGAACAATATTTGGACATACGCGATAAAATCCTGTTTTTACGATCAGAACTTAAATTATTAAAGGGTGAAAAGAAACGTTATTTATTAGACAATTCTAAATACATTTTTCATTATTTTGAACAAAAGCAGCAGATATCTAGCGGTACATTAACTACACAGAATTCTAATGCGGTGAACTCATTTTTTAAGATTAAATCGGTTACCAATGAAGCTGCCAATCCACAAAGTGATAAATATGCACAATCTAAGAAAGCCTATCAAAACTATTGGAGAAATGTAGGTAGTGAATTACCCAACATTCAGAATTTTATTATCACATCCGATTTGTGTGAAATATGTAATATTGGTGAGATGATACCTCAAGATGAAGAGGGAATATTGATTTGTAATAATCAGGGTTGTGGTAAATTTATTACATATATTGTAGATAGTTCTAAACCCACAAACAAGGAGCCACCGAATGAGGTTTCTTATACTGCTTATATTAGATTGAATCATTTTAAAGAGATTTTATCACAATTTCAGGCTAAGGAAACAACACAAATTCCTGAAGAGGTTATTAACGCAATTAAGGCAAGAATTAAAAAGGAACGCATCAAAGACATGTCTCTTATTAATTATGATAAAATGAGAGATATCCTACGTAAATTGGGTTTTAATAAATATTTTGAACATATTCAATATATTAATTCATTGTTTGGTATTAAACCACCTATTATGAATGAAGAATTGCATGAGACTCTGTGTGTTTTATTTATTGAGATTCAAAAACCATGGGCTGTTCATTGTCCAGCGAATCGCACGAATTTCTTTAATTACACGTATACATTACATCAATTATGTGTTTTATTGGATCAAACGCAATATTTGCCATATATTCCTATGATGAAGGACCGTGAAAAACAATTAGAACAAGACATGATATGGAAAAAAGTTTGTAATGATTTAGACTGGGAGTATTTTCCGAGCGTCTAGACCCATTTTATTTGTAAATATTATTTTATAAATAAAGTTACGTTAAATCTCTAAAAATAATTTAGGCATATCAATTATACCATGGACATTAGAGACGCTCAATTACTGCAAAAAGATGCCACCATAAACAAACTTAGACAGGAAAATTCAGTATTGACAGAAATCGTAGATAATCTCAGGAAACAATTAGAAAAGTATACTAATAATGACCGTCATAAAAGGTATTACGAACAAAACAAAGACAAGGTCAAGGAAAACGCTAAACAATATTTGAACCGTCTAAAAACAGAGAACCCAGATAAGCTTAAGGAATATCGCCATCGTGCTTATTTGAAACGTAAGGATAAGATTATGAAAACAGAAATAGAAAATCCTATTGAATTGCAACAATAAATTTTATCATTAATAGATAAAATTTATATTAGTATTATGTTGGCTGCATTTACATAGCCATTTTAAGTCCACCAATTAAATTTACACCTGCACCAAAACCTGCGCCACCTCTAACTGTAGCACCAGCAGCAGGAATGAAGACATCAAGGATGCTAAATACTGCGGCAGCGGTCAAAGCAATGATAACAATCTCCTCTACGTTGAGGGGTTTCTTGGGAATCAATAAGGCTACAACCGCAACGGCTAAACCTTCGATTAAGTACTTAATAGCACGTTTAACAAGCTCGTTGAAATCAAACATACCACTCATTCTGGTTATATATTATAATCAAACAAAATAATTTTTAGTATTAATTATTCCTAAAATAAATAATATTATATGTTAACAAAACACTTAAACAGTATTTTCATAAAAATCCTATATATTGCTAAAGATGTCGGCATTTGAAAAGAAGACTTTGCCAGATGGTCAAAAAAATCCTAAATATGTTGATTTGTGTGATGAAGACCAACCAATTGCTGGACAAAAGTTCTGTTGCATGTCATTCGTATCTCCTGAGAAGATTCTTAAAAAGCGGGAAGTATTGTTATTCAACTCCTTCGTTAAAAACTGGGATTTTGCTAAATCTATGGAAAGATACCAAGATTTTATACAATTTCTCTCTTTTAAATACAATTTAAAAGTAGATGATGTAATTACTGATTTTAACGACTTTATTAAGGAAGAGGGTGACAAAATAAAGAGTGTTGGTGTAGAGGACGACTACAAGAATTTTGTAGACAAGCACGAGGAGAAGTTTAATGAGCAGTTTAATCGTGAACACGCTTTCCAGACAAACGTGCGTGGCCTAAAGGTACGTGGTGTTTTCTCAACACAAGAAGAGGCAGAGAACAAGTGCAAGTCATTGCGCAAGCACGACCCAAATCATGATATCTTTGTTGGTCCAGTTGGTATTTGGATTCCTTGGGACCCAGATGCTTACAAGACTGGTAAGGTAGAGTTCTTGGAGGAGGAGTTGAATCAACTTCATAATGAGAAGATTAAGAATGAGACTCTAGCTAAAGAGGAGTTTGATAAGCGTGTTATGGAGACTAAGCGCAAGGCAATTGAGGAAAATATTAAGCTTGCTAAGAAGAGTGGAAATGTATTGACCCAAACTATTGATGATGATGGTAATCTGATTGGTGTAAAAGAAACCGTCAATTTTGATGAGCGTGAAGTTGCCGATGTTGAGTCTACAAAACTCCATAATGAGTTGCTTGCTAAGAAGGCAAGAGAAGCACTCGGTGAAAACAATGTCTAATGTTATAATGGTCTCTAAGTATTATTAAAAAAGATATAAACCTATTACTGTTTATATATTTAGGTTACGATGCACACCTTCTCTCAAATAGCACATAAGACTACTAGTGAAACTGATGAGTTATACAATTTCTCTACAAATATCAATTCAAAGAATATGAAGTTTGATTTTTGTAGTAAAGCACATAATCATGAATATGTTCCAAATCTCACAATACCATTTGAAAGTGATATGACAAACAGATTAATGAAAATTTTCTTATTCATGTTTGCTGTTGGTCCTATTGATTATTCTATACAATCAAAATTTTCATATTTTAAGAAAACAATAGATAATAACTTTATGACTACTAACCAACGAGATGAATTTATTAGTAGGTTTTGCAAAATACAGCGACATTATTGGGCATTGAGTAGAGCAGTTTATAGATATAAATGGAGAAAAGCTTCTTGTCGCATTCAAAACGATTTGATATTAACTCCTATTAGCGAATCACAGCATAATGTTGTTACTATTTTTCAGAACAACAATAAGTATCTATTTACTGTATCTGATATGCGCACTATTATAGAAGGTGCGTTAAGCAATTCACCTTATATGTTTGCGCACCCATTAGCACCTAAGAACCCTTATAATAATTTGCCATTTGATAAGGCAACATTATATCATATTTATTTCTTTATGAAACAGGGTAATTTTGTGTTGTCTAATTTGTTTCATAATTACTTTTTATGCGATTTTAGTTTAAACAATTTTAAACGCGAAAATGAAGTTATTATCCGTAAAAAACACCTTGATCATTATGTTAAAAACGCACCAATTGGTGATTTGTATCTAGAAGCAATTGATATGTTAAGATTGCATAAACAAACAAGGCGTCTACAAATTGATAAAGATTTTCCTGCATCTAGATTCGTTGAAATAATGAGACCATATTTGGCGTTATATTATTCGCAAATTTATAGTTTAGATTTAGCTGAACGTGATAATTCGGAATATGAATTGAAAATATTATTGCGTAGGTTTGCAATGTACAATCCACGGTTTGGTAAGAAATGCTTTAGAATAGTAAAGGGAAAACCAAATGAGATGTATTTTCTTGATGATCATATAAAATTTCAAAGAATCAATCGTTGTATTAGTTATCAACGATCTCATATAGATTTTACTGAAAGGGATAATAGTGATCTAGTTGATAGGATAATTAGACAATCCATATCAAGAGAAACTTCTATTATAATGCAGGTTAATGATAGAGACCCTTCCGAAGAGGGGGAAGTTAGCGATAATAGTGAAAGCAATGATGAAGATAGTGAAGACGATGATGATGATGATGATGATGAAAGTGATAATGACGATTAACTTTGTAACTTTGTAACTTTGTAACTTTGTAACTTTGTAACTTTGTA